GGGCCAGCGCCATCAATCGCCCTCATCCTTACTGAACCCGCTCTTTGAAGCTGAATTGGACTTGGCCATCTGTTTCCGAATGCCCGGCCCCTGTCGGAGGGCCGGGCCCGGCGGAGCGTGCGTGTCTACGCTCGTGGCTGGGCCGCCTGGTGAGCAGCCGTCACCAGATCGCACCTGGCGTTGATCATCGCCCTCGCGTTGACCAGGTCGATGCGGTCTTGGATGACGTTGTAGAAGTCGCGTTCCCTGTCCAGGCCATAGGCTTCCGCGGAACGGAGCCGGGTGGTGTTGTCGCTTCGGAGTCCCAGGTCATCCAGGAGCGCCCGGGCCTGTCCCCACTTCTGGGCCCAGAGGGCTGCGCTGGTCTGCTCGAACAATTCTGCGGTGGCGGTGGTCTTGGTGTTGGTCATTTGCTGATCTCCCGTCGGAGGGCGACGATCCGACGACCTTCCTTCATGTTGAGCGGCTTGGACAGCTGCCGTCGGATGCGGCGGCCGATCTTGCTGGTGTTGAACCCTCTGGCCCGGAGCCGTGCGAACCAAGAGCGGGTGGTAAGGTCCTGCTTCGCGCTGTTGCAACTGAAGCAGGCCGTGATCAGGTTGGAATGGTCGTTGGGGCCGGAGCTGATCACATGGTCGAGCGTGAGGTGGGCGCCCTCTTCAACACCCACCCCGCAATAGGAGCAGCAATGGCCATCTCGGTGATAGATGGCGTGGCGCTTCTCGGGACGCAGCCACTTGCTCCCGTTCCGCGCCACACTCGTTCCTCGCCGGTTTACCACCGATCAGTCCTCGTCATCGATGGCGATGTCTGCTTCAACTTCCAGAGCGGCGCTGAGATGCCACCGCTTGATCCCGCGGAACCGCTTTTCATCGATCTCAACGGGGTTGGTGAACTTGATGAACGAGCCCTGGATCTCAGCGCCCTTCGGGGTGATGATGCCGGCTTCCACGAGGTCTGCAACCACCTTCTCGGCGGTCTTGGGAGCGCCACGCTTGGTGGTGACCACATAGGTCCCGCCGGGGTGCCGATAGCCGCACTTGCGCTTCTGCTCTGTGGACAGTTGGGTTCGGGTGACCAGGTGCACTTTCCCCATCTCTGCTCTGACTTCCTCAGTTTCCTCGCCTGTGAGGATGTACTCCACGCGGTCCGGGATGAAACACCCGAACACGCAGCCCGCCGGGAGGTGCCCGAACCCGCCGCACTCCTCGCACATGTGGGTCTCTGCTACCTCGGTGGTGTAGTCCCATTTCTTGGGCTGATTCCGCCAGTACATATAGCGGCGATAGTCCCACACGCTTCCGTCGTTGAGGACCACGTGCCCGCCCGTTCCCGTGGTGTAGGTTCCCTCGCCGGCGCACTCGGCGCAATCGGCGATGGCGTCGTTGATCTGCGTGATCTTGTCCTCGCGGAGCTTGACGGAGCGCTTCTTGCCGGCCGGGGCCTCGCTGTCGAAGTCAATGAACGGAGCGCGGAGCTTGGCCACCTCGCTCTGGATGTTGGCAATCTGTTCGGACCGCTTGCGGCAGTCGGGGCACTCCACCTCGCCCTGGCAGTGCTCGCAGGTGACATGCTCGCCCTCGTCATGGGCCACGAAGATGACCGTGCCCCTTTCCAGCATGGCCTTCCCGGCCGTGATGCTCGGGAGCCGCTTGGACACGCCCATCTCGGTCGCCTCGTCAACCCAGTCGTCAACGGTGCTGTAGTCCGCGCTTCCAATCCACATGAGATAGCTGTTCTTAATGCTTGCCATGGTCTTGCTCCAGGTTTCGGCTTATTGCGCGTGGATGGTCAGGACCGTGTGGCCCTTCATGACGTAGTGGCCGGAGGCGCGAAGCGTGAAAACGCGGGTGGCGCCCTCGGTCAGGTAGTTGAGGCCGTCGATGTCCTCGATGCGAACATGGACCTCATTCTTGGTCGCCTTGGTGACCACCCCCAGGAAGCTGTACCTGCTAGAGATTGTCCCAACCGTGTCGCCGTTCTTGAAGGTTGTGTTCGTCATGTAAGGGAATATAACCTGTACACATCCACCAGGCAAGAACTTTTTTGGCTTGGATGGAACTTTTTTTCAATCGTGGATGTTTTGCGCTACTCGCTGCCGCCGGCTCCACCCACGCCACCTGCCAAATCCTCAGCACCGCCCACGCCACCTGCGGAATCGTCGATGGCGATGGTGGACTCGAAATCACTCCGTGTCTGCACGACTTTGTCGCACGACCAACAGATAGTCGTCGTTGGACGCTGCTTCATCCCTTCCCTTGCCATCTCCCAATGGTGCTCCTTGCAGACAGTCACATCATGCTGACACGCCTGGGACTTCCGATCATGAAGACATGATTTGGCACAATGGCATGCTTGCAACTCTCCACGCGCAGCCGCCCGTCGACAAGATTCAGCAAACCACCCAGCACGTTCCTTGGCACGCTTCTCAGCTTGTTCAGCATGCCACTGCCTGAAGCGTTCTTGCGGAGACGAACAAGCAGACACTAGCAAAAAACACACCACAAAAATACATCCCATGATTACCTCCGCACGCAACAAATATGGCATAATAGTGGGAGGCTGCCCGGGTGTCGTATCCAGCCACCACGGACAAGCCTCGCAAGTCAGAATCGCTTGAGGCCGAACAGCTCATCCAACTTGTATTCGGAGATGATCAAGTTGGCCGCCTGCGTGTTCCCCGTCTCCTGGTTCATCATGGCGAGCACGAGCTGGACCGCGCTCCGCTCCTTGTCCTTGACGACCGACTGGACGATGATCCGGATTCGAGCACGCGCCTTCCTGATGGTCTCTGGCTCGGCCTTGGTGGGCGGCACTCCGGCGGAAGGGACCGAACGGCGCTTGAGCTTCCGACGGCCCTTGGCGCGTGGCTTGTCAGAAGCCGGAGCCGGGGCAGCCACCCGTCGCTCCATCTCCTTGGCAACGCCTGGCGTCAACTTCGGGCCCTCCAAGGCTTGGTCCACACCGCACTTCTGGCACGTTTCGTTGCGGCAGAAGGCCCAAGGATCAGCCTTGCGCACCTTGGCACCCTTCGTGGGGCTCTTGTACATCGCCCGGCCGCAAGTCGGACACTTGGGATGAGGCGGGTGTTTCACGAGTTTCCTCCATGCCATCGGTTCGGATTGTCAATGGCGATAGTTGACAGGATGGAAAGCGGGATGGTGTCTGTCGGGTCGCCGTTGAGCTCCACCTCGGTGATGATGGACTGCGGCTTCCCGTTGAAATTGATGTCCTTGGTCCGGAGCCCCGTCATGCGCCCCTCCCTGATCACGCCGTCCGATGTCTCCAGGTGAACGTTCTTGCCCACCGCAATGTACAGCGCGTCAATCCACGCTCCATGGTTACGTTTCATTCATCTTCTCCATTGAGTCCATCGTGAATGGCATCCGCGATAGTGTGGGCCGCAGTCCAGATCTTGAAACAACGCTCACTGCAGAAGCGTTTGGGTTTTGGGATCTCAGTCTTGCAATGCTCGCACGCCACACAGCGAAACACAGACAGCGCTCCGCCACGGCGGAGTCTCTGGAACAACACCTTTTCCGCAGGGGTTAGGAACGGCACGCCAGGCCGCGGCTTGAACATGAAGTTGTCGAGCAAGGCCACTGATTGATCCTCCAAGTCTATTGGTCCGCCAACCGTCCGGCTAGTTTCAAGTCATTAATCACGTTGCTTCTGTGTTCACGGTCATGCGTACGCAGAAGGAAAGATGGGTGGAACGTCGGGACCGCAGGGATGATGAGATCACCCACCTCCACCTCGCATTCAGAACCTCGGTGGCTGTACACCGAATGAACCCCGGCGAGCTTGGCAGCGGTGGCGCCAAGCAGGACAATCGCCCCTGGATTGACGATTCGGATGAACATCTCCAACCGAGGCCGACACGCCTTGAGTTCCTCACGTTGCGGCGTCCGGTTGCCAGGAGGCCGGCACGAGAGTGTGTTTGTGATGACGATGTCCTCTCCTGGGTCCATCCCTGCCTCCGCCAGCAGCTCATCCAATAGCTTGCCAGCACGACCCACGAATGGACGGCCCTCACGATCTTCATCGGCGCCGGGCGCCTCGCCGATCAAGAGCAGGTGTGCATCCGGATTCCCCCTCCAATGTACAACGGAGTTGCGACGCTCATGAAGAGGGCACCGGTGACAGTCACCCCAACCCGCCGTCAGCCTGTCGATGAGTCGGAGCCGTCGTGTCATCGATACACCAAATTCACGTCAATGAACTCCCATGCGCATTAGTCCGTGCAATTCAGCCGGACCGCACAGCGTGCGGAACTTGTACAATGTCAGGAGCCGCACCACATCGTTCTGCCCCCTGGAAGTGGGGATCATGTCAGTGGCCGCGTCGGTTCTGATTTTGGTCAACTTGTGGTACAGCACCACGTCGCGGACATGCTGTTTGACAAGCCGGCGGATGCGCGGCGTGGCAGGCCATTCGCGGTCGTCATCCTCGAAAGCGCCCTTCAGCACTCTGCGCAACGTTCTGTAGTGTTGAAGCAACGCGGCCGCCGTCTTGGGCCCCACTCCAGGGACGCCCGGGATGTTGTCTGAAGAGTCGCCAGCCAACGCCTTCAATTGCGCCAGCAACCACGGAGGGACACCATGGCGCTCCTCCACCTTGGCAACGTCATAGATGACATCCTGTCCGCGGTTCTTGCCTTGCGTAGTGGGCGCCACCACGCTCACTTTGTTGCCTACCAGCTGACGCAGGTCACTGTCGCCGGTGTAGATGACCACGTTGGCAGGGGCGCCGATTCCGCGCTTGGTCGTGTACGACTTGGCGATGGTCCCAATGACATCGTCAGCCTCGTAGTCCACGCCGCGGAACTGCCTCACGCCCATGACGCTGAGCAGCTCGATGAGCAGTTGCTCTTGGACGGCCATCTCCTTGATGAGATCCAGGTCATCGTCTGAGCGCCTTTCATCGCGCCTCTTGTACGATGGATACAGCTTCAGCCTGAAGTTGGTCCGACCCTCCCACGCCACGAACGTCCTGCCGCCATAGCGGTTGTGAACGCGAAGCGCCACCGACAAGAATCCATAGATGCCGCCGGTGGCAATGACTTTGCCGTCCACCTCCGCTTGAAGATCACGGAACGCATCGGAGGTCCTGTACAGCAAATGCCTACCATCAAGAACCAAGACATCAGCGCGCATGGAATGCTCCCATTGTGCAAGTTTTGATTCGGATGAGACGCCAACGTGTCTCCTTGGCCAGACTCGACTTGATCCTGTCGCTCAAATCGGTACGTTTCACCCCCTTCATGGGATTGATACGTCCGGAGGCAAACGACGCTTTGGCTGCTTCTGACAGCAAACGCCTTGTTTCAGCCCTCATGTGGCACCATCTCTCCAACCAGTGTCCTGACCAATGCCATGTCGATGTCGTCGCGCTCCGGGCCTGGCACGTAGATGCGCTTGTATGGCAGCCCCCAATGCTCCCAATCCACGAGCTGGACCTGTGGAAGGGCGCCCGGCACGTACACATCGAGAACAGGCGGCGGAGCGCCCGGATCATTCCTGCCTTCCGCTCTGAACTCCCAACCCGGGAGCGCCCACAGCCATGTGTGCTCCACGGCTTCAAACCTTCCATCCTGATATGGAAGCCCCAAGATCTTTCCGACCGCACGAGCAAGCTCATGACAGCGCACATGTTCGCCCAGTTCCACCGGAACCCGCTCCACCAGCGTCACCGCGCGATGGTACATCTTCAACGCCTGGATGCCATGCGGCGTGCTGGATGAGAAGCGGGTTTGGACGTAGCAGCGCACCAGTCGCTTCCCAGCGCTTTTTCGTACACCTCGGTGAGCTTCTCCACCTGGGTTTCGGTCAGCGTCTTGCCATCGGCAAGCTGCTCCGTGATGGAGTCTACAAATTCAGCCTCCCAATCGCTCGGCTCGAAGTCGCCGATGGCGATGGCATCGCTGAGCTCCTCTGCCATCCTGTCAGCATCCTGTTCCATGTCACTCTCCCAACAATCTGCGCAAGAAGCGCTCCATCTTCACGTTTCCAACATCCACGGCCCGCGAAAGCGAACGGGCCACACGAATCTTCACTGCGTCCGGGGAACCGAACCCGCCTGACGGATTGTGAATCCAGTCTCGGTCGAGCAAGCTCGTGGGGTACGTCTTGGTCACCCGGTTGAACACCTTGCGCTCCTGGTCATGTGCCAGGCCCTTCAGCGTGAGTTCCCCGGTCCTGATGTGCGCTTCCGTCTCCACGAGCTTGGCCAGCCCATAGGCATCTGCCAGGTCCTCGGAGGTCCGCCGGCTCTGCTTGTGCTTCGGGTTCTTGGGCGACGGCGGGTTGTACTTGGAGAAGTCCTTGCCCCAGCGCCCCAACACGCACTCTTCCACCAGGTCCTTCTGCGCGGTCCCGTCATGCGTCACGAACATCTTGGCGCTGATCGGATCGTGGAGACGGAAGCGCACACCGCGGAACCAGCACAGGAGCCGGGCCACCCCTCCCACCTCACCGAGGTAGTGGGCGCCCTGTTCCGCCCTGATGGCATAATCCTCAATTCCAACGCAGTCGGGCCGGCGGGGAACGAGGGTGATCTTGTCCAACCACTTCTCCACCCACGCCAGCCGGATCATCGCCTTGCTCTGTCGGTCACCCTTGGGCGGGAGCACCAGCCTGAACCCGTGCTTCGCGGAGCGGAGGGCGCTCCCGGCCACATCGGTGTAGTACCAGAAGCCGGTCAGCTCGCCGTCGGTGAGCTCCGTCACGGCCCCGTGGTTCAAACTGATGTCCCATCCTTGGACTCTCATCCGCCCTATCCCTTCAGACGCTCCGCCAGCTCCATGGCATATCGCGCCAGGTGCTTGTTGCTGTACACGAACGCTTGGCCCCTGTATTCCTCCTGGCGTGACATGATTCCTTCGATGACCCCCGGTGGAACGTGGTCACGCATCAGCTCATAGAGCAGCGCTTGGACCAAGCACGGACCATCGGGCGGTTCCACGTCCTTGGGCTTCGTGAGATCGCCAAGCACCTCTCCAACGGTTTTGGGCTTGGATTTCACCTCACAAGCTCTCATCGAGCGGAAGCAAATTGACGCGCGAGGCAATGAACGCGCCCATTCCGCAATGAAGCGACCTGGCTGTGTACAGCTTGATGGGCTTCTTGAATCTCCACTCTAGCTTGGTGCGTTCGTGACCGATATCAAGCGTATCCAGCCCGGACTCGATGGGCTTCGCCACATTCCTGTACCAGTCGTCCAGTTTCGCCGGCTTGTCTTGTTTGACACAATCAGGAGTGATCTCAACCGTGATCATCTTCACCACACGTCCCATCGCCATCCTCCATTCCTGCCTCCAGGCCATCCCAATAGGCATCGTCATCGGCCGGATCATCCGGCTCGATGTCCCGAGGTCGTTGCGCTGGTCCTCGCCGTCCACGGTCAACAAATTGATCCCGTGCTCGACCTTGAGCACCCGTTGGAGGTCGCCACCGCACCTCGGGCAAACAGTTCCGGCAGTCATCCTCCCAGCTTCATGTCCCACGACTTTTCGATGGCGTCGTGGACCTGCTCCTTGGTGACGCTGATGGCTTTGGCGCACGCGATGAGCGCATAGCAAATTGCCGACATGGCGGCCGCGCCGTCCTCGCCCTCAACAGACTTCGTGATGCGGACGAACAGCACACCTGCCCTCCGCATTTGCCGTGTCACTTCCGTCGTCATGCTACTTCCTCCAAGACCTTTTGAAGAATTAGCTTATATATGTCGCCTGCTGTTCCGGCGCTGAATGCAGCAGCGATGGCACAATGAACTGTGGAATGGCAGGAACGACAGAGCGTCACCAAATTCGCGTCATCGTGGCACATAACCACGGAAAACGGAATGATGTGATGAACGGCCAATTGGTCCCTGGAGTTGCAACGACGACAACAGACTCCGTCCCTCTCGATGATTCGCTTGGAGATTCTGCGCCAATCAGCTCCATAGTATCCGCGACCAGGATCTGCACCTCCGCTCCACAGATAGCTGTTCGGACCAGACAACCTTGCGATGAAATCAGGATCTTTCGCGCGCTCCCGGTTGTGCTTGGCGACCAATTCCTTGGTGGACTGGTACGCTTCAGTCCCAACTCGCTCCCGATTGTACTTTGCCAAATCAGGACGGCTGCGGTCTTTCATGGGATTGCCATGAATTGCCTGGCGCGATTTTTGGAACTTTGAAAGACGCTCCTTGGCCGCCGGGTCCGCCATGCGCCTCCTAGTGGAATCAGACAGACGCTTACGTTGCTCCGGGTCCGCCATGCGCGCTCTCATCCTTGCAGCCTGTGCTACTCGTTGCTCCTTCGTCCATGCCATGACTAACTTTTACTGCTGGTCTCGTCAACCAACATGGAAACGCCACCATGCTTCACCGCGACCACGGAACGCTCAAAAAGTTCCCTAACGCCAATGTCATGGCTAACGACAAATATTGTGCGACGGACACTCCGCAAGTTGTGAAGCAGCTTGGCAACTCGCGTCCGGCCTTCTGCGTCCAAGCCGTCGAAAACTTCATCCAGCAGCAGGAGGTCCGGGCGTGACTCGCCGGCGGCCAGATCCATCAACGCCAGGTCGGTGGCAATCTCCATTTTCTTGGACTGTCCTCCGGAGGGCGGATGCCCGGAGGCGCCTTCAATCTCCCAGGTGACGCTGATCTCATCCCTGTACTCGCCGGCCGCGCTCTTGAGCTCACGCTGCGTGGAGAACATCATGGCGATGTCGCCGTCAGCGAGCGCATCGAGGTAGTGGTTGGCGCGCTCTGTGAGCATCGGCATCACCACATCCAGAACGAAGCTGGGGAGCCCGGCGGGCCCGAATCCACGGACCCAGAACTCCAAATGGGCGCGGTCGCACTCGATGTCGTCGGCCTTCCCCTGCTCATCAGCCTTCTGGGCCGTGAACTTGTCAACCTTGGCCTTGGCACGCGCGTGGTGCTCGCTGTATGGATTGTCTTCGCCCGCTATCTCCCGAGCTGACTCCAACGCGGCCCTGGCCTCATCGCGGGCTGCCTTTGACAACTTCGCTGTCGCCTTGGCGGTCTCAAGCTCCGCCTTCAGCCGCACCTTGAGGATGCCCAGGCGTGACATCTCCCGTTCGGCGCGCTTGGCTTCGTCATACCGCTCTTCAATGCCTGCTGCCTTGAGCTCGCTCTCACGAACGCTCCCGGCGAGTGCGTTGGCGCTCGCCACCAGCACATCTCGGGTGGATTCAATCTCGCCCACGTGTCTCGCAGCGTCGCCCTCCGCCAATTTGCTGTTACACACTGGGCACCGTTCGGCGCCTTCCAGCTTCGCCAGCGCGGCCCTCGCCGCTTCCAACTTGGACCGTTCAACATGATGGGCCGCCCGATCATCGCCCAATGCCTCGCGAGCAGCATCGAGGTCACGACCCAACGCCTCAACCTGGTCTGCCAGCCTCTTGGCAGCGTCGTGCTGGGTTGTGGCCGTGGACAGGCGGGTCTCCAGCGAGGATGTGTCAGGCGCCTCGCTGGCAATCCGCTTGGCCTCTGCGGTCTGCTCGCGTGCCTTCTGCTTGGCACGCCTCACGCGCTCCTGGCGAGCTTCCTCCCATGAGTCGATTCGCGACTTCAGATCGTCCAGATCGTGCTCTTCAATCCGGGCGGTTAGCGTTCTGACTTTCTCCAAGTGCGCGGCAGACTTGCGCTTGGCAACGCGGTTCCGCTCCGCGGTGATTGCGTGAGCGCTGGCGAACCGTCGCGTTCGGAGAATCTTGTGGAGGATGTCCTTGCGGTCGCCGTCCTTGGAAGCCAAGAAGCGCTTGTGGTCGCCCTGCCCATACAGGATTGTGTTTCTGAATGTGTCCCAATCCATACCGACCAGCTCGGTGATGTGCTCCTGGATCTCGCCCTTCCCGCCGCTGAATTCCTTGCCACCCGGACGCAGGAGCTTGATGCGAGGCTGTGCCTTGCGACGGGTGCGCACGACGGTCCAACCGCCGGCGAGCCCCACGCAGACCGTAGCACACTTGGCGCCGTCGCGGATGACGCCATCGCCATTGTCCTTGTCGATGGTCTCGCCGAACAAACCCCAGCCCAGAGCCTTGAACACCGTGGACTTCCCGGAGCCGTTGGAGTCGGCTGCCTCGGAGTCGTGGTTGACTCCGCCAAGCCACACCAAGCCACGATCGGACAGGCCAAGCTTCATGTGCTCGAAGCAACAGAAGTCCTCTGCCTCAACGGACTCAATCACCAGCTTCCTCCAACAACTCGCGTCCCAGCCTCCTGAGCTTCTTGAGACTCAACCCGGAGGTGTCCACGTCGGGCGCCCCCAGGTAGGCATCGATGGCATCGATGAAGTCAACAGATCCAACCCTGGTTGCCTTCCCCTTCAGCCGGCGGCCGTGATGGTACTCAGGCTTGTGCTTCCACGAAGCACGCACACCGGCCTCGCGGAGTCGCCCGACGGCCGCGCTCACGCCCGGCTTGAGCTTGGTCCACTCCGCGTGCGTCGCCTCCACAATCAGCCGCACATAGTCGCCAGGCTTCGCCTTGACCCCCTTCAGGCTTGACTTCCCGCTCCACTTCACAGCGTGGAAGCGCGGAGCGCTGGACGGGATGAACTTGGCGTCCAACGACACCTTCCCCGATCGGTGCTTCCAATCCATGATCCACCAGCCGGCGGAGCGCCCGACGTCATCGAACCGGTGGTGCATCGGCGCTCCGAGGTACATGCCCTTCTCCTCGGGCCCGAACGCTTGGTGCTCGTGGAAGTGCCCCGTGAACACCCAGTCGAACGGTTCGCACACGTCATCAGCCAGGACGCCATCGTCACACGTCCAACCGAAGTGCGAGCAACCGACGATGCTGTGGTGTAGCAACGCCACCTCCGCCGGCTTCCGACCGAATGCCATGTAGTCCATCGCATCAGTGATACGCTTCATCAAGCGCTCCGGCGTGCTGTAGTCCATCGGCCAGAACCGGAGCCAATCGCTGATCTGGTATCCCTTCGGGTCGGCCCCACCCAAGTAGATGATCTTGTCAGCGCCCAGATGCGCGAATGCTCCGCTGATGAACAGCTCGCCGTTCGCCTCGTGGTTCCCAGGCAAGATGTACATGGGGACCGGGGTGGCCTTCAACGCTTCCGATGTGACGATGAGCGTGGCGGGGTCCACGAGGCTACTGTCAAACAGGTCGCCCAAGACAAATGTGGCGTCCACCTCGTGCTCTTCAGCACTGGCGTGGATCTCCGTCCAGAGCTTTTGCTGATCCAGTAGTCGGTCGGTAATGCCATCGTCCGTCGCCGGCCGCGAATGCGGGAGCGTGTTGGACATGTGCAAATCAGCTGTCAACAACGCCCGGAATCTGTCATGCTGCTTCTTCATCCCATCCCAATGAGACCCTGACGGCCCGTTCGATGTCTTCTGCCCAGCTCTTGTTCTTGCGCAGATTGTCTGCGGCAGCGTCGCGTCCTTGGCCAATCCGCTCGCCATCAAAGTTCAACCACGAGCCCTTGGTTTGGACGTCGCCAGTCGCCTCCGCCTGGAGGATCAGCGAGTGCTCCCAGTCGATTCCCTTGCCATATTCCAACAGGAACTTTCCCTTGCGGAAGGGCGGCCCGATCTGATTCTTCTTGCACTCGGCCTCGATGATGTTGGCTTTCTTCTCGCCGTCGCGCTTGTGGGTTCCAACCCGCTTGATGTAGACGATCAGGCTGGCGTAGAATCGCGGAGCATTCCCGCCGGCCATGTCCTCGTTGCTCCCGAACATCACGCCGATCTTGGAGCGAACCTGGCTGACAAGGACCAATGCCACATCCTCTTTGGAGCACTCTTCAATGATGGCCGGGAGGTGCCCTGACCAAAGTCGCGCTTCCGGCGCGATGTGGCTGGCGCCCTCGTCACCTTCCAAGCGTGCCTTTGCCGTGGCCGCGTTGATGGAGTCCAGGATGACGAGGATGGGGACACGCTTCCCCGTTCGCCGGCGGGCTGCTGCCGCGATGGCAATGGCCTTCTTGATGGCCCCAAGGACCTGCTCCAGGGAACGCGGCTGGCTGATGATCAGCCGATTGATGTCCACGCCGATGGCAGTGGCATAGTCCGGATCCAGCTTGTACTCCTTGTCGATGTACACGGCCACGCCGCCCTGTGCCTGTACTTCAGCAACGAGGTGGAGCGCCACTGTGGTCTTGCCCGAGTTGTGTACCACGAACCCATTAGCAACAAAATTCGGTTGCCCATTCGGTTCGTCCAGATCGATTTCAAGATCATATGTTTCCATCGCACCACACTCACGAACAGCCACAATTCTTTCCGGCTTGGCATGGACTTCGATGTTTTTTGCCCAATCTGGAATGTGCCTTATCCTGTGTGCAAAATGAGTTAGCAATTCCAGATTGCCAACTGTGTTGTCAGAATGGTCGCCATTCTTGTGGTGAACAACAAACACAGATGGATCAAAAAACACACACCCAGACAGATTGCCACTACGAATTTGCGCTATGAATTTGTTGACGTCCACCCCATTGACATGTGCCTCGTACACCAAACGGTGGTAAGCAACAATGGAATCGCTGTTCCTTGCACATGCATACGGGTGGTTCTTCAATTTGACATATTTGTCCCGCAGTCTCACTGATAGTGTTTTCCTTTTCGCTGGTCGTCCATCCTCGACTGCCACACATTCGCCAATTGACAACGCATCCAAACGCACCCAATCATTGGCAACGTATGACCAAAACGGATGATTGGCTGTGGCTGTTAGTTTTCTGCCAGCAGAAGTAGCCACTTCAAACACAACCCGCTTCCCGGAACTCCAAGCGCGCTTCAAGCGCGCCAACCTGATCGTCCCGTCAGGTTGCATGACCCTAACCATCGTTGGTATGGATCGATCCCAACGTTTGCCGCCCGACACTCCGCCGTTGAACATTTTAACCAAATGTTCAATCTTGAATGATTCACCTTTACCGGCCCTATTTGTTGGAATGAACGCACCTGATGCAATGCACCCCTCGCCGCCGTGGAGGATGGTCAGGCGTGACAACGGGATCCCTCCGCGGCCGATGGCAGCGTCCAGCGTCATACAGCGGGTCGAGATGACGCCCCTGATCTTGGTCTTCAACTCATCGCTCCCGAGCAATTGCGCCCCGTCATCTCCAATCTCAGAGCGGATCCCTTCGAGCACCTCAACTTCCAGGCTGCGCCCGGGCGGCTCGGGCTTTGGCTTCGGCTTCGGCTTCTTGGTTGTTTTCCTCATCGCCTTTTTGGGCCTGGTCGTCACGTTCTCACTCTCCCAATGTCCTTGAATGCGCGGCGGAACCGGAGGGCCCCTGGATCATCTCTTGATGGCAGGTAGATGATGACGTTGGCGTGCGTCGGATCCTTCTGTGACACGCGCCGGCCGCGACTGTCGAGCGTGTCGAACGGGATGCGGTGATCCGGGACACACAACGGGAAGTCCAACGGCTGCGGAACCTGCCGAACCTTCTGTGCCGCTTGGAGTATCTCCACGCTGAAGCAGATGAACACGCCGGCGGTCGTCCGCCCTCTGGTCCACTCCAACATCAGCTTCGCCCACCACAGGACCGAACTGGATTTGGTCAGCCGTGTCTGGACTGTCCCTCCAGGCGGGTTCAAGAACACGTGGCCGGGCCAACGGTTCTTCATGCCGCTTTCGTCGCGCGTGAAGGTGAACCGGGCTCCAATGTCCCGGTTCGCCCTCAAGGTGGTCGCTGGGTCCACATCGATGACACCACCCAACGCCTCCCTAGCAGCGTCCACGACGTACAACGGGGTCAGATGCTCCGCTGTCGTGGAGCTATGTCGCGCGGCACGGCTCACGTCGCTCGCTTCTTGCCAGCCTTCTTGGAGGCTTTCTTCTTGGGTGGAGCCTTCTGTTCTTCCTCATCCAACTCATCCAGAGCGGCTTCCAGGTCATCGAGGCCCAGATCGTCCTCGTCATCCTCCTCGGGCTCCGCCTTCTTGGAGGACTTCTTGGGTGGCGGGGGCTCATCTTCCTCGTCATCCTCGTCATCATCCTCGGGCTCTGGCTCCACCTTCTTGGCGGCCTTCTTGGATGTCTTCTTGGAGGACTTCTTGGGTGGCGGCTCGTCATCCTCGTCATCGTCATCGAGGTCATCGAGGTCGTCATCATCCTCTTCCTCGGGCTCGGGCTTCTTGGCAGCCTTCTTGGGTGGCGGCTCGTCATCCTCGTCATCGAGGGCGTCATCACCCTCGTCATCCTCGGGCTTGGGCTCGGGCTTCCGCTTCTTGCTCGCCTTCCGGCGGGGTTCCGGCTCATCGTCATCGGCCTCGTCATCGTCATCGTCCGGGTCGGAAGATGACTTGACGCCGCTGAGCAGTGCCTCCACATCGGCCGGCGACTTCATGAGGTTGGACGTGAGCTGGAACAGGTCGCAGTCGCCTTCCTCTTCAATGGCCTTGACGATGGCCGCCCGGAGCTTGGCGGGAAGCTTGAATGGCTTCTTGAGGCTGGACGGGTCCACCTTCACCTCATACTTGGTGGTGCGGTCCTTGCCCTTGCGGATGACGCGGACCAGAATGGCGCCGTCCATGTCGGTGATGTCTCCGTTGTCGAAGAACGCCTCCATAATGCCGTCATAGATCTGTTTGCCGACCATTGCGACGGAAGGCTTGGGGGTGATCTTGTGCCACTCCTCACGACTGGAGGCGCGGAACTTAAGCGGAGTCATTCCCCACAGGTACTTGGTCTGTGCCCGGCTTTCGTCCGCCTCGTCATCCGACATCGAGCCCGATTCCAGCTCAGCAGCGACCGGGCACGAACCAGTGAGCTTCATCTTGCGCTTCTTGAGGAACCGCTTCACGAACGGGTGCTCAATGATAGAGTTGCGGTCCGGGTCCAGGGACACGACCATTGCCCCATCCTTGCCCACCTTGTAGTGGACCGTCACAGGGACATAAGGCAGCCCGGTCGTGGGCTCCCATTTGTCATCGGCGCCGCGGCACGGCGGGTGGATGTACAGCAAGGTTTCACCCTGATCGAAGTTGAGGATGTCGCCACCCTTCTGCTGATCCTCGTAGGACTGTCGCATCTTGCTCATGTCAACGGTCATCTGTCATTCTCCTAGTGGGCTTTTGCCTTTTGTGCGGAAGATTCCACGGACTTTGTCACGTCGCGCATCATCATCCGGGGTGTCATTGTCTGGTTCGTCCTTGGTACTGCGTCTGTGGGTGGGAGCTGATCTGGGCTCCTCTGGTGTTGTCATCCCGGTCGCCGCCAGCTCCGATCGCTGCATGGCGCCCTTGGATTGGAGCTGATTTGCTTTCTTGCCGGCTGATGCGAACATGGCCCGGGCAAGCGTGATGTTCTCGTCAGCCGTGGCGGCGGCCGTCTTGAACTCCAGGAACTTGGCGTCAGACTCCACCTCGGCCTTCACCTTCCATTCGGCCAGCTTGGGATCCTTCGACAGGACCTGCTTCAGCTTCATCGCCCGCCATCGGCGATAGTGGGCGTCCACCTCTGCCGCCTCGCGTTCGGCGCTCGCCCAGACGCTTCCCCACCACGCCATCTGCGAAGCAACGCGGTCCATGTCATTGGACACGTCCGCTATGGGGAGGTCAACGTTGACATCAAGCTCAACCTCGATGCCGTTGACGGTGATTGATCGCTTGCCAAAGTCCATCATGCCCTCCGTTTCTTCGCTGTCTTTTTGGTTGTCTTCTTGACGACCTTCTTGGCAGTTTTCTTGCCAGCCTTCTTGGCCTTCTTGGGCGCTGTGTTCAATCGCTGCTTGGCGATGGGTGACTGACGGAAGCGCATGGCATAGCTGTCTGGGTAGGTGATCGGGTCGCCGTCCTGGACCGCCGGCGTCTTGAGCGTCCTTCCCCTGTGCAACTTTCGCTCGAACGTCCCGAACCCGGTCAACTTCACGGGCTCTCCCTTCTGGAGGAACCTGATGATCTGGTTCAGCACGTCATTCACGATTCCACGCTGCACCCCGGCGGCATTCGCCAGGTCGGTCACATTAGCCATCTGATTGTCCTTCCGATTGGTCCTTGGTAGCTACTCATCCGCCGGCGTGGCGGCTGGAATCTTTCTGTTGTAGAACTTGACATGCCCGCCGTTGTAGAAGCACGTCCATCCACCACGATCCGGCTTACGCTCCAACTCCATCCTGACTAGCATCCCGCGTTTGAGCTTCCGCTTGATGTGCTGCCACACCGATGCGAACACCAGCACGCGCTCATACCGGCCATCGCCGGCTAGCAATCCCAGGTAGGCCATCAGCCCGCCCTTGCGGTCATACTTCGGCTGGATGTGTGTGACCACACCACAGAAGTGGCCACCGTACTTTTCAAACTTGGCGTTGGTCGAGCGCTCCTCACGGACGGATTCCGATGCCCAGCGGTACACGAGGGCCGGGTGGCGTCCGGTAACGATGTTCTCCCAGACATCCATCTCATCGCCGGATGTGAGCTTGGCTCGGAGCACCTCCATGTCCACCAAGAAGTGGGCACGGAACGTCCCTGTGAAGGCCATTGGGGTTGCGAACGCCACAAGCGGAGTCCCGACACCCTTGTCCACGATGGCCCGGTGGTCATCAAAGATGTGGAAGTCAACCTTGAATCGGTTCTGCGTCCCGGTCCTTTCCTCAATGTTGATGTTGGCGTATCGGCTGCCCCAGAACATCCGGCGCTTCTCGGTCTCGCTGGGCAGTTCTCCGGTGTTGAAGTCGCCGATCTGGTTGTACTTGACCTCAACGACCATCCCCATCACGTACACACCCTTGCTGTTGTGGCGCTTGAAGAAGTCCTCGTCAGCCATCGTGACAGCAGGCACCATGATACGGTGCCCAATCGCCTTGAGGTGGGCTTCTACAGGGTGTGCGCCGAACGCCAGCGGGTTCACCCGGGACGCCAGCAGGTCGCGGTCCTCTGGCGGCCAGTCCGGCTCCGCCCTCGCTGCAGCCAGAAGTTCACGCAACTTCTTGGCACGCTTGGCCTTGGCTGTGAGCACCTTCCACCATGCGTCGATGTTCTCCACGAAGTGCCTGGTGTTGGGTAGCATCCCTTCCAGCGCGCCGGCGGAGGCGAGGGCGACCACGACGCCTCGGTGAACGGCCCGGCGCTCAACCCTGTCCACCAAGTCCAGCAGACTCCGGTATGGCTTGTTGGCGATGACTGCCTTGGCAGCTGCCTTCCCCACGCCCTTGATGTCCACGAGGCTACCGCGGATGGCCGTCCTGGCGTCGTCAATGGCAAACACGTCATCGGACACGTTGACGTGTGGCGGCAAGAGGGCGATGCCGTGCTGCTTCGCGTCCTTGGCGAACTGCTGGATGCGAAGCCTGTCAGGCTCGTTCTTGAGCAACGCCCAATAAAACTCCAAAGGATAGTAAGTTTTGAGCCACATGCAGTTGTGGACGACGATGTTGTTGGCCAGGAAGTTGTGCGGCTCGCCTTCCATGACGACGTCGTACATCAACGCGACGCGCTCCGTTTTTCTTGCGAAGACGACCGGCTCGAACGCGACTTCTTCGCCGACGACGATCTTGCCCGTCTCGACCAAGAACGAAAGTACATCGTCCAAGTCGTCCCCCGGCTTAACGACGACATACGGCAGATCCCCGAATTTGTCCTCCCAATACGATTCTTCGCGTCGCATCCCGTCGTATTCGACGTACACGCCTTGGCAAATGAAGTCAGCTCGCTTGCCGCGTCCGACGCTAGGTTGCGTCTCGTGTTCCAGCCCACGGCTCGACAGCCAATCACCGACCAACTTCTCTCCCCATGAATAGACCTTATGGCCGTCTTCCGCTGTGCCGCGCCAAACGTGCTCTCGTCGAAATTCCGGCGTCAACGCCTCGTGCGCTTTGGAGACCATCGACGCTCTTTGCTCCGGAGACAGCCCCGCCCATTGTTCCTTCGCGGCGCGTCGCAGCTTCTTCTTGACAGATTCTCTCTTTGAAGGCGAAAGCCTCTTTTCCGAAGCGACCAGATCGCCGACGCGAAGGCAAGACGCTTTCTTGTATCCTTCGTCCGTCAAGATCAAGTGATCAGAGGAACACCGAAGCGTCTTGTAGGAGCGCAGACGCACCTCCCATACCTTCTTCTTGCCAGTCCGAATCACACACTTAACTTTGCCGCCGATCGTCCCCCCAGTCCGTTCGTCGTAACAAGCGATCATGCTTGTGCCTTCCCGATAAGCACGTGCCACCGTGGTGTACTCTTTCTTGCTCCAATCCAGCAATCGCGTTTGCCCGTGAACGCACCAGAACGCAATCATGCCATATGCGGTAGCGTGTGAGTTGTGGGAAACGACCGGCGGCGTTTCTCCGTCCGGCCCGGTGACGAAGTTGTGGCCCGGAGCGTCCACCTCAAGATCATAGCAATGCTCCTCGCCGGAATCGATGACCTCAACCACCTCATCAGCAAATGTCGGTCTGCCCTTGCTCCATCGCCTTTGGCGCTCACCTTTCTCATAGTCAAGACGCTTGTGGCAAGAATTACACAACAGACGCAGATTTGCCTCAGAGTGGAAAAGAGCCTTGTTGTAATCGCATTCGGCCGGCGACCAGATGTGGGCCACCTCGGATCCGCCACGCCCATGCTCGCACTTCGCGCCACACTCGGAGCACTTGCCACCGTCACGCTTCCAAACAGCAGCAACCGTCGCGCGGTATGCGTCATTCACCCTACCGGACTGCGCAAACTGCCTATCACCGCCAGCAAACCAGGAGCAATAATCATGGCCCTTGTTCTCGCCCATGAACAAGAGCGCATCACCCGGGCCGAGTCCAGTGGCTATGGACTTGTACCCTTCTGACGTCATCAAACGGTGGTTACGGCTGATTGGCGGCGTCTCAATGCCACTTTTTGTCTTGAGCCGATACACGCGCTGGACACCGTGATCATGGATTCCAATGAGGCGCGCTGGGCGACAGCGCCCATCTTCATCCATCTGGATGATTTTGAATCTGCCATAGCGCAATTTTCGAGCCATTGGAGACCATGTGCCATCCTTGCGCTCGTTCCACCTATCGGCAATTTCACCTATTGAAACTTGACCCCTGGGATCGCTAGCATTCGCTCCGGCCTTCCACACCATCGCAGACCGGCCGACCGTTTTGTTGAATCCGTAGCTGTTGTGACAAACGAATCCGTCGGCGACATAGTTGTGTGGCTCGTTCTCCACTTCAAGATCATAAGTGGTTGCGTCACCGACAAACTCCACCGGCTCGATCAATTGGACGATCGCTACATCGACACGCAACGCCGTTCGGTTCCGATACGCGATGACGTCGCCTGACTTGAGCTGTTCCGTCTTTGCATATTTCCCCGAAACGAGCAACCAATAGTGGCCAGCGGTAGCCTCGACTGTGACCCTCCTGTTGCCGTCATGTATCTTTGCGACGATTCGGAACAACGGCTTTCGCCCTGTCGCCACCACGTTTTTGACGCGGTTCCGAACCAAACGCCAATGCTCGTCCACACTCCAGACTTCGTCGCCCGGTCGAACCAGATCGATCGGCAAGGTTCTAGCCGTTACACCAATTGAGCGTTCTCCGTCAAGCGGAATCGCGATTTGCGTCCAGAATGGCACACAGCCGAAGAAAGTGATCGCGTCCATTATCTTGGCCGCCGTGGCTCGGTCCACCCGGGAGTGCTCCCAAGCGCCCCTGATGAAGTTTTCGCGCTCCTTGCCCATGGCCTCATCGCCGATCTTCTTGGCAATGGTTTTGCGCAGGCTGTCAGCCGTGCCGGGAGCGAAGCCTGCCACCTCGATGAAGATGCGGATGACGTGCTCTTGGTACACGATGATCCCAAGGGTGTCCTTGGTGATCTTGCTGACCAACGGATGGAAATGATCCTTTTCAGCCTCTTTTGGTTTCTTCTTTCGCCTCACGTACTCAGTGGCGAGGCCCGACCGGGAGGTGCCCGGGCGATTCAGTGCGGTGAGTGCGGCCACATCCTCAAAGTGGGCGAACTTCACGCCACGACAGACCGCGGCCGCGCTGGTCGTGTCGTACTGGAACACACCTCCAAAGTTGTGGTCGGTGAATCCCTGTAGCACCTTGGGATCGTTCAGGTCGATGTCCCTGGATTCCATGTCGATGTGCCGACCGTGACGCCGGTCGATGGCCTCCAGCGTCTCCTTGATCACTGTGAGCGTTCGGAGCCCGAGAACATCCAGCTTTACCAGTCCAGTCGAGGCCACGCCGTACATATCCACGGCGCTCACCACAAGGTCGCGGCCGTCGTGCTTCCGGATCTCCAACGGCAGAAGGTCCGTCAACGGGACCGGGGATGCCACGACGCCTGCCGCGTGTATCCCGAGGTTCTTGGCCATCCCCTCCAGCTTGCGGGCGTGTTCTAGGACTTCTGGATGCCGCTTGTTGAAGGCACGGCACACTGCAAACTCCTGGAAGCTGTCCTCAATGGTCTGACTGGCACGCTCATCACCTGAACTACGCTCGATGATCGACGCTGTGACCTGGTTCACCTCGTTGAGTGGGACCTGAAGGACCCGGCTCACGTCGCGGATGCACTGCTTCCCCGACAGCTTCCCAATGGTGGCGATCTGGCACACCTTGTCCTCGCCGTACTTGGCGCGCAAATAGTCCATGATTTCAGACCGGCGCCTGTCCTCGAAGTCCATGTCCACATCCGGCATGTCGATGCGGTCCGGGTTGATGAAGCGCTCGAAGATCAAGCCGAACTCAATGGGATCCACAGCTGTAAGCCCCAAGCAGTAGGCAACAAGCGATCCGGCAACCGAGCCGCGCCCGGGCCCGGTCATGATGTGTGCCTCGCGTGCGAAGCGGTAGATGTCGTGAACCATCAAAAAGTAGGGCACAAACCTCTGGCGGACCAGCGCGCCCATCTCGTACTTCATTCTGTCGCGGTAGATGGCCAGCGCCTCTGGCTTGCTGACTCCGTGGACGGCGGCATAGGCGGCCGCGCGCTTGGGAATCTCACGCCACTTCCATCCGTCCAGACACAAATCGCGCAGATAGGCAAATGCGTTGCCATCACACTTTGCCGGGATGCCTGAATCAGGAAGCAACGCCTTGTGGTAGTCCACCTCCACCTTGGCACTCACGCGCTCCGCAAGCTCCAGCGTGGTGTTCAACGCTTCTCGGATGGCGCTGTCTGGCATGAACTCATGGTTCCGCCGGAAGCTCCTAATCATCTCCTTGCGCGTCTTGAAATGGAATTCGTTGCCATCAAACTTGAAGCGTTCTGGGTCACTCAGGATGGAGTTGGTCCCGATACACAGAAGAACCTCGTGGTGACAAGCGTCTGCCTGCTCCACATAGTGGGCGTCTTGAGTTGCGAGCAAGCGAACACCCCGGCTGCCGTACCGCTTGCGGAGCTTGAGCATCAGCCCATTGGCAAGGCGCTGATCCCGAATGGCGTGTGGCATGACTTCCAGGTACAGCCTGTCGCCGAACGCATCCGCCAACCGATCGGCGTACCCCAGCGCTTGCTTCTGCCTACCCAACACCCAGCAGTCGTTGATGGGCGACGCCAAGCAGCCGGAGCCGACCGCCAACCCTACGCCGTACTTGATCAGCTCATCGAGGTCGATGCGTGGCTTGTAGTAGAACCCCTCAATCCACGCCGCGGATGAGAGCCTGTACAAATTCTGCAGACCAACCTGATCGAGGGCCCAAACGGTCAGGTGCCAACGGTCGCGGATCCCTGCGTGCTCCTCATGTTTCTTGATGGCAGCTTTGTGTTCTGACTTGGGGAGGTCCCGGGTGATGTCCGCCCGTTCATCCTCGGTGAGCCCACGCCTCCGCATGTCAGGAGACACATAGAACTCAAGGCCATAGACGGGCTTGACGTCGTGCTCCTTGCACTGCTCGTGCTGGGTCATGTACCCGCGCATCGTCCCGTGGTCGGTGAAGGCGACGCCCCGGTGACCTCTGGCTTTGGCCGCGGCCACATAGTCCGGAATCTTGCCGCAGCCGTCCAGATTGGACATGTCGCTGTGGACGTGGAGGTGAACGATGTCGTCAGGCTTGCTCATCTCCGGCGCCCCTTTGCGCGCTCTTCACGCGCTTTCTTCCAGTGGGATTCCTGTACATACTTCACCACATCAAGCAAGACGGAATCGAACCGAGGCTGGCCGTCATCGTCATCACGAAGCATCCACGCCAGATAGGTCGGATCCTCATCCATGATCACTGACAACGCCTTCCCGGCGTGCTTCCCGAACTTGATCAAAGCATCGTCGCCGCCCGTGCTGATCTTGTACATCCCCGTCTGCTGTCCGCCGGCGGTCCGCGCTTGGAGCTTCAGCTGTTCCAAACGCTCCAGCATCTTGACTCGCCCGGGGTGTTCTCGTTGGGATGGCGAAGTCCGCACAGACTGCTCCGGCAGCCCGGCGATGTCCTCGCCCCGCGCCCAATTCCTGAGCTCCTTCAGCGTAGGCATTCCAGACAGCGTTTCAGCGTGGCCTCCTTGGACAACGTCGTGGTGTCAACCCTCGTCATCGGGAGGTCGCACAACTCCATGATCTCATCCAGCCACTCTTCAAGAATGCCGTCTTGCGGGTGAATCTCGCGGCCCTCAATCCGGCGCTCACGCTCCGCCCTCGATGCGTGGAGTTGGATGACGTGGACTTTGGTTTTGCGCAGCGTGTCGCACCAGAGCCTCATCAGCGGCCCGACCTGCTCGCTGTCGATTCTGTCCTCCACCAAAGCGTAGGCCAACCCGCTGGGCATCGAGCGGTCCAGTGTGGCGTGGGCGCCCGTCCTCACCAAGAAGTCCGCAACGAAGGCATCCTCCACATACGTGTTGACAGGGATGCCCAACGATCGGAGGTGCTCCACCCGGCTGCCGTCCAGGTGGTCGTCGCTGCAGCAGCGGAACAGCCTGATGATTGGATACCCCCAATCACCGTGAAGCTGTTCCGCCACTGAACTTTTGCCGGTAGCGTTGAGCCCCTCCAGGACGATGATCACATCAGCCTCATCGCTACGTTCGATGTACCCAAGCGCTCGCCGGTGTACGGGTCACGGTACCAGAACCGCATGTAATCCTCGGCACGAGCCCGCATCTCTTCAGCCATGGGCAAGTGGTACTTGTCCTGAACCTCGGGCGTGTGGGCGTGGGCGATGTCGTCGCCATTCCCCATCTTCTCGGGGATGTGATGATGCCGGAAGTGGAGCGGGCAAGGCGGCAGAGCGTCCTCGCCGCTGATCCGGCGCCGGCACTCCTCGTGGAACGCGCACCCCTTGAACGTGTTGCCATCGAGGCACGGCGGCGTGACCAACTCTGAGAACACAGGGTCAACCTTCTGGACCAGCTCGGTGATCACCCCCTGGATCACAGGCCCCCAGATCCCAAGTTGCAGGATGAAGCAGCCACGCTTGGAGACGATATGTTGCAGCGCCCCGATGTTGAGCTTCCACGAGATGCGATGCTGGGCTCCGAGCGGCATGAGCTCACGCGCATCCTCCATTGGGATGCCTGCTTCCACCAGAACGTTGTAGGTCCGCTGGATGGTGAACATGGTCTCGATGAACATCTGGGTGAGCTTGGAATCGCGCTCCACTGTCGCCGGAAGCCTGAATGCTCCGTTTTGAGCGAACTTCCCCATGTCCATCAATCTCATACTTTGCGACCACCAACTGCTTTCGGCGAGGTCCGGGATCCTGTCCATCATCACGATGTCGGCGCCCACGCGCTCCGGGGAGGGCTTGACGCCGATGCGATGGCGCACAGCCTGCTCACGCCAGCTGACGCTGATGTTTTCGACCATGAACACGAAGTCCACGTGCTCGCCAACCGGAATGCGTTGTGCGATGACCCGGCGGAACAGGTCTCTGACCTTGCCATCTGGAACGGTCAGCTTCACCGCCTGCGTTGTCATCAGCGGCTCCTCATCCTTGCTGGCCTTCCAGACGGCATACACCGTCTCCAGAGGGTCCCGAGTGTGCGTCACCAGTGTGACTTTCGGCTCCTTTGTCATGTTGATCTCCATGCTGTCGCTTTCAAAGATTCCCTCTGGGAACATTTGCGTATAATCAGGAAGCACCCTCTGACCTCGCCACAGCACGATCAAGCGCTTCAAACCCGAACTTGATATCTGCCGGAACGATGTTCAACGGCGGTGTGATCTTGATCGGGCCCGGGCCCCGGCGAAACGCCCCGATGAGCAGGCGCTCCTCAAAGGCGGCGGCTGCCAATCCCAAGCAATCGCCATCCCAATCAAACGCGATGAGCATCCCCTCGCCACGTACATTCTTGGCCCATTTACGCTCCTTCAACCGCCTGCGGATGAAGCGCCCAACGGTCCCGACGGTCTGCTGGTGCTTCTCGGACCAGTCGATCATCGCGTTCACCATCACCGCTGACAGCGGTCCACCGCCAAACGTGCTGAAGTGGCTTCCGGGGCTGAAGTCCAACCCGTTGCGTGATAGGGTGACCCCGACAGGCGCTCCCATGGCCACACCCTTAGCCAAGCAGAGGATGTCAGGGAGCACTCCGATGTGGTGCGAATAACTCATGGTTCCGGAGGCCCGGCAAGAGCCTGTCTGGACCTCATCGAAGATGAGCAGGATGTTGACCTGTTGGCACCAACGTTGAAGCCTCTTCAACCATGCGCCGTACACTTGGACGTCGTTGTTTCCGAAGATGGGAGCAATGATGACGATCCCAACTTCAGGCGGAGGCATCTCGGGCGGCTCCCAATGTACGAACATCCCTGGCAGCGGTCCGAACCCTTCATAGTGGTGCTTCCCGCCGTCGCCGGATGCCAGCGCCCCATAGGTTCTGCCGTGGAACGAGCCCACAACCGCTGCGACCAGCTTGTTGTGGGTGTTGAGACGGGCGAGCTTGATGGCTGCCTCAACGGATTCAGCTCCGCTGTTACAGAAGAATGCCCTTTCCATCCCAGTCGCCTTGCACAGGCGCTCCGCGGCCCGCTCGCGCTCTGGGCACCCGAACAAGTTGGGCGTGTGGAATGGGATTCTGCTGCTGACCATCCGCCCCATCGCCGTCCGTGCCTCCTGCGATCCGTAGCCCAATGAAGCGGTCCCCACGTCTGTGAACCAGTCCAGATAGCTCTCGTCATCCGGAGTGACCAACCACGAGCCGTCGCCGGAGGCGAACTGGATTGGATATCGGTCGAGCGTCCTCATCAAGTAGCTTGTCATGTCCCCAACACAATCCTTTCAATCTCACGCCAATCGTACACGCGCGTGGTGTTCTCGGTGTCCTGGATTCCTTCGTTGTGCTTCTGATTATACACAAGTACATGGATCCCCACTGAAGCCAACGCCTTGATGTTTCGTTCGTGGTCCTCCACGAAGAACATTGGCCAGCCCGGAACCAGGTGTTGGTACACCGCTTCCACCTTGTCCTTGTTGAACATGATCCGGTGGAACGGGATCCCGTGTTCCAGCAGCCACTCAACCGTGTCGCCGTACAGCCGCTTGTACTGCCACTGAGGACGGGCCGTCATGATGATGATGTGGAAGCCTTCCGAGGTGAACCGCCCCAACGCCTCTCTGGCGCCAGGAACTGGTTCCATCTCACGGAATCGTCCGCCCTCATAGAACTGTTCCTTGAGACGTTCGGCGGAGGCGAGCTTGTCCGCCGGCGGGGCATCCACGTCAATCCCGCCGTCAAGCTCCTGCCGCCATGGCGACAAGTCACAGATGACATCGTCCAAGTCGAAACACAGGATTGGCGTCTCTTGTTCAAGCCGGACACGCTCTTGCCGGGCCCGCTCCGAGACTGTCATTGTCTTGCGCGAGAAAGCCTCCACCACGTCCAACGAGGTGAGGCCGAACGTTTGGGCGGCCGCGATGGCGCACTTGAGCACGTCTGCCACTTCCTCAGCGACCATGGCCGGGTCCGTTCGAGGTCGAGACAGGAGATGGCGCTTGTAAGCGGAACTGAGCCGACCTAACTCAGACACCTCTTCATGTGCCTGGGCCACGATGTCGGTGATGACTCGGCCGCGCTCTACATCATCCAAATGCTCCGGATCCAAGCCCAACTCGCGTTGCTGACCGGATTGCTCATCCCACATCACGCCGAACGCATCACTTGCGGGTTGATCCGGCGGAATTCCGTGGCCACCGCAGTGCTTCACGCACTTCAGCCGCATGTCCATCTCACACCCGCACGGGTGTTTGCCTCTGGTCCAATCAGTCAATCCTCTTGAGCTCCCATCCCCACTCCTGCGCCAGCTTATGTGCGTCGCGCAGTGTGGCGTCCGTCGTGGCCCTCGGTTCCCATCGTGTGAAGCGGCCCAGAGGCTTGATGTTGTCTGGCCACTTGGGTCGCTCCGGGAGCGGAAGAAGATGCCCGCTCAGATTCCGCTTCACGTCGTTGATCACCCAACCTGATGGGAACAGGAAGTTCAGATCAGAGGCGACACGGTCATTGGTTGCGCCTTCCTCCCAAGCCCCGTTGAACTCACAACTGTAGCCATTCTCAGTCGGTGAGATGCGGTGGATGAGGCTCGCCGGCGTGTATGGCGTGTACACGTAGTCCCACCTGGCGAACGGGTCGCGAAGCGGCTCTGCCGTGACCACGTTGAGCTTCATCGCATACGCCTCGGGGATGTGCCAATCCACCATGCACCGCACAATCCAGAGGGGAATGGTGACGATGGCGTAGTGGAATCCATACGGCTGCCCAGTCCTGCCAATCAGCCTGTTGGGCTCGATGCGCTTGATGGCCTCCGGTCTGACATGAACATCGGCAAGCATCGCGTCCACCAGTTCGTTGAGCGCGCACCGGAGGGCCCGGCGCGGCCCGCTGGCTTCCGGATCGTTCATCGAGCGGAGGCTGAAGTCACCCGGCTCTGTGTGCCGAGTCTTGCGCCAATGATCCTCCTGGATCCGCTTGGAACGTTCTGGCTGCATTCCAGAGAAGCAACCGGGATACTGCTCGACAGTCCCATGGAGCAAGATCCCTCCACGGACGGTGTAGTTGGTGAAGACCACGCTGTGGTCGTGGAGCATCTGAACCGTCTCATCCGTCCGGTGGATGTACTTCAGCCCGCCGGCGAGGAACGCTACGCCCGGGCGGCCCGGCTCGTAGATGGTGACGCTGATGTCACGGTACTGCTGGAAGACATACGCGGCAACCAAACCGCTCATGCCCCCACCGACGATGGCGACCTTCATGGGACCCTCGTGAAAGCGGGCCTGGCGCCCTCCGTCAGACACTGGCGAGAGTGTGCTGTGGAAACGGAACACAGCGACGGAGGGCGCCCTGCCCTCACCCGGAGATCAGCTAATCCCAGGCAAGTTGATGATACCGCTGCTGATGGCAGCGGACACGGATTCAGCGACAATGGAAGCGCCCTCCTTGTCCAGGCCGCTGATGCGCACCCTGAACCGGCCGTCCTTGCCGGTGTAATCCTCCGGCTCCAATGCGGAGCGTGACGCCTTGGACAACCCCTTCATGAACGCCTCGAATGGCGCCGCCACCCTGATCTGCAGCGTCCCTGTCCGGCGGTTCGGGTACATCGAGGCCACAGCCACCTTGTGACTCACGTCGCCCCTGGCATAAACCGCGGCATAGTTGGACTTCTCATGCCGATCGATGATGAACAGCTCGCCGGCCTCGCAGTCGCCGGGGAGGTCGTGGACGGCCCGCCCGGTTGCTTCTTGCAGCTTAGATGTGAACCAAGCGCACAGCTCCCTGGCATCGTCTGCTGATTCGTCGGGCTCCTTGGACTCTTGCACAGCGCCTTTTGCAGATGCCTTCTTGCTGGCAGCAGGGGCCTTCTTGGAAGGCTTCTCTTTGCGGCCCCTCGGGACGGTGATCTTGCCATCCTTGACGCCATACTTGGCGATGCGCTTGTCGATGGCTAGCTCCAATGCATCGCCACTCTTCTTGGCAAATGCAAATTCCTCACCGTCCACCTTCTTGACCGACAAGTAGTCCTCAGCGTCGCCAGGCTTGCCGGCGGCTGCCAGATCCTTGAGCAGGCATTGGAACCCAACACAGCGGTCGCGGAACAGGCATGGAGCATGCTCACCCTCGTCCTTTGCCTTGGGGTTGCCGTCGCAGATCTTGTCCTTGTTCTCATAGCCACCTAGGCACGGTGGCATCTTGCGTTTCTCAGTCATGGTCGATCAATCTCCTGGACCAGGGTCTTGTACCAGGGAACATCCTCTGTGATCGGCTTCCAGATGCCGTGTTGGCCAAACACATCCCCGGTATTCTCGTTGAACCGTCCTTCCACAACCACGGTCGCCCGGTGGTCGCGGAGCTTGAGGTGGAGCACGGCGCCCCAGTGATAACGTTCGATGATCCGGCCGACACTTAACCCGATCCTGATGTCCCGACGTTGTGGAAGTGGACGCGGGTCCAGCTTTCTGGACTGTATGACTTGTCGCACAAATGCGGCATCGTTCGGGTTGTTGCTGACGTGAACCATCGGCCAATCCCCGTCTCTTATCAGGTCTGCCACAAGGTCGCTGAATTCATGCTCAGCAAGGCGCCTGAAGTCGCCTCGAATCTTGAGCAACGAGTAGTCCACTGAATTCTTGGTGGTGCCAAGATAGCGCGCAATGTGCTTGTGATTCACATCGGCCGCGTCCACACCGATGTTGCGTAGGAACACCAAGAACGCTTCCGGGGGCCGAGCCTTAAGGCGGAACACCTGCTGTTCCTGTGGGCCCAATTGATTGTACAACCGCATCCGAAGGACCATGAGCCTGTCGGCGATACGGTGGGTGTCCAATTCGGCTTCCGCTTCACACTCCATGCTCAACGGCCATTGCAAGCCACCTGACTCAAGCAAGTCCTCCAGCGATGCGAGCTTGCGGTGTTTCACAACTTGTGATTGTCCGGAGTCGTCCGTGTACACTGTGTGTGGGCAGCGGGCCCGAGTCGCTGCCGCATAGGCCAACCCACAGAATGTGTGCTTGATCACCTGGCGCGCGAAAGCCCTGATCCCACCGTGACTCCGGTTATAGTCATACGATTGGAACGCGAGGTGGATGGCGATGCGGGCCTCCTGCATCGCATCGTCCACGTCCATCCCCAGCGACGGGGCGAACTGCTGCGCCATTTGAAGCATGGTAGGACGCAGGCTTGCCTCCAGCTCCGGGTACAAGTCGCGCATGGTGATGTTGTCAACACTCATGCCGCGGCCCTCCCCTCGTGCGCTGCCAGCATCTCCTTCATGGCCCTGAACACGCTGATCGCCAGCAAGTTCATGTCCCTGATTACAACATTCCTGGCTCCGGTGTCCTGGTTGTAGAAGTGGCGGGGCGCGTCGGTGCCAGCGCCAATCCCCAGAACCTCGATGCCTGATGAGGTGATCATCTTGACCACTTCGCGGAGGTGATCGTTGAGCTGTTCAGAGTCGGTCCTGGCAGCGGCCGGGAAGCCGTCGGAGATGACCACCAGGATCTTGCGCTTCTCGCGGCGTGAGGCAAGGCGACGAGCCGCATGGAGCACAGCCTCGCCATCTGTGTTGTCGCCCTTCCCTTTGATGGCGCCGAATCTCGGGAGCGTCTTGGACACCTTCTCATCCCAACCTTTGATCATGAAGTAGCGCAGGGCGCCTCGACACACGAACCGCTCATCAGGCGGTGGGTAGCGCGAGATGTTCCAGAAGCCGGTGAACTCACAAGGGATGCTCAGCCCTTCCCACGCTTCTGCGAGGGCGACCGCACAGCGCATTGCGTAGTACGCAGCACAAGTGTGGTGTGTATTCAGACCCATCGAGCCAGACATGTCCACCAAAACCTCGATGGCTGTGTCCAAGTCTCTGTTTTTGCGGGTGTCGGTAAACACCTGGTCAGAACCCATGCGCGCCTTGGTCAGCGCCTTGCGATCCAGCCGTCCGGCTCGAAGTGCGCAACGGCGCTTCGTCCGGGTGACCGTCTGAAGGTAGGCAAGCTGCTTGGCTCGGAGCGTGCTGACCTGCTCTCTCACCTCATCACGGGCCTCCCTGGCTGTCTTCTCATCGCCCCTGCGAACAATCTCGCCCTCGGTGGCGTACCCGTCCATGTCGGTCAGGGCGGGGTGCGGGATGTAGTGGGCGCCGTCGCTGGCCTCCACGTCCGTCTGCTCTGCTATGTCGTCGCGCATGGCGCCAATCAGATCTTCATCGTCAGCATCGGACTCCAGAATCTCATCGGCGCCGGCGGCCATGTCGTCAGGATCGATGTCGCCCTCATCGCCTTCACCATCAGCCTCCGCCTCGCCATCAGCCTCCGCCTCGCCATCATCTTCGGGCTCGCCGTCCTCGTCATCTAGCTCGCCCAGGCCCTCGCCAGCGCCATCACCGCTACCATCAGGCTCATCCTCGCTGCCATCGTCTGCATCGTCCTCATCGTCATCATCCGAGGGTCCAGGCTCGTTACCATCCCCACCAGCGTCGTCATCCTCGCTGGACGAGCCGCCATCGTCATCGTCCTCGTCACCCTCGGACTCATCATCGCCCTCGGACTCATCGTCACCCTCGGACTCATCGTCACCCTCGGACTCATCATCGCCCTCGGGCTCCTCGTCACCCTCGTCATCATCCTCGTGTTCTCGTCGCTTGCGTTCCTCTTCAGCCTGGCGCTTCTGTTCTTCGGCCAGCGTTAGCAACTCTGCATGGGCTTCCTGTGCGAGTCGTTGCGCATCCGCCGGCCAGACCATCTCGGGGCAACGCTCCACGAACTGTTCGCAACGCTCAAAGTACGGCTGAAGCTCAGGCTTGAGCCAACCACATCCCAGTCCGCGCGCGGCGCAGATGATAGCGCAACCAACCTGGTGCCAAGCGTTCCCGCCAGAGCCATGGCGACGCTCGAACAGCTCCACCGTTTGCTCGTTGAGGGCGCTGAGGTTCTGTGCCATTCCAGGGTAGCGCTCAGCCCATTTGCGCTCAATCCTGATGTCCTCGAACACGTTGATCAGCATCTTGACGGTCTTGTTCCGCTCCGAGTGCATGATCTCATGGGCGGTGAGTTGGCCGGCTTCGCGAGCCTCGCGCTCTTCAGCCACGTGCGCCGTCTCGTGGTCGAGCATCCCATTCATCTTCTGGCGCAGGCCCGGGGTGAGCTTGTCGGCGTTGAACGGAATCCAGATGCGGCCGCGGCAATCGGTCGCGCACCGGGTCCCGGACGGGATGACCTCGATGCGGTGGTTGCGACTCAACGCGCGCGCAATCTTGGTGAAGGGGCCGACCAGACCGCGCAGTTCTGCTGGAATCTGGTAGCGCTTCGCTGTTTTCATTCTGCTGATCTCCAGGTTGTGGCGTCTCGCCAACGCCACCCTCTACATCTACCGCGTTTTTGATGAGAGGGCTAGAACTTTCGATGGCACAGTTGGAACTTTCTTCAGACTGTGGAAGTTGAACAGGAGCCTCATGGCGTCCCCCCGAACGTGCGCTGAATGAGACCTGAGACAAAGTCGCCATCCTCTTTGGACAGGCGGTTGATGATAGTGTAGCGGGCCGCTTTGACCACGTTCCCGCCCATCTTCTTGGTGGTGGTAGCCCACATCAAAAGCCGGCGCGGACTGAGGTCGGCATTGGTGGTATCGTTGGCAACGGCCTCACGAACTTGGCGCGCGATCTTGACCATGTTCTCCGCCACGTTGCGACGCAAGCCGGCCTTCCTGACAAGCATCTCAATCTCATCCTCCTGCTCCGGGAAGCCCACCCTGATGACGATGCCGAACCGGTCGAGCAACGCGCGGTTCATCGGCGCCGTCCCAGCGAACTGTCCTGTGTCATCGCCCAACCCGAGGGTGTTGGCAGTGGCGATGACGCGGAAGTGCTCGCTGAACTCCACCCGATTCCCGTTGGCGCGCGTGAGCTTCCGTTCCGCCTCCAGCACTCCGTGCAGGATGAATCCCACGTGGCTCGGGAGGCTGTCGAACTCATCGAACAGGACCCAATGGCCACGCTCACCGGCCTCCGGCAACGGCCCATCCACGTTCTGGGTGACAGTCTGGCCTGTCTCCTTGTCTACCAGCAGCTGGTCGCCGCCCATGAGATCATCTGTGCGCATCTCGCCGTTGATGGGCAAGTAACGCAGCGGAGCGTTGGCGATGGCGGCCAGCTCCCGGGCAAGCGTACTCTTGCCGACGCCAGGAGGCCCCACGATGAGAACATTCTGGTTGGTCTCGATTCCGAGGGCAAGCGCCTCAAGGCTGGCTTGCTCAGACGCTCCGACATTCCACCCTTCGTCATGATGTGGGACGTGTGACTTGTCATCACCATCGAGGTCAACCCGTCCCACGATGTGCGCGCAACCGAACGTGTACACTGGGTCCTCGCCGTCGTCAGCGTGCGTGTCGTCCGCGGTGGGCTTCGGATGGATGTCGGCCTTTGCCTTCTTGGCGCGCTGGTCTGCGCGCTCCGCAGTCGATGACTTCACCGGCGCTCCGGGGTGGTGGACTTCATACTCGTCCAGCGACATGCCGTGCGATGTCTGTAGGTGCTTCTGAAGACGGTGATAGTACGACACCACGCCGTTGGCCTTGCAGCGCAGGCACTGAACTCGCTCGCGGCCCTTGTCATCTAGCGCTTCGTTGCGTACGCTCATCTCTGATCTCCAGGTTGCGGCTCACAGCCGTCATTCAGCAACAAGATGACCATAGCGTGCTACTGCTTACACGGCAAGAACTTTTTTGCCGTCTCGTTGAAGAAAAGTTCAACGCCTGGAAGAAACAGCATCTCCAGCACTCCGAACTTTGGCCAGCAACCTTGGTGTGCGGTCCCCCTTCCACTGGACGGCGTCATCGAGCGCTGTGTGGGCTTGGTCAAACGTTGAGTCGCCCGGGTCCGTCCCATCTGGCAGCGTCGCGATGAATATGCTGTCAAACTCTGTGTGAAGGCTCTCGGCAAGCCTGTACGGCGCTTCGCGCTCTTCAGGATCCAACATGATCGTGATCGCCTGTGACTGTGACAACGTCCTGAGCAACTGGATCTGCTCGTCATGTAGCTCCTTGCCACCGAGGGCTAGCGCCGGGATCCTGTGCTGCCAGAGCTTCACTGCGTCCAGTGGCCCTTCGCAGATCACCAAGTCTGACACCAGCGGAACGAGGCCCCATCCAATGAGGAGCCGGCGGTGATCAGCACCCCACGGGTTCAAATACTTGGGCTCTTGCTCATCCGTCATGTCCCGGGCTGTGAAGCTCCGTCCGTTGGGGCACTCTATGGGGATGATCAGGCGCCCAGCGTACTTGCCAAAACGGCAGTATCCGAGCCCCCATGCGCGAGCGGTCTTGCTCTTGATCCCGCGCTTCTCTTTGAGCCAGATGGGGAAGTCCCAACGACCATCCTTCCACACCGGCCTGAACGACTTGGGCAAGTCGAAGTCCTCCGGCTCCGGCGAGTCATCCTTGATGGTGTGAGGCCGGAGGGCCGCGATGCGGTCGCGGAGCACGGCACGCGAGTCGCGCCGGCGGATGGCGACTGTCTGGCGGAAGATGAAGGCACGGGCCTCCGCCGTAGTGAACCCTTCAACTTCAGCGACGAGCCACACGATGGAGCGGCCGCGGAAGTCGCACGAGAAGCACACGAAGCTGCCTGTCTCCAGATTCAAATAGAACTTGGACACCTTGTCACAACGCGGGCACAGCGCTGTCGCCTCGTTCCCGGATCGTCCGCCACAACGTCGGAACCGGTTCAATCTGGATTCTGCATACCCCTCAATGTCAAAGCCCAATGCGGCACTCCTTCACTAATCCTCATCATCGTCACCTACCTCGCTGAGCTTCATCCGAGCGAAGTCAGCATTCAGCGGGATCTTGAGTTTGGACAGGCCGTCCCTGTACTTGGCCAGGAACAGCTCCAGGCGCTTCGCCTCATCGTCGCCCACCTCCGGCCCCGTCACCTCGGCAACATCATCCTCTTCATCGGCGTCAACATCCAACTCAATCCTCTTGCGACGGCGCCCGGCGTCAGGGTCGTTGAGGCTGATGATCATGTCCGAGATGCGCGCCTTGTCGTAGCTCTCAGAGGTCGCCTCGCTCGTGGCCGTCGTGACAGCATACTCCTTGCCTGCCTGGACTGTGGACCAGACCACATAGCCATCTTCCTCACCCAGCCTCTTGAGCTCCCAGTACACATCGGCTTGCTGCAGACGGTAGCTGTCCAACGTCTTGTCGGATGAGCGCAGATGGTCGCCGGAGTCAACCACGATGATCTCCGGCCTGAAATCGTGATCCTCCAGTAGGTCAGCCAGAAGCTGCCGGACGTCTGTGATGTCGGCCGAACGAACAGGAAAGCTAGCGATGTGGAACATGTTGCTCCAGAGTTTGGCAACCCGCTTCAGGTGCCTCGTCATCGCACGCCGTTCGGACGGCCTGAAGTCCCACGTCTTGAACTGGTCATATCGCATCCCAGTCCAGATGGTGTCCTGCCGTTGGGCGATCTGCCTGGCAGGCATCTCTGTGGCAATGTACAACGTGGGGTGGAGACGCTTGACCGCGGCCATCGCCACATTGGTGGCTCCGACGCTCTTGCCTCGGCCGGTCGTCCCCATGATGAGGTTCAGTTCTCCGATTCGGGAGCCGCCACCCAGCGCCTTGTCCAGTGTCTTCCAACCTGACGGGATGACCTTGAATTCGCCGGGGTGCTCGGCCTCATACCTGCGAGCGTCCTGGCGGGCCTCGAATTCCTCAATCCAGCGCACCAGAGTGTACTTGCGCTCCCGGGCGGACATCCTGGCGACCTTGGACACGGCCCGCTCCGCAGCTTCCAGTTCGCCCTTCGACAACGCATCTGCTGACTTCTCCAGAGCGAGGTGCAGATTCACCTCACGCACGAAGCCGTTCAACTCATCGAGGGCCGCTTTGGGGTGGGATGGCTTGACCCGAACCAGCTTCCGCGCCAACGCCAGGAATGGCTTGCGTTTGTCAGGGTCGGGGTGGTCTACTTTCGCCTTTGACAGGATGAGCTTCCCGCTCGCCCGCTCGTGGTACTTGCGCCACGTGTCCGCGATGACGCCCCAGATCCACGCATGCTCTTTGGTGCCGAAGTGGTGCTGGTCGCAGATTCGCACCGCCTTCTTCAGGAACACGTCATCGCGGAGCGCCTGAGACAGGATCTGCGTCTCAAAGGCCAGGTCAAACTTGGCAGTCACAAGCCAAGATCCTTCTTCATCCGGGTGCGGACGCTCTTGCGGAAGTCTCCAGATTCCAACTGGCACGTGGCATACTTCCCGTCCAGCATACTCTCGATGGTCGGGCCGTACATCTCGACCAGCCGTTGGCACCCCAAGTTGGAAGCCAGAACCGTGGGCTCGCCGTCATCGTACCTGCGCTTGAGTAGCAGCTCCAACCGCGTGGTCAGGAAGCTGTCCGCCTTGAAATGCTCCTTTCCCATCTCATCGATGGCCAGGAAGTCGGCCCCGAGCAGGAGCTCAAGCCGGGCCTCAGCGTTGCCGTCCTTGAACCCACGCTTGATGTCGATGTCCAACTGGGCCAACGTCATGTAGTAGACTGTCACGCCACGCTTGATCATCTGTGTGAGGACGAACGACACGAACATGGTCTTGCCAGTGCCGTTGTCGCCAACGAGCAGCATCGAGTATCCGTGGCGAAGGGCCCGCTTCCACTTGGACGTGTATCGCAGGATGACCCCCTTGAACGCATCGATGTTGTAGGTCACATCGGCACCGGCGACATCCCAGAACGTCCGTGGAATACAAGCCTCGTAGCACGCTGTGTAGTACGCCACGCGCTTGTCGCCATCATCCCCGAAGCGTTCGATGAGGCCGGCGCGGAACGCATCGACCTCACGCTCACTCCTCATTGAACAGATTCTCCGCTGCGAACACCGCCATATCCCTCACGCGACCCTTCGCCATGAAGATGTCTTTGCCCTGCGCTATCGCCATCGCATTGTGTTGGATTCCCAGCATGAAGCGGTCGTTGTACGGCCTGGTGTCGAACCCGGCGCGTTCAAGCTCCGGCCTCAATCGTACATCGAGACCACAGACCGCGCTGAAGCTGTTCCCGGCCGGAGGCTTGTCCTTGGCGTCATCGATATTGATCTCTGCGCAGGCGGCCCGGTCCACGTTCGCCGGGCTGGCCAGGAAGCGCAGTGTTGGAATCTTCAAGTCTGTGAAGTCGCGGATGGCCTTGTGCCAGTAGCGGATGAGCCTGGTTGGCGTTGTTCCCTTCTGGATGCAGAGGATGGCTGCCCGGGCGGCCAACTTCCGTTCCTGTTCCCACACCTCATTGTAATCAGTCGAGCCGGTGAGGTCGCGCTCCGCCTGTCGCCTGTACCGGGTGTAGATGCGGCAGAACTCGCGTTCCAGCTTTGCCACGAGCCTGACTCGCTCCGGGTCGCGAGCCCTCCGGGACAGAACCTCAAGAACACGAGGGCGCTCGCGGTCGCCGGGCTCGAAGCTCACGACAGGGTCCCCCATCAGGTCTATCTTTGCCCAATCAACACCCTTGCCACGTCGCTGCTTTGAGAACCCTCGCTTCGCTCGGGTAGAGAGCCTACGTTTCTCTTTCTCCTTCTCCTTAGCTTCTCTAAGCCTATCTACCTCTAAGGTGGTTCGTTTTGTTTGTGTTTTCGTGCCAGCCACGAAACGGCGTTTTTTAACACCAGAAAGCATCATGGCTGCCATGTGGCAAGAGTTTCCGTCGGGAAGCTTTTTGACGCCTTGCGTATTCCAATAATCTATGGACTCCACAAGAACCACACTCCCAACGACTCTGGGACTTCCAAAGTTTACACAGACTAATCCAAAGTTTAGTTGGACCCAGTTTGTGAGATTGCCACTTTTGTCTGGACAAATGCCACTTTTGTGACTGCAAGATCCACCCTCTACACAAGAACTGGTTTCCCTTGGTACCTTTTTACACACCACTTCTCCCGGTTTTATGCCATGGGTCCAATTAAAGTTTGGATCAGCCCAACTAAACTTTGGTTTCGGTCTGTGTAAACTTTGGGTCTGTGTAAACTTTGGGCCAGTTTCTTGTTGATTGCACATGCACTCGTGGTCGCCTTGCAGCAGCAAGTTTCCCAGCCTGAACCAGTTCCCCGTCCTCTGGTTGATCTTTGCACGGCGCCGCAACACAATTTGGGTGACAAGGCCCACTCGCTCGGGAGGGATCACGCCCACGTACCCCTTGCGCACAAGCTCCAGAAGCACCTCGCTGAACCGGCGCTGTGAGTAGCTCAACAACTCTGCGAGGCGATGCCTCCCTGTCAGCAGAACCTCGGGAGACTCAGCCATCAACCTGACCCAGACCGCGAACGCGCGCTTGCTCAGCTCGCAGTAGGCAGTTGGGATTGAAACCGGGCCGTCGCCCTGATACTCACGTGGGTGCGCTTTCGACTTCATGGGACGGCCCTACACAGGCAGGCCGAAAAGCGCTGACGGGCACCCAAATGAAAGGCAGCCACAACCTGGGGTAGTCATGGCTGCCTTGTGGGCCGTGAGGGGGAATCGCCGGCAGTGTGTAAGGTAGCGTGGAATGGTTTCACACGCTAGCCCACCAGGTCAATCTGGAACATTGGCTCGCTGCGGTACACCTCCAACCGGGCCTCGGAGTGCTTTCGCAGATGGTCGTTTGTCTCGTCCAAAAAGTCAACCAATACCGCCTGCCTTTTGCCCTTGTTGATGGTTAGATTGCGTTGCCTTTGCACAGTGGACTTGGTATCCCTGCCGCCTTCCGCATTGATGACCACCTCCATTTGTGGGATGTCCACGCCCTCGCCGATGACGGTTCCAATGATTACATGGTAGTCCCCTCTGACCAACCCGTCAACGATGTCCTCGCGCGCTTCTTGGTCGTCATGCCCGGTGATGGTGCGATACTCCAGCCCGGCCTCATCCATCGCCTCGCACAGGATCCCGATGTGTTCGTGGAGCCGGGCGATGATGGCGATGCGGCGTCCTTCTGCGGCGTACTTGGCAGCGCACATGACGATTATCGCGTTGCGCCGGCGGTTGGTCACGATGGCTTGCCGGCGCATCGTCGCGCTCCACTTCCGGCCATTGAGGTTGGGGGTGGTCACGCGGAACATCCTGACGTGCTGCTTCATCAAGAATCCGTCCGCGATGAGACGGCTCATCGGGATGTCGCAGCGGATCGGTCCGCACGTCGCCTTCAGCCAGATGATCCCGCGTTCCTGCTCGACGCTGTTGTCCAGATAGGCGGTGGCCGACAGGCCGACCTTGAACCTGCTGTCGAACTCATGCGGGACCTTGTACCACTCGCCGGTCCCCCGGTAGTGGTGACAGTTGTGGACGGCCAAGCCGTTGGCTATGTACGTGTGGAGTCCTTCAACTTCGAGATTGTACACAAAACCGTCCGGACACAACCCTCCAAATCGTTTGTCACTTCCCGGTTGGAGAACCTCAACACCGTCCACCCCATCCCACTCAGAAAGTCGGTTTTCTTTTTGTCCAACACACGTGCTTTCGGAGTGTGGTGCGAGGGGCCGTCTAGCTCGATTCCGAGCTTCAGCGTCGAGTTGGCAACATCCAGCTTGTAACAAGACGAAATCCCGACCATTCGATCCACTCCACGTGACGGATTCCCCGTCTTCACAACGCATTCTGTCTCCCATCCCAAAGCAGCTGCAAGGACCACTTGTGCAATTGGTAGTGGCCGTCCGTTCCCGCCCTTGGTCCAATTGGGAGAATGGCCACGAGCACGCAGCGAAGCTGCCATTTTGGCACGCACATGCTCCGAGCGCATCGGGTTGCTCTCCTTCATTCGCCTCGATGAAGCCTCCCGCACCTCCTGGGAGCGTAGGTGGGGTGAGTTTCGGGTCACCTTCCCGGTGTATGCACGGCCGCAAGCTGTCTTGCAGTAGATTCTTCCGGTTTTCTTCCATCGTTCCAAACGATGAGCAGGAACGTTCTCCGAGTCCAATTCCCGTCCGCAGGTCGTGCACTTTAGCATTGGTGCTTAACACCATATCCGATCCAGGCCTCAGCTCGCAAGCCTTCACCCAACCGCAAGCGGTGAAGAAGGGATGCCCTGGCGTGCAAGTCAGGGTCCTTCCGTCGTTGAATCGGATGCGAACAAGGCTGGATGGAACCGTTTTGAATGTCCGGGTTACTCGTCGTTGGGATGTGGTGCCGTTGTTGTCGAATGCAGCAACCATGTCACCGACAGCAATGCTCTCGATAGGTCTCCCGTCAACTAACGTTCCTGCAATAAAGCATTCATCGAGGATGAGCAGAGGGAACGCCTTGAGCAGACCCTTGTACTTGGCCTTGACAGTGGCCTTCCGCTCTGCCTCGCGGTCGCTCGCCTCACGCTCGATGGCCTTGACGATCGCCACGGGCTTGATGCGACCTTTGCGCCACAGCTCGCCCGACGGCTCCCAGCCGTGCTCCTCCAGCCACGCAACGCGGCTTTCCTGCTTCTTGGCAGGCCGCATCATCTTCCAGCGGCCGCCCTCGCGCCACATCGCCAATGTCTGGATGGAGGCGACTGTGATGAACTGCTCATCGTGCTCGGAGTCGCCGATGAGGCCGATGGTCTCCAACGGGAAGCACTCAGCGAGGGCTTCCCGGGTCTGGTACAGGAGTGACTTGGACGGGACCACGAACAGTGTGGCCTGGCCGATCCTGCGGATGAGCCGGGCGGCCATCTTGGTCTTGCCGCTCCTGATGGGCATCTTCAACACCCCACTGCCGCGCACAGGAGGTGCCAGCAGGGCGTTGATCGCCTCATCCTGGTATCCTCGCATCACCACGCTGGACTCCCACACCAGCTTGCGCCGCTCCGGCAGCGGAGCGTGGACATGCTCGACCGTGTACCGATGCCCCTCAGCCCGAAGAGCCCGGGCGATGTCGGTGACGAGTCCTCGGGGCGCGTGGTATCCGCGCTTGCTGCTGAAGCGCAGCAGGTGCTCCTTGCCGTCCCAGTGCCCTCTCTTGAAGGACGGCGCGAACATGAAGCCCGCCACACGATAGCTCGTGATGGACTCCAACTCGCGGATGACGGAGCGCGGAGCGCCGGTGATGTAGACCCAGCGGTTGTCCAAGCGTAGCTTGATCACTCAGCTAAGATAGTGTGTCTTCCAGCTACGAGCTGATCAATCCCCACATTGGCTGAGTTGGTTGGCCTCATTACAACTTGTCGCCTTGGCCACTTGTGCAGGGCACATTGTTGGTGACTTCGGATCACTTTCACGTGCAGTACACCACTCGAGACACGGACCGTCTTCAGGATCAATTCCCCATTCCTTGTCACAGCCAAGCTGTTCGAGCGTGGAACACATGGCTGCGCAATCAGACGCTCCGCCACCGTCTACGTCTTGCGGGTCTGTAGGATTGTAGACTGGACGACAGGCACAGAGCAATGCTGCCAGCAGTAGCCACTTCATCGCGGTGGGTCCTTCGGGTCTATGATGTAGAGCGATTGTGTGTTGTCGATGAAACCGCGATCCAGGTAGGCATAGCCACCATCTCGCCAACCGCTGCCCCAGCTGTTTTTGATTTCGACACATGGCCCACCGTCATCGGCAAGCGCAACGAATTCGACAAGGTGATAGCCTTCTATTGCTCCAAGCTTGGCATACTCTATCAACGTGACACCGTTGGAGAACATCATCGCGCGGTCAACCGGTATCTGCATTGTGCCGGCGCGCTTAGCGTTGAGTGCCGCACGCATTGCGGCGATTCGACCATCCACCGTCGATTCGTGTATTGCATAGGTGTCGCGCATGCCCCGACGTTCATAGGCATCACGAGTCGCGGCAATTGGCGGGCGCTTCTGCACATGCATTGGTGCGAATGGCCATTGGAATGCCGGCGCAATCCCGTTGGCTTCCAGCTCAAAAATGGCCACGCTCGGGTAGCAACCGTCATCGCTGCCATGCAGGCCGCTTCGAAAGCGCGCACCGTAGTACAGCTGCAGAATCGACCCGAGCGGCGCATCAATCAGGTGGCGCGCACGGAGCGTGGTCCGCTCGGCGTCCAGAATCGCATGCGGCACGCACGAGCTGGTGCTCTGCTGGTTGAGTACCTCGCCGCAAAATGCACGAAGCGACGGCCACTGCTCTGTGCCCGCCGTAAGCCCAAGTCTCTCAAAATCAGCGTGGTGTCTGTGGTCGATTGGATCAGGCAGACACCCACAACATTTGATTTCTGTCACACGCCACTCCTTACCGCAGAAACGCGACACTCATCAGCACCACAGCTGCAGCCAACGCTAACATTCCTGCCCAAACCCAGCACCCGGCACGCACCGCAACGCGGTCCCACAATGGTGGTTGGCATTCGAGGTAGACTGGGCGGCGATCGGGCCACATGCGGGCCTCGCGCCTTACTGGCTGCACTCCTCAGCCCATCGGTTGCCGGATTCCTCGGACACGTAAATCACGGCCACTCCGAACGCAGCCACCGCGGCAGCTGAGCTGATCACGGCAATCTTCGCTCCGGGCCGATAGCGCCGGTCCAGCTGATCGATCTGGGTCGTGACCGCGGCCTCCGCTGTGACTAGTCCCAACGCACCCTTCCCGAGTCCACCCCAGAGCGTCCTGCGATCATCCAGTTGTCTGCACCGTGCCTCGTCGCGCGGTTCGCTTGCCGTGCGCGGCACCAGCTGGCCCCGGCTGCGAGATGTCTCAAGAGATCCAGCACACCCAGTGAGCAGAAGAATCAACGACACCGCAGATGCCTTCGCCACGCCACCGGGTTTCAGTCGCTTCAACCCATGCCACGCGCCGATCGCGGCGAGCCCTTCGAACAGCGCAGCGAGAAACGCAGCCCCGGTACTTGCGCAGGATTCAAGTTCACCCACGAGCACAGGTAGCCCAGCGAGCAGCAACGGTGGCACCGGTTGCAACCACTTTGGCCACGTGGTGAGGTCCAGCAGTGGCGTCACCCTGCGCAAGAGGACCAACAGTGTAGGCACCGCCACGAGCAGGGCGGCTCGAAACTCGGTGGAGTTGAGATAGTCAGTCATAGTGTTGGGAATCATATCCTGTACTTGTCACCAGCGTCGAGTTGCATCACACGTTGATGTTATCTGAAACGTAGCTACTCGTTGGTGTCCCGTTGACGGTTGTGCCGCCATGATTCAGCACATTGTTTTTGATGATGCCGTTGGAAAACGCACCGGAGTCGATGTCAATGAAGTACCCATCAGCCCCCGCCATTTTCACGTTATTGGCGATGACTTGGCACAACCCATTTGTGCTGATGGCATTGTCAAATTTGAGAATGCCAGATCCAAACGAAGTGGCACCTGTGGTGTAGGACTCCATCATGTTGTTTGAGAAGCTGCAGAAGCTAGCAGCCTCAGCATACAGCACATGCTTGGAATTGGCCATCCTGGTCCCAGGGAATCTGATGTTGTTCCCATCAATAACGCAACGTGAGCTGAATGAGCTCTTGAATGAGATGATGCAACCTAGCGCACCATGCAAATATGATGGCTCCGAGTAGATGGAGTGGTTCCGGATGGCGCACCATTCGCTCCCTTCAAAGTAGTACCGTCCATCAGAGCTGAAATTCTTCTTACCATACGTTGAGGCATCATGCATGAACCCGCCATTGATTGTGGCAAATTCAGATGACACGAATCCAAACGTAGCTTTGTACCCGTCACCAACGGAATCTTGCGTTGTCAGTGTGAACTGTGGATCCAGCAGTGTCGAGTTGTCACCCATCTTGCAAACGAATGAAGCATATCCAGCATCTTCTGTGGCGCAATCAACCTTGTATTGCAGGTTGGAAACCTTGGCACCGATGAGTGAGATGTCGTCATAATCATCGGCTTGCCTCCCAGTACATGATGGGCCTGCGGACCACCTGATGTTGCAACCTGAGATGTATCCAAGATTCAACCAATTGCCACGGGGTAGTTCACCTGCATTTACCTGAACGTTGAAACCGTCAACGTAACACGATGTCAGTGTGATTGCAGATTCAACACTCACGGTTCCATCAAACACGCCGGAGCCCTCAATTTGGCACACCACATTTGATACACGACAATCGTTGGAATACCCAGTGCCAGTTCCTTGGAATGTGAACAGTTGGTGCGACGTGCCGCTGCCATCACCGTCGTCGCAATAGATGAACATGCCATCGATTGAACAACGTTTCACTGCACTGGCCAACAAGACGTTGCCATTGGGAGCAAATACGGAGCAATTCCTGAAATGTACATCCTCCATGCCGCTGATGTCAATTAACGTGGCTTCTTGATCACTTCGACCGATGAACACACAATTCTCAAAAACGATCTGACAACCACCCCAAGATGAGTGCCCCTTTACTAGTGTGTGATTTGGATGTTTTTGTACGAAAACACAACTGCGAAACGTGATTGATCCGTTGTACACATCATCGTCCGCGCCCCACAGCGTCGTCCAATCCGCGGTCAATTGGTCGAATTCCACGGCGGCGTGATCATACGTGACTTGGTTTGGCGATTCAATCAAACAGTCCTCAAATACGGCCCCCGGAGGCATATTTGGGTTGCTGTAATCGTTGCAAAAACGCAATGTGGCATCAGCCGCTGTGTATCCAACTCCGATTCCAGCATCATTGACTGATCCGCAAAAGCACCTTTTGAAAGTTGGCATCGTCACGGAATTGCCAGTTGCCGCTCTGTAACCGTTAATATCAATGGCCCCACAATCAATGCCACAATCATTCAAGTGCAAACCACCCACTGCGTGAAGCAGATGGGTCATGGTTGTTGATTCATTGCAAATCTTGACGCGATCAAAACGTCCCTGCAACATCAAATCGCTGTCTGTCACAGCGCGGAAGACACGTTGGTGTCCTGCATGGTGATCCGAACTGGTTTCAGCAATCAGCCACGGGTTCCGTCCAGAACTTCCATCTGCTAGCCGGTATGACGATTTGGGACTTGGCGATGCCGTGTGTAGCTTCTGTAGTATCCACAATCCACCATTGGATGCGACTGATGTTTCGGGTTGATCGCGTTGGACATCCCCTCTGGAATTGACCGTGTCATCACCCAATGTTCCTGTGAATTGACGACGCTGACGGAGGACCGCATCAATGCGATCCATCACAGATTCCAAGTCTATGTTGGATAGTCCGGAGACCCAACCGTCTGGCTGCCCAGAGTCGCCCAATGCACCTATCCCACCCCAACCGTCTTCATCCAATCCATCAGCGGAATAGTACATGTGCCAATTGTCGTCATCACAACCAATCTTGTTGGAGCCATCATCCACGCCGGTCCCCTCGGCCCCTAGCAAACTAACCACCTGCTCAAATGCTCCTTGCACAGTCCCAGCCGTCAACCAACCGTATGGTGTGAAGGTGACTTGTGTGCTGTCTTGGAACGTCTTGAGTAGACGTTGATTGGTGTTGTCGAATGCAGTGGGCGTCCCACCATTCCCCGTCACCACGCCAACGAACATGAAACCAGATGCCCCCTCCAAGCTGATATTCCGTTTGACGCTGACGCCAAGCAGAATCACTGTGTAGTCTGATGCTGTTGTGGAAGGCGACGATTGCCCAAGAGCACCGCTTGTCGTGACCAAGTTGTTGCCGCCGGAATATGCAACCAACAGCTCTTCCATTGCCAAAGATTCAGACGTTGCACCTTCAGCAGGCTCATTCTTGTAGACCAACACCAAACGTCCAGCGTTGTCCACACCAGATTCGGTGACGCTGTTCACGTTGAATGTGATGGTGCCGTTCCCGTGGTCGACTACAGAACTTGGCGCTGCTGGTTCGCCGATGACTTCTCGCCATTTCACGTACTCAGGTTGGCCCGTCCTGGGGTTGATGCGGATCCCTACGGGGCGCTCTGCATAGTGAAATCCCACATCGTAATCGATGCCATTCGCATTTTCAAAGCTGGCAATTCTGCTTGGATAAATGGAATTCACATCCAACAGATGCCCAATGCCATCCACGATCAACGATGCTCCGTCAACTTGAATCTGGTTTGCGCCGGGCGAAGACAACGTCAATTTGATGTCGAAAACACCGTCCACATTCCACAGACTCTTCACCGACAGTTCGGATGCAGTCTTAAGGTATTCCAGAAACCGATCCTTCATGTCGAGGTGACCGAGAATTGCTTTGTCAGTGATGTTGACGAATTCAGAACCGGTGGTCATGGGGAGGGCCCTTACAGGTCAAAGTTGGACTCAACGACGTTGCCGAGTCCAATCCGAGATGATTCCAACGGGTTAAGGAACAACTCAGCGATGTCCAATTCAGCGAGCGTTCCGGTGGCCACTATCCCAAACGAGCCGTTGGCATGGTCCGGGTTGGCTTCCACGAGGATTTGATTGTTATCAATGGCGACTTTGATGACGGCGTTGGTGCCTTCGGGCGATGCCTCCACACGGAGGCTGTACCAGACATCATTGAGCAACGCCAGATCGAAGTCCACCAGATTCACGGTCGCGAGCGTTGTGGGGGTCCCGGCGAGCACCGTGACAAGGGTGAGCGTGTTCGCAACCACGTCCAGCTGCGCTTCATAATAGTCATCCGGACCGGAGCGATAGAACCGCACGGCGGCCGAGTCGCCTTGCCACCGCATCCGAACTGTGAACACGTAGTTGGTCCAATCGAAAGCGCGGTCCAGCGACACATATGTCTCGGGGTCCGCGGTCAGCACCGTGAGATGCCCGTCTTGTATCGTCGTGTTGCCCGTCCACTGGCTGTTGTCGTCGGGCGTCGTGAACTCATCCAAGAACGCGATAAAGTCCACCTCGATTCGCTCGCCAATCGGCCGCGTCAGCTTGAGCAAGTCGATGACCAATTGACGATTCAGATCGCCACTATCCACGATCCTCACATTGTACACACATTCGTCACCGGATGTGTATTCCCTAGGGACGGCATCAACACCAGGGATACTCATTGCCATAAGAACAGTGGAATAGCTTGGCCTAAGCGATTCATTTGGAGCTGTGTATCCATACGTTACGCCACCAACCAAGCCGTGCGGCAACAACACCCCAACATCACCTATGGTGCTGGAATTGCTAGATCTGCTCAAAACATCCACATTGCTGGATTCTTCAACATAGATACCATATGCCCCAGCGCGCCTTGCAATGAATCCAACAACTACAGTCTCTCCATCCTGCGTACTGTGGATGGTGGATGTGAATTCGTCACCACCTTCCGGGAACGATGTCAGATCGACGATGGTGCTGTGCGACGATCTAACGCCGCCAAGTTCATATTGGCCAACAAAAAAGTCATCTGTGCTGAATATGGTGTATTGCGTCCCGGCAGCTACGGATCCATACCAGTATACAGCAGCTTCACCATATCCATCGGATGCGGTCTGTTTGGACAACAACAACGCTTGATTGCCACCGACTAGCACGTCGCCTATCGCCCCTGTTGATGACACAAACAATAGCAACCCGTCCGCATTGGACACCACTGTTCCAACATAAGGACTGCCGCTCGGCACAATCGCGATGCTGTTCAACAGCTGTACAGGCGCTCGGGCCAGATCACGGAATCTTGTAATCCAATAATCGTGCCCCTCAAACTCCTGGCTGAGCTCCGTCTCGCCCACGATAAACCGAAGCTGGAACCAATTGACAATGCGCACACGCTCCGCGGTGATCAATCGCAGGAGGTCCCCTGTGCTGGTCTCGTTTCCACGGGTTTTCCAGAACGCCACTGAGTTGGCGATCAGCCTTCTAAGCGTGGCCGAATCCAGCGCGTCTGTGATGGCGTTCAGATCGTCCGTCCACCCCACGATGTTCTTGAGGTAGCGCAAGAACTCATCTGGAATCTCGGTCACACTCCACAGAAGCGGGATGGCCAGGATGACGCCCGTGGTGACCTTCCAGCTGACTTGCGGACCCTCCAGGTAGCGCTCCCAGAACTGCTCGCCCACGCGCTGGTCCTCGTTGCGCATCCCCTGGATCAGGAAGTTGTACATGCGGAGGTTCAACGCCTCCGGATCGGGCAACCCCTCGACAAACCCTAGCATCGGGCTGGTGGCCGGTACCACCAGTGGGTTCTTTGAGCCATCCTCGAATGACCCGGTGATGGTTGCCGTGTACAGCGTTCCCGGGTTCTGTGCTGAAGTCTGAAGCGTCACCGTGCTTCCGGACACCAGTAGCACTTCCTCCACGATTAGACCCAAGTCAAAGCTGTAGCTGCTCGGGTCCGTGATGTCACCGAACGCTCGCATGGTCTCGCTGAAGCGCACCTCTGCTGTGGTCTCGGAAGCCGCGATGACCAACAGCACAAATGGGATTTCACCGAGCCCTGTGAACGCTTCGGGCGTGGAGGTGACTGGGACGCTATCCGAGGTCACCGGGTCTGTGGAGCCGTCGTTGACAATGGCCTCGTATGCCGAGCCGTCCGTCATCTCGGTGACTTCCAACTCGATGAACAGAGGTGATGCGCTGGAAGGCTCGTGGACGCTCAAGATGGTGACGATGGCTCCGCCGGCGGTGGGCGTGATCTTGTAGTTCTCACGATCCAGCAATTGGCTGTTGGTGTCCAACGGCCCATCGAAGTCGATGCGGACACGGTTGGGAGACAGAGCGCGGGCACGAACCACCACCACCGGCTGAACGAGATTGCCAGTCAGCAGGGTCGCCGGGATCTCCATCGCGACGCCGCCAACAGGCGCGAAGATCAGCGAGCCCTTCGCGTTGCTGATCAGCTGGATGGTGATCGTTGCTGGTTCGTCGATGAATGCCATCAGCTAGCCGGGAATGTGAGTGTCAGCGGAGCGAATCCTGCCATGAACCTGAAGATGTCAGTTTCGTTGACAGGGCGAGCAGTCTGAAGCGGCCCGTAGGCCAAGAGGCTACCTCCGGAAGCGGCGTCAAAGATCCCCACGTGGGTGATGGTTCCCCAGTTGCCGCCGATGGCCTGCGGAAACACGATGTCGCTGGCGTGTGTCTTCTGGCGCGATGTGGCGCCAGGCCACTCGGCTATTGAGTTGGTGACGCCCGGGCGTGAGTACGCAAGACCGCCGGAGGGCTCGACCACCCCGCTGCCGTCTGGATTGGGCTCTGCGAGGAGCAAACCGATGTACACAGTTGACGGCCAAAGCCCTCCGCCCGAGATGGGTTGGCCCAGGAACTTGTCCAGCGCGGCATTCGCGGTTGCATTGGTAATGGACATTAGCTTGTTGCCTCCACCATCGTGATTGTGAACGTCCCGTTGGCGGGAAGTTGCCGCCTTTGGAGCTGTGTGTCAGTCGCTGGCACGTTGAGGACCACCTTCCCGATGGTCGGGTCAGTCTCGAATATCTCGTGGATGATGCGGCTCCGCGGGATCTCAGCGCCGAACACCCACACAAAAGTCACGCCATCTTCCTTGATCGCTTCCGGCTGAAGGATGGCGGCAAGCTGGTTGCGAACTTGCGCTGCCGTGATGTTGGCCGGGGCCGTCACGATTGCTTCAACGTTGATGGGTTCCGGATCAAAGTTGACGCTGGTGACTTCTTGGTTGGCGACCATGCGCTTGGGAAGCGGCGGCACGGCGGTCGGGTCGCCGTTGAAGAATGTGTCGAGCGCTTCCAGCTGCCCCCCGGTCGCCTGTCCTCCGCCTCGGGCCACCACAACCAACTCCACGGTCTTGGGGCCGAAACCCTCTTCAATTGCAACGGCCCGGCTGAACGGGCTAGATCCATCCTCCTGGACGAATCTTGTGACCATCTGTTCCATGTCGGTCGGGCTGATCGCCACCTCTCTGGCGCGCAAACTCGCCGGCCCCTCCACCTTTGCCTTTTCCAGGCTCGCCGGTGAATCAGACTGCGCCTCTGCCCAGCCGGCGCCGGGGCGTGGATTGAACAATCCGTTGATGAAGGTCAGGCCTGTCTTGTCCACGGTTACAGTCCGGGCGCCCACGTTGCCGTCATCGGCAGCGCCGAACCTGTAGTCCATCTCGATGTTGCCCTGGCCAACGTCTGGGATGCGTCCGTTCACGCCGTCGCCAAACACGATGGTGGCTCGGTCCCGTTGGCCAAGCTCCACCACATAGTGCTTGTCTTGTGGCCTCGATGACAGGAAGTTCTCCACCTGCACCCAAACCTCGGAATCCACGCGAAGCGTCTGCGAGTTCAGGATGAAGGCGTTGGACGTGGTCGGGAAGCGCTGGTTGGCGTCGCCGTTGCTCGACCCCAATGTTTCAGCGATGATGGAACGTCCCTGGATCGCCTCCGTCATCACGTACTGGTCGCCCTCATCCATGCGGATTCGACCCAGTTGGACCTGTGCTGCTCCGGACGTTTCCACGATCCGCAGGCGGAGCCAGAATGACTCCACGCCGTCCACCTCGGTCGCGCGCCATGCGCGCAGCTCGTTCTGCGGCAGATCGAATTCCACAAGATTCGTGCCGGTCTGGCCCAGCAGTTGCGTCTCGTCATTGACGTTGTCCAACTCTTGCCACTGGACGCCCACCGTGTAGTCGACCGCATCGGTGGAGGGCGACGCCTGCCCCAGAAGGTTGGTCTCCACATAGTTGTTGGATCCGTCCCACTGGCTCGTGGCCGTCTCGCTTGTCGTGGTTTCGTTGAGTTGGACACGCACTTCCGCGCCGGCCCGGTTCTGATCGCCCAGGAGGTCGTTGATGTTGAAGCGAAGCACGCCCCCACCGACGTTGATCATGGTATCGGGTGCCACATCGCGGTAGTCGCCGTCAAAGAACTCCCACACCGCATTCGTGATCTCGCCAGGGGCAGTGATCACGTCCAGGTCGAGCCGGTTGTGCTGGACTTGTGCGTGTCCAAAGTAGATGGCACCGCCGGGCGCCGGCGCGGTCCACGGAGTGAACGTGGTCCCGGTATTCGCCTGGGTCGTGTAGTCTGTGAAGGTGGTTCCGTCCGGGGTGGCCAGAACGGCCGTGAACTCATCTGTGCGATCGATGGTCAGCGATGACAGCGACTCGAAGTAGATGATGACGTTGTCGCCTTCGGTCCGGCGCGTGGCATACTGGGCTCGCTCCGGGACCACCTGCCGAGACACGGTGAACACCCGTGAGAGATCCAAGATCACTTCCACCGCGGCCGGAGTCGCCGGGCGCAACTCGAAGTCGATGAGGCGGAGCATGTTGCGCACGGTCTCAGGGAGCTTCGCCGTGGGCAAGGTGCTCTCGTTGGCGATCATGTCCGCCAACACGTTGTTCAAGTGCCCGACCAGCGCGAACGCACGGAGCAGCTGGATGGACGGCTCAAACTCACTTTCGTCGGTGAGCTCAGGGACGTTCTGCCGCTTGAAGACTAGCAATGACTCCAAGATTTGCGGATAGAAGAATGCCGCAAAGTTGAAACTGGGAATCTCAATCTGGGTCCCGGCCATGTCTACACCGTCCCTGGGTTAATGGCTCCGCTCGCCTGGCGGAGGCTACGCCTGAAGTCGCGCTCTTCATCCGTCTCCAAGTTGACGTACTTGAAGCTGAGGACGGGCCCACCTTCCTCACCTTCCTCCCATTGAAGCGTTTCCGTCCGGAGCTTGAAACGCTTCAATGCTTCAAATCGCTTGAACATGGGGATGAGCCTGGACATGATCAATGCACGTAACGCTGGATCGTTCACACCAAAGACATGCCCAATCCCAAGGCCGATTCCCACCTGGAATGGGTTGTCGCTGAAGTCATCACCGAGGGCGAGCTTGATGATGCTCTGATCCTGGTCTTCCGTCCGGCTCACGAGCATTCCGCCGCCGGTGTTGGTTCGTCCTGGTACAGCTAGTCCTGTCGGCATGGCACAACCTCAAGGATCGATGGGGCACAATGGGGGGAAGAATGGTAGCGTAGGGATCGCAGGGATCTGCGGGAGTCCTGGGATGGGGATGGGGAGGCTGATGGTTGGTGGGAACTTGACTGCCACACCGAATGGCGGGATGGGTAGCGTAGGGATCGCAGGGATCTGCGGGAGTCCTGGGATGGGGATGGGGAGGCTGATGGTTGGTGGGAACTTGACTGCCACACCGAATGGCGGGATGGGTAGCGTAGGGATCGCAGGGATCTGCGGGAGTCCTGGGATGGGGATGGGGAGGCTGATGGTTGGTGGGAATGGTGGGAATGCACAACGTGATCTCATTTCAACTTCACATCAGTGCTTAGGGTGGTAGCCAACCCTGCCACTGCGGTGACAGCGGCTACTGCCACTGCGTTGCACCATGCCATTACCTGTGCAGGCGTAATCAAACCACCGCCTGCTGCGCCTGCTGCCATAGCAGTCCACAACGGAGTCAGCAGTGCATGGAACGAAGTCCCTTTGATAGCTTGATCAACGATAGCAGTAGCAGGACCAGATCCAAGCAGCACAGCTCCTGGAAGCCCGGCGTCCAATTGAATGGATCCAGACGACACCGTCACCTGCTTCCCGCCCAGGATCTGGATCACGCCGTCATTCTTGACTTCGATGTTGGCGTCGCTCGCGCCATCCTTGGCAGCTACAATCTTGATCCCGTTCGGCATCGTGCTGATAGAGTTGCCGGTCGAATCGATGATTGAAATCTCACCAGTTTCGTGGTTGAAGAACAGGCAGTGCTGAACCTTATCGTCGCCATGCGGCTTGGAAGCGAGCTTCACGCCCTGCTTGTCAAACGTTAAGAACGCGTAGGTTGGGTCATCGCTGTCGCCATCGATCCACGAGATCGACAGCTTGGGATCATCGGGTGTGTCATCGAACATGATGAGATGGCCCAACGGCGTGGCGAAGCCACGACGCTTGCCATAGTTGGTGGATGTGAAGTCCTCCGGAATGGGGCGCTTCAAGCTGTCCTCTTCAGCTTCCTCGTTGCCATACTCACGAGTTTGACGCCACCGGATGTCGAGATTGTCGATGGAGAATTGGCCCAGTTGCTCGTCCTCGGTCGAGCCAGTGGACACCTCCACTTCGACAATCTCTCCCGGGTCCGGGATGACGAACCAGCCCCAATCGAAGATGGGATCCACCCAAACAGGGCATTCCTCATCCTCACTTCCCATCAGTTGCGTGCACAGCACCTTGATGCGTCCGCGCTTCTCGGGGTCATCGTTGGTCGAGACAGTGGCCAGGTATGTTTCGCGGATGACGCCCATCAAAAGGCTCCCGGTGGACTCAGAAACGCCACAGACGCCGCCGGGGGTGGTGCCACGATGATCTTCCGCACATTGCAGTCGAGACTGTAGCCGTTCCCATCGAATGTGTGTCTCACCCGCGTAAAGTAGTACTGACCTGTGAGGGCCACGCCCACCCCGCTGAGGACGTGCGTCTGGCGGGCGCGGAGCGTCTCCACGCCGATGAGGCGGCAGCGTGCCTGGATGAAGTTGTCGCGGTTCCGTCGCCACCACTGGCGAGCCCATCGGGACAGCTCGTCAGCATCCTTGAAGCGCCGGTTCGCCTTGATCCCAAAGCTGAAGTCGCCCACGTACAGCTTGATGGACGAACCAGAGACCAGCTCGCCAGTCACGACGTTCTGCCCGACCTCTCGCAGCTGAGGCGGGTTGTCCAGGTCGAACGTTGAGCCGCCGGGAGGGCTCACCGGGTCGGGCGTGTCCGCATCCTCCTTGAGATCCACTTCCACTGTTTGCCCGGTGATGGCGTCCTTGGCCACCGCCTTGAATTGTGTGACCGAGCCCTGAATGGCAATCTCGGGCTCGAAAGTCAGCAGCGTGGAGAAGTCACCCTCATTCCACTTGAAGTTGTGCTCCTTGTCTTGCCCGAGGTCTCCAGGCTTGATCTTGTCGGGATCCTTGAAGTGGAGCATCCACTTGCCATCCTTGTTGGAATCTACCCAGAACATGAAGCCCGTGATGTTCGACAGCCCCTGTACAAAGTCATAGTCCGACAGGCCGACCTTCTGGATGAAGTCGTGGGGCGGATCCGGAGTGTCATCCACATCAATATCGAACCCATACTGTTCAGCCCGTAACCGCACAGCTTCGCTGAACTTGGCGTCAGCGAAGCGCCGGCCCGGCTTCGGGCCCTTCCCCCGGCGCTTCCGCCCTCCGCCTTGCGCCTCCTGGATTGCCTCCTGCTCCGCCTGTTCCACATCAGTCAGAGGTGGTGGACTGTTATCTGCCATTTCGGAGTCACGACTGTAACCCACAATCTGCATTGTGGGTTGTCCCTCCTGCGGGTACACCGTGCGGACTCTGCGAATAACAGCATGGCCGATGTGCTTGATGTTTCCGCCATATCCGCCAAAGATTCCGAGCGTGTTGCCGACTGCGAACGTCTGGGAATCGCGGATGGGGAGGTTCCCTTGGTCGTCAATGGGGTCGATGATATTGAGCCGGGCAAGGTCCGCCATGCCGTCGCTGGACTCGAATTCCACGCGCTGGACGAGCCGTCGGATCCCTGCATTGATCGCCTTGTTGTTGACGCTCAATGTGTAACCAATAGCATTTGATGAGATGTCACCAGGAGCATATGGTGAGACTGATTTGGATTCACCATATGCAGAAGCTCCCGATGCTGCTCCGGCCGAACCATCAACCATCTACATCACTTCCTTGCCGACTGGAACAGAAACGACACGCTGGATTCAGAACGTAATTCAAAATGCCGAATGCGGTTCCGTCGCTGTTCTGTGTCCTTGTTGCCAAATGCTGTTTTGAGAGGGGTACTGTCAGGTTGTAAATCGGCAATTCTGGCAGTCTCAACTGCCGGGAGTTTCACCACATCACCAGGGTTTGCGATCGGCTTGGTCGGATGTAAACGCCGGATGAAGATCCCTAGCATGGGATTGCCATACTCACGTTGTGCAATCAACTCATAGAATTCACCTTCTTTGACGCGGTGATAACGTGTGTCGGTAACCTCGGTCTCGTTGATGTCGAACGGAACCTGCGAACGCATCGACAGACTGAACGAAACCTCGCGGATGCCACCTAGCGCGTTCGGGTTCCCATACACGATGCTGTCCACCTTTTCCAGGACAACTTGCATCGTAAGTCCCAAGCCATCGCCCAGAGCAAAAGTCAATATCGGCGGCCGTCTGAGCTTTTTGTCAACACGAGTCCATTCCAGAAGCTTGTCGATGCGGTCGGTGGGAGCCTCATCGAACAGATCTTTGCGCCAGAAGCGCGACTGGACGCTCAATGTGTCCAACTCGCCATTGATAAACTGGATAATGGGATTCTGGCGATTCAGTGCGGTTGTGACTTGGTAATTGCTCCCAGCACCTCGGGTAACATTTTCAGCCGGGAACTGACCTTTGAGTACCTCACGGCTGTCGTTGTTTGTGAGCGTCCACGTCTTGAGCGACAGGAATTTGCTTAAGAGTGTCGCACCGATGCCTATGGCAGCGTGTCCAAGTCCCATCTAAAACCCTCCCGTCATTCCGCCTGATGGTGCGAATCCTTGTTCAATGATCAGTCGACGTTGCCATGGAGTTGCTTGGAATCCAGCCCGTTCAGATATTTCCAGCCTTGCGTGGCCTGTTGCCCTTGCAACTTCATGTCCATCGATGTCAACCTTTGTGTCAACCTTGATTGGCGCTCCACCACCAACGCTGAGATCCACTTTGGTGCTTCCGGGCGCTGATGCAGCCCCTTTCTGTTTTGCCAACCCATCAGACACACCTTCTGTTGCTCCTTGCGCGACGCCCTCACCAATGGTGTTGGCCATGTCCTCCAGTGTCCAGTCGATCATCCCCGCCACATCTCTGGTTCCGGTCCCCTTCCCTATCAAACCGGCCACAGAGGTGTCTGGCGCGCCTGTTGGCAAGAATTCAAAATTGGTGGTGCCAATTTCACGTAGTTCCTTTGGAATCAGATCCTTTCCAGTCACAGCCTTGATAGCATCCCCGGCCTTTACCAATATGGCCACCATCTTGATCAAAACGCTGATGACGGATTCCACTATCACCTTTCCAATGGCCACAAATGCACCGATCACAGGACGGGTGAATTGGACGATTGCACGCATCGCAATTCCGGTAACAGCGGCAAATGCTCCAACGATTTTGCCCAGCGTGCGGAATACCAGCCTGAAAACTGGTGTCAGCCTTCGCACAATCTGAATGGCACCACTGAATACCTCACTCCACTTCATGGAGATGTACATCAGTGTGGTCTGTGCGGATGCTTTGAATTTGACAAATACTGGAAGGACTTCCTTCTTGATGGCGTCGGTGAATGGCTTGATGGCGTTTTGAACTAGCCAATTCCATGCTGCTGAAACTAGCTGTATCCCCAAACGCAATGCTTCTGAGACTTTGATCCCATCAGCTTTCAACACGGCCAAAACGCCCAGAACCACTCCAATTGCCGTAGCCACCATGGCTATGGCACTGACCGCTGCGCCAATTGCAGCGAGGATGAGTGGCCACCCAGCTGCTGCGATGGCAGCAATCCCGGCGCCGATAGCAGCAATCACACCCCCAATCGCCGTTAGTGCCATTCCTGCAACAAGAATAACAGGGCCCAACACTGCGGCAGCAATGGCGAGGACAGTAGCTATGCGTGAAATCCACTGTATCGTCTCAGGCGAGGTCACACCGAATTGCGTCATCAGCGCATCCCACTGTGAACCTAACCATTTCACGCCAGCTTTGATGTCGTCGATTCCTTGGCGAATCCCTTTGGCAACAGACCTCACGGTTGGGGAAAGCTTTCGCCACCTTTCGTCATTTTCATCCACCCCTGTGCTAATGAGCTGCAATGCGGTGACAACACCACCTAGCAATTTGGTGAATCCCTTGATCTTCCCCTGAATCGGCCCCAGGAACAGCCCGGCCGTCTCAATCCAGAATCCCTCCATGGCAGACTTGGCGAGGGTGATGGCACCATGCAGATTGGCCAGTCTGACTTCGGCCATCTCCTTGGCCTTGCCATTTGCCTTGTCCAGCTCCGCGGACAGGGTGGCAAACTTCCCGGAGGTGATGGCCTGGTCGATAGCGCTGACGGCCTTCTGGCCCCTGATCCCGAATATCTCGGTGATCGCGGCCGCGCGCTTGGTCTTTGAGGTGACATCCTTCAGACCGGCGCCCACGCTGGCGAGCGTCTTGCGCAAGTCCAGATTCCCCTCGGCAGTTTCAAAGACTGCCATGCCATACTTCTTCATGAGCTTGGTGGCTTTGCTACTCGGCCGAGACAGCTTGACCAACATGTTCGTGAAGGATGTGCCAGCGAGGGTTCCACGGATGCCGGCGTCTGAGATCACACCGATGGCAGACGCGGTGGTCTCCAGATCGATTCCCATGATCTTGGACTGGGCAGCGGCGAACTTGAACGCCTCCCCGAGGCCGATGATATCGGTGTTCGTGCGCGCGCTGGTCAACGCGAGCACGTCTGCCACACGGTTTGCCTCCCCTGCCTCCAACCCCATGGCTCTGATCACCTGGGATGTGATCTGGGCAGCCGTTGCCAACGGCATGGAGTCTGCGGCAGCGGCCGCCATGACACCCCCGAGGGCATCAATCGTCTCGGAGGTGCTGAAGCCGGCCCGGGCAAGAGCTTCCATGGCCTCACCCGACTGTGTTGCGCTGAACACAGTGGTCGCGCCCATCTGCTTGGCTTTGTCCTCCAGCCGCGCGAAGTCCGCACCCGTGGCTCCGGTGATGGCTTTCACCGCCGACATCTGTTGCTCGAAGTCGGCTGCCTTCTTGACCCCGAGCCCGAACACCACACCGAGGGCGGTGGCAGCCATCCCCAACTTGGTGATGGCACCTCCAAGCCGCTGGACGCCCCTTCCCACGCTGCTGACAACGCCGCCGGCGGTCGATCCGAACTTCTGGAAGCTCATCGACGCCCGGTTCATCGTCTGCGGCATCTTGGCAAAGCGGCCAGATGCGTCGCGGAACTTCCCGCTGGCGTCCCGATACACGCCGCCACTCCGGGCCGTAGCGGCGCTCAGTCGGGTTGTGGATGCTTGGAGTCGGCCGGCGGCAGTCGAGGCCTGGTTCATTCCGCGAACGGCCCGCGCGGCGTTGAACGTCATCATGCCGCCTAGTCCAACTCGCTCCAGTGCCATCTTGATTTGCCTCTATTTGCGGGGCTTGCTCCTACCGCCCTTAGTTTTACCTTGGGCGCGCTTGATCTCCCGGTTCTCGCGCTCCAGTTGCTCGTTCAGCACCTCCAAGTACGCCTCCCGCTCCGATGGCTCCATCTCCATGATGTCGCCATAGGTGAACCCGCCCTTGGTACCATAGGAAAGCAGGAACACCTCCTTGCGGATTAGGGCGGGATTTTTTACTTGGAGGAACCACTGAAAAAACTGTTGTAACTCCAGTCAATGGGCACCCTGAAATCGTAGCCCCCACCCATGGGGCACATCTCCGGGGTGCACTTCCCTTCCAGAGCCATGTTCGGCCCCATGAAGCGCTCGTCAATTTGCTCTGCCAACGCCTCCAGGTCGCGCTTGGTGAGATCATCAAGCTCCGCTTCCCCGAGGGCGACCGCGTCATTATCGTCATTGAGGGCGACGATGGAGCCGCGGACCGCGGTGACCTTGGCGTTTGCGTCGTCACGTGAGCCACGGTGGCCATCGATCGTTGACCACCGTGATGTGGACATCTGGAACTTGGTCACATCCTTGCCACGGAGCCGGATTGGATCATGTAGTTCATGCGCCCAGCGCAGCGCCTCGATGCTGTCCACCACGGCCACCTCGGACGTCAGTAGGTTGCCCACATATGGCAGCTTCTTTTGACAAGTTGGGCAGGTGAAGCTCACTTTGAGTTGGTCGCCCATCGCCTCGTGACGCAGCCAGCAGTAGATGTAGAACACGTCGCCCATGTACATGCGCTGTATGTGGACTTGTCGTTCCTCCTGCTTTTCGATGGCGGATAGGTTCGTGTCGCCGATGGAGTCGCACATGGTGGCCACGATGGCCCCCACGTAGCTACCCAAGCTCATGTCGGGCTTCTTGAGCTTCCCCAACTTGCGTTCGTCCTTGGTTTTCCAAGGCCGGGTGCTGAAGCTCTTGTTCAGCAGTCCTTCCGCGGTCGGGATGCCGATGGGGAGCTTCTTGCCCCATGCCTCCATCGTAACGATTCGGCGCTTTGACGCCTCACCAGACTCCGCCGGCGCCTCGGTCGGAGCCTCAAAGACTGCTTTCTGTTCTGTCATCGGCCACCTCCAATCGGCGAGTCATGGCCCGCCTTGATAGGTCCACCGAACGGTGGTTCTGTTGTTGCGGTACGCGCTACAGCGGGAACACGTCGTCAGCTGACATGGTCCATACCACGTTCGCCAGCTCGCCCTCGTTCGCCTTATCCAAATCAGGCAGCGCCCGCTTCTTGGGGAACACCCCCACGAGCGTGTATGAACACGTGGTGGCGCCGCTGATGCTCTTGTGGAGAAGCGTGCAGGGTTTTTTGTATGTCGGCAGCACCGGGTCCTGGCTTTCCCTGAACCACACCTCCATGGCGGCGCGCTCCGTCTGGTGGTGCATCGGGATGGTAAGCTCGAACTCGGTGGGTCCGCGGTTCCCGCCGGAGGCGACGGTGCGATCGGGCAGCTGGGTGGTCTCCAGCTCATCCTCGATGCCGCTGACCTCCACGGCCGTCAGTGGAATGAGTCCTATGACCAGGAACTCATACTTGTTCAGCGGGATGTGGTCTGGTTGGATCTCGCCCTTCATCTCGTGTCTCCAATCGGCAGGTCAGCCTTGGGAAGCCTCCGGCAGGGTGGATTTCGGCTTACGCCTCCACCTTGATGGGGTTGAGTTCGGCAGTGGCCAACAGGTTTGCCGGGCCAGTGGATGTCGCCACTGTGGTCTCGATCGTGAGGATGTCCCCCTGATCGAAGTCGATGTCACCGAAGTCGTCAGCCGACAGGAACTTTGACGTGCCATCGTCCTCGGTGTAGGCGATGGACAGCGTGACGCCCACCAATGGCGTGCCATTCTTGTTGACGATGACGGTCGTGGTCCCCGACACGGTCCCTGTGGTGCCGAGGCTGATGCCGAACCCGGACAGCCTCGTGGGCTCCTTGATCAGCTTGCTGGCAATCACCGCGGCCGAGGGTGTCGCTTGCAGGACGTCCACCGATTCGCACGCTGCCAAGGCGAGTGCCTTGAGCACATCGTACAGGTTGTCATCACCGTGCGAGTCGCCGATGAATGAACCGCCCTCTCCCAGGCTGCGCTTCAGAATTGCTCTCATGGTCGTGTCACTCCCTGGCGGCTCTGATTATGCCACCTGCTCGAAAATGCCCTGCTTGCCGATGCGGATGATGAACCGCTCCACCGTGTCCGCGAGTCGGAGCGACACCTCAGCATAGAGGTCGCCGGCGTCCCGTGTGGCGTTCATATTGAGCTCTTCATCCACCTTGATGATGGCTGCTGCCTGGAACGTGTCGCCGCGCAACGCTCGCTTCACGAACTCGGGAAGGAAGAATGCAACCAGCGTGGTCTCTGCCAAGCGATCAGTGTCAGGATCGTTGATGGCAAAGATGATGAAATCAAAGTTTTCCTGGAGCACATGCTCGTAGTACGACATCTGCTCGCGCTGGTGCTTCCACTTCCAATTGGGGTCGCGGTTCAGGGTCCGGTCGCCCCAGATGACAAAGCCACCGCGCACCTTCCTGATGATGCTGATCCCTGCCGGGTTCAGGCGCTCCTCATCCAACTTGCGGTCGCCGGTCGGGATGGCCAAGAGCTTGGGCAACGTGGCATCCACGCCGGCTGCCGCCTTGTGATAACCCTCGTAGTCACGCACCATGGAGGCTTCGCGGCCGTGGATCATCCCAGTGGCAGTGGTGAGCTTGGTTCTGCCCTCGCGCTGTGCTTCAGGGTTCGGGTCGGGCACGTTGCCATAGGACGGGAAGCTGACCACGCTGTGGTCGGAGCGCCCGATGGTGTCGTTGATGTACGACAACGCGCCGTTGTCGGTCGTGACGTTTGCTGGCACCTCCACCCTGTACTGGTGATTCTTGGCCTCTGCGTAGGCCACACCGGCCTTCTGGACGGAAGTGGAGGTGACGCCGGGGGTGCCGAACTTAACCAAGCCCAAGTTCTTGCCGTCGATGTCGTTGAACGGACTGTCCGAGGTGTCCCACGCCTGGTCCTCGTAGTCAGTGTCCAACACATCCGCGTTCCCATCGCGACCGCTCACCAGCGGGATGGGAGCTGCAATCATGTACTCATCGCCCGGAGTCGCGAGAGCGGTGAGGTCTGCGCCCGGGGCGACCGTGACGCTCTCATGATCGTTGGCGACGATTCTGAACTCATCCAGCGAGAAGTTCGGCTTGTCAGGCCACAGTCTGCCACCCACGAGGTCGTTGGCAGGCAAGGGGACGTAGTGAACGGCGATGATGTCGCCGGAGGCCAGTGAGCCAGTACCGTTGTCCATCGTGAATGGCGGAACGAACTTGTTGAAGGTTGGAACTGCCGTCAAGAATTCCACCCCCAACGTTCCAGATCCAATTGCACCGAATTTATCGGACACAACTGTGAAGTCAGAGGCACTGGTCATGGTCAGCGTCAACACCTGCGCCATGTGCTCAGCGATGGTGGTCCCCATGACCAACGTCGGGACGGCTCCCGAAGGGCAGTTGAGCTGCAGCTTGCGCAGATCGATGTCCAGCTTGGTTGCGGTGACGGAAACCGAAGCGCCATAGAAGTTGGCCGCGCGCGTGCTGGCTGTGTGTGCGCCCGTGAACAGGTCCTCCACGTCAATCCATGCGTTCCCGAGGTCGCTGTTGATGACCTCAACCCAGTAGCGCGCATGGGTCGGGTCCGTATGGAGATTGCCGTACTTCTTGACAGGCACTCCGTCCAGGAATATCTCCAAGCTGAACTGGCCGGAGCTGTCCTCTTCACCGTCATCGATCCTGACGGCAATGTTGCGCCCGTTGTCCTCCAACATCGCGTAGAAACGCAGGTTGGTCGGGACGGCCGCGTCATTCCAATCGTCCAGCATCTTCTGGTCTGCGGCAACGGTGAGGAGCCCCGTGTTGGTGCTACCAATCACCGGGTAACGCTCGTTGGCCACCGCGTCCAACCCAATGTATGCGTCCTTCCATTCATCGGTGGTGAAGTTGGCGGCGATGGCGGCGCCCAGCTGTAGCGTCGTATTCGTCAGGTCGCCAGAACTGTCGAGGTCGCCCACCAGCACCTTGGCGCGGCCACCCCAACGGCCGCCGTTCTTGGCGGTCACCTTGCCCATGGGAATGTTGTCATCAGCGTCCCGAGCGTACAGAGTCAGCTCTGACTCCACTTCGTTGCCATCCGTCACCCTGATGAGAACAATCCCACCAGCGCCGTTGGCCAAGTCATAGAAGTCCAGCGCCGAATCGGGCGCCAGGCTTTCGTCGATGACACCGCCGTACCACTTGAGGAATTCAGCCTTGGTGGTGCAAATCTTCATCGCCCCAACAGGCCCCTTCTCGAACATGCCGGCATAGCCAGTAAAACCAAGAGCGCCGGGGGTGATGGTCTTGTCGCCCTCTTGCTCTTCAATCCGTGTACCTGCGCCGCGAGTCGGGCCGAACCTACGAACTGCCATGTCTCATCATCTCCTATGGTGCTTCCAGCTCAAGATTGCCGCCGGTTACTATGACCCGCTTGACACCGGTGATCGTTCGGGCGTCCGTCGGGGAGAATAGCGCTTTGGCAATCCGGGCACGAAGCCTTCCAGAGTGAAGCTCCGATTGCGCTGGAAAGGTTAGCTGGTCATATTCATCGGTCATCCACAGCCGGTAGCGCTCATCCCTTGCAAGCGACACCAGAAACGGATTGCTGGCAAAAAGCGTCTTCATCGCATCTGCGAGACGCTGTTGATCCACTGCCTTGTCTGTGACCATCCTCATCGGGACTTCGATGTCAACCTGGAACAGGGAGTCCCAAGCTAGCCCACCGCCCGTGGCCTTGTTGATGACGTGCTGCATGCTTACCTCGTGGCTCTGCCCGGTCGTGACGTCATCGATGACGATGGCAGGAACCTTGTCCAACTCTGTGTAGTCTTGGCTGGTCGTCAGCGCCACTTCCGGTTCGTACAAGAAGCGCACCTGTATGGTGTTGCCATCTGGCACCGGCGTGGACAGCGTGACTTCCTTGGTGACAGGGTCGAACCCAGCCAACAAATCGGTCTGAAGGTTGGGATCGGCGGTGGCGTCAAAGGCCGAATCAGCGCCAACGATGTTGTACGGCGTCTCGATGGCGTTCAGATCCACTGTGTCAGTCGGGCCATCGGCCTCCAGCTGGTACTCTGAGATCGGCCTCACCTGCTCACGGATCAGACGCAGGAGGCTCCTGATGTAGTCCTCCTGGTAGTGGACGTCTGACTCGTATGCCAGGCGCACCTCGGTGACCTCGGGCGTGAAGGCCGGGTCATCGGTCCGGAGGTTGATGATGACTTGGATGGCTGTGTTCGACACCGGGAATGACTCGATGCCAACGTTGACTTCGGCATCGGTGTTCCACTCTGATCCAACCGGCGCTCGCCACGTCGCTCCGTCCCAATACAGGGGGGTGACACCGTCGTCAGAAAGCCGGTAGCCCAAGTGCGTCACTTGGATATTCGAGCCATCCTTTGGCGTCACGGAGTCAGCGAAGAACACCAGCCACTTCTTGACACTCCTTGGCACAGAGAGCCACGTTGCAACCTGGATGTCCGGTCCTGTGGGGTAGCCTCCGCCGGACAGCTTGAGCATCAGCTTGTTCAGTTTAGGGTGGAGCCGGGCGCCGGTCCCGATGATCACACGGCTCCGCTCGTTGTTCGTGAAGCGGAACACCTTCAAGACGCGGATCATGAGCGACGCACCCTTTCACGCATCGTCTGCTGGATGGCCTGCTGCCAATTGCGCTCGCACTCGCGCTTGAGTCCGGGATCCTTGAACGCCATGTCAATCCACCTCCGGGGCGGGATGTTGATGGCCTTGGTGCCGGGCGACAACGGAAGCCAGTGTTGGTACATGCCAAACAGCTCCTCGGCACGGCCGTGAAGCTTGGGCAGTGGCTTCCCCTCGCGGGCGCGTTCCGAGGCCACCCACAGCATGAAGAACAGGCCGCGCATCGCCTCCGTGACTCGGAGGGTGATCCCGTCGTGGACCGCCTTGCCGATGTTGTAGTCATCGCTGGTCCTGAGCACGCCCGAGAACACCTCGATGCTTTGGCCCTTGGACACATCGCGCTCGGTGATGGCCTGGAACAGCGATCCGTCGCCCACAAGCGGCTTGTCTTCGCCCTTGAGGGCGACGGTCAGGGCCGCGCTCCGCTGAAGCCCGGTCGAGCCCTGGATGAGTGAGCGCTGCTTGGCGCTCGCCCGCTTGGCGTTGATCATGGTCGCCTTCTTGAGATTCTGAGTCAGCGCAGATCTGAACGCAGGCGCCTTGAGAGCGCCACGCCACTTCTTGATGCCACGGAACTTGATCTGGATGCCTTCGGTTGCCATCACTTCCCTCCGCGGGTCTGCTTGGATGGCTGGCGATCCTTGAACCAGGCGCGCACCAGGCTGCCTCCGCCCTGGTCCGGATAGTGGCCCATCTGTTGAACACGCACCACGTACAGATCCACCTCGGTGGTGTTCGCTCCGGCGCCGATGGCCACAAAGCGGTCGGACTGGTGAATCTCATTCAGCCCGGCGGCTCGGAGGTCGCAGCGTCTGAACAACACATAGCCATCGGCGCCTTTCTGCGTGCCCGCATCCGTCACACGCAACTGCTCGTCGCTGGTCCACTTGATCTGCCCTGGAACAGTGGCCCTCGGTGAGCGGACGGCTTGCTGAATCGGTTCCCTGAAGTCATCATCCACCAGCGACTGGGCCCGCTGAAGCGGCTCAATCTGAACTGGGATGGGATGGATGAGGTTAGGCGCGGGCAATACGTTCCCTTTCTGCCCATTGTAGCTTTGCACGTTCTGACATTGCCAACAATTCTGTCGGCCCTATCTTCCTGCCCTTGCCTTTGGTGCTTTTGGCACTAGCCATCTGTTGGTGTTTTCTACTGCATAGCGGTGAATCTCCTCGCGCCAACCTAGCCTTTGCAGCAATGGACATTTTGTGCTTAGATTTTGGGGAATGTTCCAATCCAGCACGCGCTTCGGAAATGTGTTCAGCAAAACGCTTTTCAACTTCCCTTGAAGTTTTGCCCACATAACGTATTGCGTCCGTATTGGGATCAAGCAACGCATAGATGTACGTCATGGCATCAGCGGAACGACGGATGAGCAGGGGTGGCAATGCCAATGGGAGCACGGAACAACCGAAGGATTCCGAGAATCTCCTGGTCATCTGTGATTCCGGCAAGGCCCGGGGCCCGCGGATTGAGCTGGCCTCCGCTCTGTGCGTACTTCAACTTGTGTCCGTCTGTCCATTCCTCGGTGACGATGCCGCTCACTAGGGCTGGAGGCGTGATTCCCGGAGCGGCCGGGTCCTGGTAGATGGGGTGGGTGAGTTTCTCCACCACAAGTTTGCAGAGTGCTCGCTTGATCAGCAGCGGGACAGATCCATCTTCCTCTGTGTAGCCGAACGTCCCACTGATGTACTGGTTTTGGCGGCCCTTCCGAAACAAGCGCCGGCCTAGGCGGTCGGGCGCGGTGTAGATGTCGCGTTGCTCCGCCCACGAGTCCACGAGCTTGATGCGAGGATTCTGGCGATCAACTGGATAATCCCTGGAGCTGTACACCTTGTACGCGGTGGTCTCCAACGGAGCCGGGCAGTCGTTGAGGCGCAGCTCATCGATGGAGATGATGGGGACCCCAAAGTGGAGCGCATCGGAGTCGGTCCCGTCCACCCAGAACTCAAGATCCTTGGGATAGAACCATTGGCGGCAGACCCGCTCGATGAACGCCTGCCACAGGCGGATGGCCACCTCAATCATGTCGTCCGTGTAGGGCGGGTCGGTCAGACCGTAGGATCGGATGTCATCCACCGAGCAGTACAGCGGGTCACCGCCGGTCGCCCCGGAGGACACCACCGTGAAGTCCTCACGTCCATACAGGTACGGCCCGCCGGCGTAGTCTCGCCACCGCCAGATGGTGCGGTGCGTCCCAAGGTTGGCCGCCAGCGGGCATTCCCAACCGGCCCCGTCCGCGATGCTGAATGCGTACCACGCGCCGACCTGGAATTGGCCGGCAATGGTGATGATCTCATAGTCACCCGAAGTTGCCGGGAAGATCTGGGTGCCGGGGAGGCCGGCCGTGATGTCGATGATGCGAAAGCCGACCTCAAAGGGGTCATAGGGGGCCCCCTCAAGCAGCACAAACCAGTTGATGACGCTGGTTGTGTTCCGGTCGCCTCTCGCAATGGTCGGCAATTCAGATCACTCCTGACCACATGCTCTTTGTGACTTCGGGCCAGCCGGGGAGCCCCGACTTCAGCGTGGGTGTGGCGGCTCCCTGCTTGGGCTGGAAGCTGGTCACGCGCTCCACTTCTTGGGCCGTGCCGAACTCAAAGTTGCCGTCATCGTCGCGCTTGAACGTGGCCGCGAAGAATTGACAGGGAGCGTCGGTGTCCCTGCGGTACACCTCGAACACGCCGGCCGTGGAGAATGCCTCCACCATGTACACCCCAGCAGACTTCTCGGTGAGGTTGAGCTTTTTGAGCAGGAAGTCGCGGCCGGCTGCCACCAGCTTCTTGCTGGCGTCGCGCACGGACTCGCCGGTGAACAGCGGGAAGTCCTTGCGCACAATCACATCCATCTTCACGGTGTCGGTCACGGGATTGTACCTCCGGGGTCGAACGGCGTGCCGCACGACGTCAGCAATGTGTAGAAGCCTTGGAGCACTTCACCCGTCTCGGGCGCCTCGATGAGCTCCACCGTCTGTTGGTCCGTCTCGCTCCAGCCAAAACGGTCATCGTCTGGCTCGTATGTGTCCCCGTTCCTGACCAACCGGAAACTTCCGGCTGCGAACGGATCCTGCGTTGTGAACGTGGTCCTGACCCCATTCGGGGTCTCCACTAAGCGTCTGATGACTTCGGCGGACACACCCTAATCCTCGCTGCAACCTGGCTGGAAGCAAAGGTTCTCAGGCAAGGTAGGGCCATGCGGCGGTGGCGTGGAGTTTGATTGCGGTCATCGTTCAGTCTCCAGTTCCACAGCCTCGACCGCGGCCACATCCTCCGGCTTGATCGTCTCTGGATTCCAGTCCGGCGCGGCCTTCTGTTTCACGATTCCAGCCGCGAGCTCGCTGCACTCGGCAGCATCGATCGCACACTTCGGCATGATGCGCGGCTGGCCGGTGCCAGCGCCCTCGCCGTCTTGTGCTTCCCAAATTCGGAGCCCGAACACCTTGCCGTCGGCGTTCGACTCGATCGCTTCCTGGTGCTCGACCAAGAATCCGGTGGGCAGCAACGTGCGCGGATGCACCGCGGACCGCGGCAGCCCATGTGCCTTGTCCTGCGCGGCCTGCGCTGGCTCAAGCGCCTTGCGAGTGAGAGCAATTAGCTTCCTCATGCGATGGGACTCCTTGACTCGAGAAGCGCCGTGCAACTCAATGCCGGCCCCGCCCCGATGTCTTCCGAATAGATCACACAATCTCGATAAGACAGGGCCCCTTGGTAGCCAACCGTTGTCCACCGCCGCGCATTCAGGGTCATGCGATCGAGCGATATCGTCCCAACGTCAAAATCACCTGCCGCAACTTCCACGACGCCGTCCAAAACGCCGTATATCTGTGTGCCAGTGCAACGCAGTACGAGAACGTGCCTACCAACAGACAAGCCGGTTTTAATCGTAACGGTTTTGAGCGTGCCGACATTGTCTTTTTTCGACACCTCCAGCACGTTGGCAGCGGAAACGCTCAACCACATTAGGTTGTTCGCTGCATCTCCAGAATTGCCAGTCGACCAGAGAGCTTGGACTGCGCCGCTAGTTGTGTGCTCAAAAGCAATAGCTATTGTCCACGCCCGATCATCGCCGCTGAACACCGCGGCCGCCAATGCGTCAGCCGTCCAGTAGTCATCTGTCCCGTCCGTGCCACCACAGTCAAGCCCGCCGGCCCCGCCCCAGTTCGGCTGCAGCGTACCCTGATTTGCGACCGTCGCTTGCACCAGGTCATAGGTGCCGGGATTCACGAGGTTGTTGCACTTGGCGATGCCCGGGCATTCGTTCAACGAATTTGCGTCGCACTCTACATACGTTCCGTCTTGCCAATGACATTGATAGATTATTGGAGCAGCCGCTGCCTTAAAAATACACGCAGAGTCTTGCCATGACGCGATCGGCTCGCCGTCGAACCTAGTTATGCCGCCATTCACTACTCGTGGATCCCCAGTACCGTCCGAGCGCATCACCCCGGAGTGATAGTACGTAGCCCCAGTCACACAGTTGCACGCTTGGCGGGCATACTGATCCGTGCCGCCGTCATTCAAAATCTTTAGGTTCCAGTTACCTTCATACGGATCGCTGTTTTCCACGCTCAGCGTAGCGTTAGGGCTGGGCAACCACCCTGTGGTGTCGCCAGTTTCAACGTCTCCGTTAGTCAGTAGTTCCCCGGTCGGCCCCTGATAGTCAACGTCGTCCGGGTCGCCCAGGTTCCAGTGGGCGGCGACGGTGCCGAAGGAAGAGAATGTGGTACTCTTAAAGTGCGTACCGCTCCTCAACCCCGTCAAAGATTTCAGCTTGATCATGCAGATCTGGCCTCAGCAAGTGACAATTCCCAATCATATTCAGCCACAGCCAGTGGCTTGCTAGGCGGCTCATCACAACCAAAAAGCGCAAAATCTGCACTCACATTGCCATAATCTTGGACAACAACGTCAGGCCTACCGCCAGCGATACAATTGATGGCATTGTCATCGCTGACACACCATGCATGGTTTCGCATGCTACGATTGACTATGAAGTGCCAAGGTGATAACGTGCCAATCTTGAATCCAAGCCTTTCCACCCTACAGAGCCAATCCTCATCCTCTCCCCACCTTCCTGTGTTTCTGAATTCCACTTCAATGCCCAATTTAGCAGACAAGGTGCTGCCCCACAATCGCCTGTATGGACGTGTGAATTTCAGCAAACGACCGTCCCGCATTCGCATAAAGAAGCTTGATTTGCCAAGCACATCTGTGTGGCCAATAGACTCCGCCAACTCAGCAAGTCGACCGGGGCCGTTGCAATCATCGTCATCCCATGTTGCCCACCAATCACCCGAATCAGCAAGATCACGAATCGCGTTCAGCCCAGCATTTTTTGCGATTGCTTGGTGTGGCTCGGAATGAAGCAGCAGGTCTGGAACAATCCCAAACCTCTCACACGCACCGATACCATCTTTGTTCTCGATGATCGCGATCATCTTGTTCGGGTACGTCTGCTGCTCAAACTCGTGCATCACACGAGGCAGTTCGTGTGGTCGCGAGAGAGCACACAATGCCCAGATTGTCGGATTGCTACGGCGGCACATCATCCTGCCCTCGCAGTTCCAGCCACACCCGATGCGTAGTTTCTATTGCAGAATCTGGAGTGATTTGCACCAAAACATCGGGGTCACCATCAGCCACTGTGATTACTGGGTGGACGCCACCCATGGCTTTCTCAAGGCTGTACCCAAGTTCCTCAATGTTTCCACCGTTTCGGACTATCTCAATTGCACCTTTGACATACCCACCATAGTCTCCACTTGTCGCCCTTGACACCAACCAAACATCAATTCCGACCACATAGTTATCGGTGAGCAAACCATGCCCCAAGCTGTCCTCGTCCAGTGTTGCTATGGTCACCAAGGCCGTGCTTTCTGTGACCAGTGAAAATGGTCCGTCAAGTATCTTGTGTGCAGACATGATTCAAACCAATTGAACTCTATCCCCGCCTTTTTTCACAGCCCAAAACTCTGTTCCAGATGACAGTGTGTACAACCTGATGGCATCGTCTGTTGGTGCTGCTGGATGGCCCGACGCTTCCAGCACTTCAATGTACACGTCGCCTATCCGGACGATATCAGATGCGCCAGGCCCAATGTTGACGGCATCGCTTGATGGATCCTTTTCGATCATCTTGACGATACCATCTTCAGCTTCATTGAGTGCTGCTAATAGCGAATTGTCTTTGGCAAAGCGCAAAGCTCCGCTGGTCGCCACAGCTCCTGAAGCACCAATCTCCAACGCTGCGGGCGACAATATGGCCCTCAACACTGCTGCATATGCCTGGGCGCTGCTAGTGGAATACGCCAAAGCACCGGCAATGGAACTCACGGTGGGTGCAAATCCAGCAGCAGAACCACTTACCACCGCATGTTGGATGCCTCCGCCCCTAGCCCCGTGTTGAACGTCCGAAGCCAACACACCAACCTGGATGTCATCCGCGTTGACGACCACAGATCCATCCGCGTTGGCGACCACATCGAACGTCCGATCAGCACTGAGATTGCCACCACCCGTTAGGCCTGCTCCGGCTGTCAGGCTCCTAGATTCCGGGGCGCATGCGCTAACTGCAGACAAAAGAGTATCCAACGCATTGTCCACGTATGTCCCGGGCACGCTGGAATCGTTGTCAACTTGGCTGGCATCATAGTCGCTGGCGGCAGCAGAAACGCTCCCGACCCGGCCGAACACCATGGTCACCAAATTTCCCGCGTTCAGGATGTCGTTCCCGTTCATGTCGAGGTCGCCAGCCATAGCGCCGTCAACATCAAAGTCGCCAAGGATACGCACCACCGAAGCGACCGACCCCAACTGTAGTTCATCGGTTGCACCAAGTGCGGAACCAATGACCAGATGTCCGGAACCAGCTAGCCGTTCAAGTTGGTCAATCTGTAATGATTCACCAGACTTGAACTGCTCCAGTGCGCCGCTCGCGCCATTCCTCAGCGCGACTGCCATGCCTTACTCCTTGGCCAGTGGCTCGGGCACCGGCAGTTTCTTGCCCACTTGGTCGGGCGCAAACTCAGCACGAGCTTGCCCATTCTCACCCTCGATGAGAGTGATGGCGTACCCCTTGGGGAGCTCACCGGCCAGTGCGTCGATGATCTCATTGACACATTCGATTTGCGCCCGGCGCGATTCACGGCACGCCTGGTCAGAATCAACAGCCTTCTGGATTGTCGTCTTGATCCTATCTGCGAACAGTTGGAGGATGGGTTGCTTGACGCGGTCTACGGCCTCGTTGTGACGCCGATCCATAGCCTCCATCTTGTAGCGCAGACGCTCGTCCAGAACCAATACTATGGGATCCTGGTTGGCCACCGCAGCCGCCACGGATTTGCGCCGGCGTGCCGCATCGAGGTCCGCCGGCGGTGGTGGAAGATCGTCCGTCACCACGGACACCGCCTTGGGAGTCACCGGCCTTCCAGTCACCTTTGACTTCGGAGTCTCGGGTTTGGTTGGCAGGGGATTCTCCTTGGCTTCCTTGCGAGCCTTGCGAGCCGCCTCACGCTCGGATGCGTGAGGGTCTGGCTTCCTTGCTGGCGATGCCACAGCTTGCGGCTGTTTGGAAGTAGGGTTGGCAGCGGATGCGTCCCCACCAGGCTGATGATCCTCGCCAACGGGTGCGTCCTTCTTGGACGGGCGGATAGCCCGCTTGGTTCGCTTCTTGGTTGCCATGTTCCTCAGAGGATGACTTGTAGACCCAGATCAATGATGAAATCGGTGGGGCTTCGCGCCCATCCGATACGCTGTAGCACATCGCCAGGATCACTCGGAGCAGCACCGGATCCCACAGGTACGCCGGGAGTCTCGGGCGCGAACAACGCCGCACCGGCCGTGTAGGCCGCTCCGGAGATGGTGACCTTGGTCCCGGGGAGGGCGAACCGACTAGTCACGGTCCCGCCTGCGTCACCGGTCCCGCCGGTCAACGCGATGCCAACCACCCGCGAGTTGGTGTTGTTGTTCATCGTGGTTGAGGTAACCCGGCCGCTGACAGTGGACTGGGAAACCACATCTCCGGCAGCAATGGTAACTCCGTCCTGAATCGGGGCTTCATCGATGCTGCCCGCGCCGGCGGTGCTTGACCGTGCCAGACGGTTGATTGCGCCGATGAGAGATGTGGCGCCTTCCAACACCTCGCCCACGCCCGTCTCATCCAGCGTCCTGTCGGCAGATTGGCTGAGCTCGATGTTCGAACCGCCCACGTCATTGAGCTGCAGTTCGGCCGCGTCTGAACTAAGCAGCAGATTCCCAACAGTTGTTTTCAACTGGCTTGCCGCCGCCATGTTGGCTGTCAGGGATCCGTTCCCACCAATTGTGAATACTTGAACAGCACCATCAAACACCGCAAAGGCATCGCCGGAACCTTCATTGGTCACTTGTAGTCCGCGACCGGTGCAACTTGATCCCATCGAAATGTACAAGCCACGTCCACCAGTCCCCGATACAGGTGCACGCAGAATTTGCAACGTATCAGTCGCATCGGCACTATTGACAAACTGGATCTCGCCATCAGCGGCCGTCGCATTGATGGTGTTGCCTGCGGTGTATGCTGATTGAAGGTTCGGACTCCCAGCGGCGATAGCGCCATCGAGATCAGCAAGCATATCCATCAGATTTGCCGCTGTTGAGTTGGTCACACGTGCAGGATCCACGCCGATGGCATAGGAACCAGCATCCACGCCGCTGGTATTCAGATTGTATGCGTCATTATTCGGACCGAGGTCGCCAATCTTCTCCAACCACAACTTGCCCAGATATTCACCGACGCCGGTGCCAATTTGCAACGCACCTGCAGGCGATCCTAAACGCAGGTCGGCATTCAACGTCACGACATCATTGGTGCCAGATCCGAGGTTGATCTGATCGCCATCATCCCCAACACCCAACTGGACGTTGCCCTGTGCTGTGAACTGGCCGACCACCGTTTCAGAGGTGGAGACCGTCTCGGAGCCGTCCACTTCCAGGTCACCCAGGATACGGGTTAGGGCTGTGGTGGAACCCAGAACCAATTCCTCACCGACACCAAGGTTTCCGCCAACGAGCAAGTTGCCGCTTCCAGAGCGACGCTCAATGGCATCAATCCCCAAGACATCTGCCTCGGCAAACTGGCGCAGCTGACCAGTAGTGGTGTCAATCTTCAGAGCGACTGTCATTTGGCATCTCCAGAGGCTAGGCTGTGCCGAACACCTCATCCAGGTCCACATCCACGGTGGCGTTGGCGGCTGTCACGTCCTTGAACAGCGGCTTGCGCACCCGGCGCTCGCCGTTACGGTGAGTGTTGTTGGGCGCGTGGAACGCCTCGATCATTCGCTGAGCGGTCAGATTTGTAGTGGACACCACGCCGCCGGAGGGCGCAGTGATGAGTGGGCAGGCTTTGAGCGCTCTGACACGCAGCCCGCCACCCTCGGTCTCTTGATGGAAGCGCACGCGGAACTGGAACTTGCCATCACGCTCGAATGGCAGCGCGTACTTGGTGAGTTGGTAGTGTTTCTCCATCACATCCTCACTGCAAGTCCAGGAGCCAAGATGAATTCTGTGGGCGAGACGCAGATTCCAACCCGATGAATCACCGAATCGGGCGCCGTCGGGAGTCCGGCGGAGGCAGGGATGATGGCGCCGTTGGTCCCCAGGAACATCACAATGCCCGGTGTCAACCCAACGAACCCGTCAACCTTGCCTACATACGCCACCGTGGCCGTGACTGTTGATGGCTTTTCCACCACCATCCCGAGGACATTTGCGGTGGTGATGTTACTGTTGTCGGCTCGGGCTGCTTGCCCGTCGCCTGATGAGTACACAAGCTCACACAATCCCACCCCGGAGGCCACAGCATAGCGTCCGGGGTCGCTGCGAATCTGGTCTGGGGTGATGGCGCCGAGCCCCGACAGGATTGCCTTGAGGCTCGCTGTCGTTCCGAACACCGTCTCCAAGTTATCGTGCCAGTTTCCAACGTCCGGGCCGTGTATGACTCGCTTGAGCTGCGACAGGATGCCATCAAAAAAGTCAGCAAGGTCGGTCGCGCTCGATTCGATGCCCGCGATGGCCGGACCAGACAGGGTGTCGTCTGGGTTGGACGGCTTGGCAATCTGACGGAGTCTTTTGAGTGCGGGATCGGCCACGTGCCTATCCTACCGCTGCTGTCCACGTTCGGCCCGCCGTGCCATCGGATCTGCTACTCGTCTGCCCAATCTTGTCAGTGATACGCGGACCGAGGGTTGTGTAACGTGCGACATTGCCGTGAGGCGAACATCGCCTGCAAATAGCACCAGGCGCTCGCCCCCCTTGACCTTGCCGTTCGGCTCCACACCTTCCACGTGGAAGTGATGCATGCGGTCCTCACCCTTGGGAGCCGTCACACTGAATTGGTTGGCCATCTTGGCCGACACTTTGGCACCACACTCGGAGCACCTTGTGACGAGGTGGTGCGAGCCAGCCACGGTCACCGCAGTGATGGTGCGCTGGAAGCCTTCGTTGGCGAGTGACCTGAACAACTCGCGAGCCTGCGTTTCGTCACGCAAGTCCACGGTCACAGTTCGCCCGTCGCTGGTGTGTACGCGGATCATGTCGCCAGCTTCGAGCTGACGAAGCTGGCACCCAGTCTACTTGCTGCTGGATCCCTTGCTTCCCTTGCCGCTGCCTTTGGACGAGCCGCTGCCGGACGGGCCCGTGGCGGGCGGATCAGGCGGAGGGTCGCCGGGAGGCGCCGGCACGGGCTTGGGCTCCTCGGGCGCCTTCTTGGCAGCCCTTGCAGCGCTCGCTCGTGTCAGGTCCTTGTCGGCGGTGACTCGGAGCTTTGTGAACAGAGGCTTGCGGTGCTGCTTCAGCCACGCCAGCTCATCCTCGGTGAGCGTCATCGTGGAGCGCGGTCGCACGTGCAGGGCACCCTTCTGCGAGCGCTTGAACTCGCGCGTTTTGGGCTGCTCGACCTTGCGGCCTCTGACGACGACAGTCTCAGTTTCCTTGAGATCCACCAGCAGGGGGAAGCCTTCCACCTGCTGGAGAGGCACCCCGTTAGGAACGTGTACGACCACCATGGGTTCTCACTCCTCGCCGGGCTAGCTGCCCTGCGCCTCCACGATGGCGTTCACCATCGCTGACTTGGACATGTCCATGGTCAGCTCAACGCTCAGTTCAGCGCCGAGCCCGACCAACTGGCTCTTGGTCTGCTTGTTGAGATCACCGCGGTTGTAGGTGGGATCAGCAGGGCCGTCGGCATCCAGATCTTCATCCAGCTCCAGACCATCGTCATCGTCGCCCTCGTCATCTTCATTCGGCGGCTCCACAGGAGGAGCCTTGGGCATCGCACCTTCCAGGATGGCCACCGAGAAACCACCCTGCACCTGGAAGTAGCGGATGTCGGCCGCGTTGGTGACGATGATGGACTCGCCTCGGGTGAGTCTGCGCCCACGGCCATGGAATGTGACCGGGCCACGTGAATCCAACTTCACTCTTGCTCGTACCATTCCTTGGGTCTCCTTTTGGCCAATCTGAATGGCTTCAAAGCCCTAGCTTGTGACTAGGGCGGGGCGCCGGAGGGCGCCCTATGCCCTCGCTTCCCGTCAGACGCCCAGACCGACGTTGCGGACCTTGACGATGGCCGTCAACTCCTCATACTCAACCGAAACCTTGGCGGTGATGGCGTACTGGTTGACACCCTTGAAGATATCGCGATCCCTTTCGATGCGGACGTCGCGACCGATGCCGACCACCATGTTGTTCTGGTGGGTGAGCAGGATCTGCGGGCTGGAACGATAGGTAACCTTGACGGTATCACCATCACCAATCCCAACGTCCAAATTGGTGATGGTTCCAGCGGAATAGTCCACGCTGTAGTCGGTGTCTTCGGTGAATCCAGCAGCAGGAGTCTGATCCAACGTAGACACGTGAACGACCACATCAGTCACAGGACCGTTCTTGAGCGCCACGGTCCCGCTGGCGGGCAGAACAATGTGCTCGACGGTGAGCGGCTCGAACTCCCACAGCGGAACGGGGACGGCCTTGATGCCGAATGGCCCATTCCCTTCTTGTCCTCCAGCTGCCGCAGAGTCGCCCAGGGCGGTCGCGCGTGTGGAGAGCTTCTCCTGGTACAGCTGCCAGAGGTCCGGGCTGAGGAACCAGCGCAAAGCGCTCTTGTTCCGCCGGAACTTGGTGGGCATCGCCCGGATGGCCTTGCTGAAGATGCTCAGGCCGATGTTCTGGCCGGCCGCGTCCAGTACGTTCGCGCCATCCGCAAGCAAGCCCCAACCATCCTCCAGCGCCAAGAAGCTGTCGGCAATGTACAACGAGGTGGAGCCGCCGTTCTTGATGTCGCCCTCGATCACCGCCGGCGCCAGCTTGTTGCCGTTGATGTACAGGTCCTCCACATCGTTGGCCATCTGGGTGGCCATGAGACGCACGACAGTTTCCTCCACGTTGTCGCCTTCGATGTTGAGCTCGCGGAAGTTGTCACCGACCTCGAACGGCGTCATGATCTCCTTGGGTGTGAGGGTCACCTTTCCAGTGGAGATGCCCTTGCGCACGTTCGGGTCTGCCGCTTCGCGCTTGGGCACGGTGACACGCCGTCCGACACCTATCTTGTCGATCTCCAGGGTTTCGTTCCTGAAGCGGACGATGCGAGCGTTGTCCTTCAGGACCGTCTCATCAATGACGAAGTCGATAAAGCGGTCGCTCTGGGCCGGGTTGAGCTTCCCGCCCGTGGCCAAGTCATCGGCGACAATCGTTGCCTTCCTGACCAGTTCCTCGTTGCTGAGTCCCATCTTGGAATTCTCCTGTTTCTCGGTGTGTGGCGACTGGCCTGTTGCTTGGCCCTCAGAGCACTCCGGCCCAAAGGCTCTTCTCAGTCTTGTGGTTGTTGTCGGTCCCGCCATCCCCCTCCACGGAGTTGGAGGCAGGTCGTGCCTTTTCGATGGCCTGGACCCGGCCATCAAGAGTTTTGAGGGTTTCCCCAATGGACTTGAGCGTTACGGCCAGCTGGGTGGCTGGCTCGCCCTCGCCCTCGCTCTTGACGGTGGGCGTCATGATAGGATTGGCGAGCTCACGGACGCCCGACGCTCCGAACTGCGTGGTGCTCGGGGTGCGGGTTGCCGGGACCTGGCCGGGTTGGATGGCCTCGATGACCATCTTCAGTGTCTCGAATGCGCTCTGGAGTGCTGCCACGCGCTCGGGCGTGAACACGGCTGCCTTCTGGAGCATCTCCAGGGTGACGGGGGTGTCCGCCGGGGCCTCGGGCTCGCCGCCGGATGCCTTCGAAGTCTTCATGCCCGGCTTCATCCCGCTCTTCATCGGCGGCTGCCCGCCGGCGGGTGGACGGGACTCGAATTGCTTCTGAAGGCCACCCAGCAAGAGCTTGAGAGTCTCGCTGTCGGTGATGCCTGCCTTCAGAAGCATCTGCTTGAAGAGATTGCGAGGAAACTTGCCAGGGCCTCCACCGGCTCCGGCGGCCGGCTTCATCGCCTTGGCCTTTTCTGCGTCGGTGGTCTCATCAGCGTCATCATCATCGCTGTCGTCCTCGTCATCGGCCGCCGGAGCAATCGCTGCGCTCTTGGCCAGATCCGCGATGGAATCGACGATGCTGCTGACGTGCTCCATCGCCTTGGCGACAGCTTCACCATCGGCTGCGGGCACGTCCAAGGTCACACGCTGCGCTTCGCTGCCAGCCTCGGCAGGAGTCCCCTGCGTCTCGGTTGCGCTGTCGCCCATGTTGCTATCCTCCATGTTCTTGAGAACCAGAAACTCTCGTTCATTTGCCGGGCTGTCCACGGTGGACACCTCGTCCACGTCCAGCCCTAAGAATCTTCGCTTTGGGGTTCGGGGCAAAGTTTCGCTCCAGTCTTGTTACGCGGCCAGCTGCTTGACCTTGGCACGGCCACCAATAGAGAAACCTGTGAGCTTGCCGTCCTTGGCCAGCTTCCAGAGCTTGGAGTCCAGGACCTTCACCACCATGATCCAGGAGCCCTCCTTGATCACCTGCGAACCAATCGTCATGTTCGCTGGCGCCAGGTAGGACTCCGACAGAGCGAACTGGCCCGACTTGAAGACTTTGTGCTGCAGCCCCAGCTTGGTCTTGCTGTTGAACAGTGCCAAGAACTTGTGGGCAGCTTGACGGATGACTTGGGCGTCCATGATGTCGCCCTGCGCATCCGTCACCTCGGGCTGGAGAACCACGCCCGTCAGCGTCTGTTCCTCGGCATCCGCCTTCAGGATGGGGACATACAGACGCTTCTCAACTTGGTCTTTTCGGCACGGCACCTTGGCTTTGTCAGGACGAATGCCGGATCCGCCTGGGAGCCCTCGCGCCGGGGCGAGCTTGCCGCCGCCTGCGAGCGCTCCAACTCCAATCGCCTTGCCTCCGAACAGCTCGATGAGTGCCTTCAAGGCTTCGCGGGCGCGTGTCTGCGCATCGTTCACAAGACCGAGTCTAGCCCTGTGGATGCGTCGTTGGGAAGCCTACAGCGCAGAGCGTCTCTCAGGCGGGCTTCGGTGCCACACGATGTAGCGTGAGTGATGTTGACCTGTTGAAGTATGCTTCTGCGCCCTGCAGGTATCCAGGATCCCCAGGCTTCCCAGCCCCAGGGATGTCATTCAGCAGATATTCTGTGCGCTTGTCTGCGGATTCCCATTTGACAGCGCCATTTGAGTCGGACTTTCCCTTGGCAAGGACTCTGCCATCTGAATTTGATCTGAGCTCAACTCTCATTTGTACGCACCACTTATGGCAGTTTGGATGGCCTTTGTGTCAGCAGCAGACAGCCCAGCCTTCCATTCACCACCCACCCAATCCTTCGTCTTGTACAACGCAGGGGACTCACCTTCGGCGCCGGCTACCGTCCTGTGCAACGCCATGGGGTGGCGCTTCAATGCGGCCAGCCTCCCGACAACCTGCGTGGCTGCGTCTCTTTCAACGCCACTCGCCGCGAGGGCGGCCGCCGTATCAGCCAGCGATGCAGCCTCCAGATTAGCCGCCAACGGTCTGAAATCGAACATCGCCAACGCCTTGCTCTTTGACACCTCGTATGAGGCTTCACCGTTATAGTACCAGCGACGAACAAGCTGAGCTGACTGCTGCATGGAGAACCCGTTGTCTATCGCCACAAATTGCTGCTTCCCTCCGATCTTTGCCACCATGACGTTGCCCGAGTGACGATCGGTGTTCCCGATGATCACATCAAGAAGCGACATCCTCTGTGCAGAGTTGGCTGAAGCAGAAGCAATTGCTGCCGGAGATGCCATGTCCAACTCAACGGCGCTACCGATGAACTCTTGGACACTCCCGACTTCGCCGCCGTACTTGCGAAGCGCCGTCCTCGGTACAACATTGGTCCCGACTATCTGGTCAATCTGGTACGCAGCAGCCTCGCGCTTGTGAAGCGCACCGCCAACATGTTCGGTCAGAGTGGCACTCTCGCCAGCGGCCGGCTTCCACACGACGCTGATGCCGTTTTCAAGCTCCAGCAGCTCGGATGAATTCGCACCACCACCCAGTGGCTTGAAGCTGTTGACGGGAGCTTGCAACACAGCCAGTGGATCCACCGGCGGCATCGTCGCCGGTCTCCTGGCGGCAGGCATTGACCTCGGTGTCGTCGTGGGCTTCTTGGTCGGCTTCGGCTTGGCGAGCGGTTTGGCAACGGCCGGCCGTGGCTTGGGAGTCGGCCGTGGCTTGGCAGGAATGGTCAGCCGCTGTTCTTGCGCAGTGAGAGGCTTGAATGCCGTCTGCCCCGGAGCTATGTCCACGGTGGTACGGCAGTTGCTTATGAATGCTCCTTCGGCTATGATCCAACCAGTTCTGGTTTGGAGATCATACACATGGCCGCGAAATGGGAACCTCCTGACGGAAACGACACGATCCAACTCTACAAGGCCGGAAAGTCCCCTAAGTCGATTGGCCAGCTGCACGGAGTCTCTGAGAACGCTGTCGTGTCCTTCCTCAGGAGACAAGGCGCCAAGATCAGAGGCAGGTCCGAAGCAAACGCTATCAAGTGGTTCAGGGTGAAATCTGCTCCGAATAGAGTTGAATTGATCACAAGACAATGCGGTGCAGCCTGGCGTGCTGCCCGCACTCGAACAATTGGAGACAGAGAGATGATCGCCAGAGCCAACACGGCCCAAAGCAGATGTTGGACGCGCGGCAGATTCTCCAAAATTGAGGCGGCATTCAATGATGCGTTCTTGAAATCTGGTCTTCAATTCACCAGACAATTTGCTATCCACAGATACAACGTGGATTTTGCCATCCATAACATCCGATTCGCCATAGAAGTCTCCGGGGCACCGCCGAATCACAAGTCTGTCGAACGCTACAAACAACGACTCAAATACATGCTGGACAGCGGCTGGTTTGTTCTGTACGTTGAGGCTAATGCCGGTCCCGACCGCAAGCCGTTCCGTCCTGATCTTGTAGCAGACAAGATCCATGCCATTGTGAACAGACTCAGCAGAGACAAATCCTTGTACGGCAAGTACGGGGTGATTGGGCGTCAAGGCAATTCGTCTGCCGCTTTCCGTAAGTATTTCCACGATTTCACCAGAGTAGAGCCTCTTTGAGACCATCTCTACTTGGCCTTGGACTGTGGTGGATCCTGGCATGCAACGGAAGTGGAAAGGTGGAAGCGAGAAGCCGGCCGCTGCAAGCTTCCCCGAATCGGCGGCCGTGGATCGGCCAGCGACAGGCGAGACGGCCAGGATCTGTGACATGGAGAGCCACGGATGGTCACGCTTGATGTCGTCCGGGGAAGTCGCCCCGGCGGTCCGCTCAATTTGATTGACAGCGTTCTGGACCGTGAACACCTTCCCGTTCATGTGGATGCACTGGCGCGTGGTCCTGCGGTCCATCGGGTTGGACAAGACGTAGCGTGTGACACCCAAGTCCTGGAACGAACGAATCTGACCCCGGACCCTCCCGATGGTTGCGGCGTTGGCAGCCAGCCCCTCAAAATATTTGGCTTGGCTCCCGTTGAAGCCTTTGGGCACGGTCACTTTATCCAGGTTGCGTGCCACGTCATCACGCAGCAGTTTCCCGGCCTCGCGCCGGCCCAGGCCGCGCCCGACGATCTGCTCACGCGCCGAACGGCGGATGGTCTCGCTGACGTTCGCACCGTAGTGACGGCCGATCCACAACATCTGCTCATCCATCAACGCGGTGACGGCGGAAGCATCGTACACATCGAACGCCGTGGCCACTCGCGGAGTCGCCTTGGCGATGCGCGCCTGGTCGCCCAGCTGCTCGGTGAAGTTGCCGACAGTGTAGTCCAGCGGCCGCGTGATGATGCCGGCGGCCCGTTTCGTTCCCGCCTCACGACCCAACGTGTAGATGTCGATCAGCCCCTGTGTGAATCGGCCCTTGACGTCATCTGCCCACTTGGACATCACGACGTCCACGGCCGCCATCGAGGCAGCGAGGTCCCCGCTGGACATCCAGACCGCGTGCGAGCGTTCGACCGCCTGCTTTGACCTCACGCGCCACTGTGCGAGCAGGAGCTGGCGCAGGCGGTCCTCGTTGCGCGCAATCTGTGCCATCTCCGGAACGAGCAACCCTTTGACCACCAGCTCGTCAGAGATGACTAGGATGTCATACAGGGCCAGCGATGATTGGGCGCAGATCTCGCACCCAATCCACCAACCAGCGTCGGCTAGCTGATCAGTCGGCGCCGGCGCCAGGTTCATCAAGCTCACCATCCCGGGCGAGCTTGGCGCGCCATGCCACCTCTGCCGCCTTCTGGAGAGCCATCAGCTTCTTGGCCACCGACAGCAGGCTCTCATCGTCGTCATCGAAGTCCAGGAGGTCGCCGCCGGTGAGTTGCTCGATGGCCTTCAACGCCGTCACCTGCTGCCCGGGCTCCGACGCATCACCCTTGTTCTTGACGGCTTCAGCCATTGTCAAACTGAACGGCGAATCCGCAGGGAAGCCCTCCGGAAAGCCGGGGAGGTCGATGCCCAGGATGTCCTCCAGCATGGCCCGGGCGATGCGTGGAGTCATACCGCCTGTCTTCTCAGCGCCGGCGAGGATTCGGACCAGCTGCTGGTTGTCCGTCGTATTCGGGCTGTTGCTCTTGAAGCGGTGGAAGCGGATCCCCATCTCTGGGAACAAGACGCGGTTCACCACAGTGTCGAATTCATCCCGCTCGGGACTGAAGATCTGCTCGTCGGCCAGACGGCGGCTCGCTTCCGCAGTCGCGCGCGTGTAGTCATCGGAACGCCCCACGAAGATGGGTGGCAAACGGAAGCAACGCCTGATCTTGTCCTGGTTGTTTTGGCTGTAGTTCTGGAACAGCGCGTCCCGGTGCTGGTCCTTGGTGAGCGGCTGGATGTCAACCTTGACTTGCCCTCCGTCCTCACCCTCTTCACCGAACGGCTCCGCCTCGATGATCAGGAACTTGCTGTAATTGTCGGAGCCCTGGATCTGGCTCTCCACGAAGCTCTCAATGCGCTTGATCGTCCCCTCGGTGAGCTGCCCGTTGGAGGCCAACACGACCATGGACGGGATGTTGTTGTTTCTGAATGTGATGTAGTTGATCTCCTCAGCGGCCCGATCACCAAAGATGGCCAAAAGGTTCCCGATGAACCTGGGCAGCCCATATGGCGTGCGCGGGCTGTACAAGCTCAGGTGGATGATCTCCGTGGCTCTCTGGTCGCCATCGACAGGCTTGCCCTCCGACGCATAGCGGCCGTCACGCTTGTCAACGTCCCGCTCATCGCCAAAGCTCTTGTACCATCTGACCTTGTGCCCCTCGATTGTGGACAGGCTGCGACGGTGGATGGCCCGGCTCTGGACGTAGCGCCGGAAGCGACGCCACACCTTCTGTGTCTTGATCTGGACGCTGCCATCAACCTGCAATTCCAGAATCTTGCGCTCCACAAGTCGCTGCTCATCTTCCAACTTCCCGAGCCGCATCTGGTAGGACGGGATGTGGGTGAAGCCCTGAACGTCGCCCTTCTCGTTGCGCAACACCTCGAAGTAGCCGTTGCCAGTGGTCTCCAGGTCGCGCCGTAGCTTGCGCCTGAACTTGGTGAAGCTTTCCTCTGTGGAATAGGTGAAGAAGTTGGTCAGCCTGGTCTTTTCGCGCAAGGCGCGCGTCATCTCTGGGTTCGGAGCGTCAGGTGGGGCGTCACCGCCCTCCGACGGCAGCTTGTCACGCGGGATGTCGTCCAACTTCAAACGGGAGATGAACCTGAACCCGGTCCCGTCGATGTTGGTCTCCATCGCCTCCACGCACTGTCCCAGCTCGCTGTTGTGCTCCACGAGCATCGCGAGCGTGAGCATATCAAATGGGGGCTCGATGACCAGACCCTTCCGGGCCAGCGTGTGGAATGGCTCCTCGGGAGGCGCCTCGCTCTTGCCAGGCTTCGCGGTGGCACCTGTCAATCCGCTTGGGGAGGTTCCCGCCTTCTCTGTGTTGACCTCGATGACACGCGCCCGGATCTTGCGCAGAGCTTTCCGATTGGCCCCGTCTGCGCTCCGGCTGGCGCTCTCAAAGTTGACCACTTCTGCATTGCCGTCGCTCATATCACTCCGGGCTCCGTCTCGCGCTTCCGTCGCCGTCGCCTCATCTTACTCGCTGCCACCGCCAGGTCAAAAGCGTCGAACAAGTCCTTGTATCGGTGATTGGGGAATAGCACCATGTGCTCGACCAATTGGCTCTGGCTCTTGCGGAAGTACACCCGCTTGTCCTCGAACAACGCAGACAGCTTCCAGGCGCGTGTGATCTTGTCCTTGATGGTCTTGATGGCCCGCAGCGGAAGAATGGGCACATCCTCATCTTCGCGCTCCTCATCCTTCAGATTCTGATATTGGGCCTCTTGGTACTGGTTGGTCTCAATCCCCACCCTGATTGGGTCCCATCTCCGGATGTACTCGATGATCTTTGCCGTCTGGGCCTTGAACCGCAGTTGCTCCTCATAGTAGTCCAACACATAGTAGCCGGAGCGGTCCACGGTGATGCCGATCACCACGATGGCAAACTTGTCAGCCTTTTCATCCTGCGAGATGGCAAGGTCAACGCCCATGAAGATGCGCAACGCATCCTTGCGCGGCCAATCGTCCTCGCACAATTGCTGACAGTCGTCATACTGAAATATCTCACCCTTCATTGCTTCAGTGTCGCATTGATATTGAGCGTTGAAGATGATGAGCCCGGACTTGCGGAGCTTCTGTGCGAACCACGCCGGCGGGAACCGCTCGGGCCATGGCGAGCACCCGGATGCATCCAACGCCGGGATGACCTGCGTGTGCTCCTTCAGCTCGTTCGCCTCCAAGTGTCCCCACAGGTCCGCGAAGTGATAACGGGTCCCCTGCCTGTGGTGTTCTCCTCGGTGCGGTACTGCTGGATCGGGCGGCTCCAGAGTCGGGTCCAAGGTCTGGTAGTACCATGTGCGGAGCTTGTCACGCTGATGCTTCGTTCGGCTGTTCTCTTCATCCACGAGGTCATCAGACAAGATGACGTCATAGTGCTTGGACACGATGGTGCCATCGGCACCGACGCACGTGATGGACGCCTCCTTGTTCGGGATGGTCCGTGGCAGCACCTCAATCTCTTTGTTGTCCCACTTAGCAACCTTGCGCGGGTCATAGTAGGCGCCGAACACTTCGGCCAACAACTCGTTGGATTCAAAGTGGTTCTTGATCTCACGCAGGAAGCCCTCCGCATTCTGTGCCGTCTTGGAGGCGATCAGAATGCGGAGGTTGGGATTCTTGAGTAGAAGGTGGATGGCCTTGGCGATGGTGCAGCACGTGCTCTTGCCCGCTCCACGGAAAACCAGCTGTAGGCTTTCAGTGTGAAGGAACTGCCACCTCATCATCGCCAGGTGGAACGGCATGACATCGAGACCCATCACCGCCCCGGCGAGGATGTCGATGCGATTCAGATCCAGCACCTGTCGCCGGATCCACTCGTTCCCCATCTGGCGACAGTGCCGCCAGTACTCTACCAGCTGGCTGCGATCGGCTGCGTCCAGCTTCTTGATTGGCAAGACTGTCGCGACAGCGGGCTTCACACCAAGCCCTTCCACTCCACTTTGGTCGCTGCACGCTCGAACCCGGCCGACTTGAACCCGTGTAACTTCAACCAACGCTTCGCCCGGTCCGCGGTCCACAACGACACGTCGAAACGGAGCGATTGGATCTCAGCCTTCCCGGCGGTCGTGATGCCCCAGATGGCTGAGACCCCTTTGGGGGCTCCGGGGAGCTTGCCGCGTCTGAAGCGCTTGTAGCCGCCAGGTGGCTTCTGGCGAGCGGCGTGCTCATTGGGGAATGGCACGGCGCTCCTATGGCATGTAGTATGGTACGTATCCTGCTGCGTAAACAGCAACCACCTCTGTTCCACCTGCAGTGCCTGTGACTGACGGCATGATGATCAGACCATCGCTGGCAAATTCCAATTCATATGGAATTCCAGCACCCAGACCTGTGTATGTAGCAACCGGATTAGCATGGATGAACCTGCCTAGCAACGGACACCATGCCATCATCTCTACAGACACATTGGCAGTACCCAACGATGGACTATCCAAGTCGTCATCCGCCAACGGCACAATTTGGAAACACCCAGTCCTGAATCGTCCAAAATTGACACCATTAGATTTGACGGCTTGGCTCATGAAATCGTCATCCGACGCCACCAAACGTACCAACTGCAGATCCGGAGCAAGCGCCGGATTGGTGACAATGGTCTTCAACGGATCGCTCTTACGTCGACCATCACGTCCAGGCTGGTCGTAAAATGACATTGTTCACTCTCCTCAGAGCAAACGGGCATCCGCCTAATCGGCGCCCTTGACTCTGCAGATGGTAGCGCCGGTCTGTTTATTCCCAAGCGACGAAACGAACCAATTCACCGGACACGTTAAGGTCCGTGTCGGCACCCAGCGTGAACCCGTTGGACAGGATCGTGATGCCACCCGAAGTAATGATGCTGATGGTCCCATCGGTGATCGTCTTGATGGCAGAATCGGCCGCCATGCCTTCCAACCATTCGCCCTTGGCATTGTCGGCAGAGACATTGGTCAAGACCACACGCCGTGGGCGAAAGTCGATCGTCCGGATATTGAGGATTGCGCCGGTCCCGGTGAACGAGCCCACGGCCATTCTTGATACGCCTGAAGACATGCGACCATGCTCCTTGTCTGTGTGGGCCGCGGTGGCCCCGGTCTAGTGGCTGTAGGTTACTCGCATCCCATTACTTCCGCGAAGCGTTTGCGCTTTTGGCTCCCATCTCGATGCGCGCATCCAAGGCAATCTTGACGTGTTTCACAGCTGTTTGCGTTTCCAATCGGCTTCTGCGTACTCGGACTCCCTGCCCAAGTCTCTGAGCGTGTGTTTATCCGTGGGCTTCTGCAGCTTCCTGTCGCCCCACGGGAAGTAGGTGACGCCGCGCTTCTCGCCGGTCCAGACATCCGGCAATGGATACCCCTTCCCGGACACGAACTTGTCGCCGCCGTCACTGAGGCCGTGCTCCTCCATCGCCCATCGTCCCAGTTCGGTCCAGATCTCCTGCCCTGGATCGGCAACGCGATTCTTGCTCGATTGACGGTGCGCAAACACGTACTTGATGTGGCCACCGTTCGCCTCCACCGTCTCGATGATGTGGGCGATGGCGGCGCGGCCGCCCTCGATCATGTTCTTGTCCAGCCGGTCTGGCCCACGTCCTGGCTTCCAGCACGTACGCTCAGAATACCACTTCTCAACCTTCAACAGACCGGAGTGGACTGAATTTGGGCTGTCCGTCTTCAGCTCGTCAGCGTCGTTCCCGAAGCGCACCCCGCTCGGGCTGATGACGCCAGCATGGTTCCCGCTGACCTCGATTCCGACAGAGCGCCGGTTGAAGCTGTTGGCGTGCCACAGCAGCTGGTTCAGCGGCGACAGCAGGTACACGGTGGGCACCAACATCCCGTGCGGGATCCCCACGTGTGCCGGGACGCCAGCCCAGTAGCGCGCCAGGGGCTTCATCTGGCAAGCCGTCTGGTGGAGCACGATGGCGTCGATGTCGCTCCAGCTCCGGGGCCCCCGGCGGTGGCGCATCGTCTGCTCGTACAGACACCTCATGTGGACGGTGCCGGACTGGTCGTTGATCTCCTTGAACTTGCCCAGGACGGACTCCACCGTGGCCGTGATCTCTGCCTGGGTGTGAAGCCCTTCCTCGTCAACGTCCGTCCCGAGGTCGAGCGCTGCAGCTTCCAGCACCCGCATCGTCTCGTTGCCCAGTTCGCCGTCTGGCCCGAACTTGGGAAGTGGATACCCCAGGATCATCAGGACCTGCTGGAGATGCTTGACTTCCTTGCCCTTTGAGCCCAATTCGTATTTCACGTTGTAGCCTCTCTTACCCGCCGGCGGCCGGCGGAACGTTTGGATGACTTGGCCTTGGCCTTCCCTTCGGCCCTGGGTGGAAGCTCGTGGGGCGGCGGGACTGTTGGAATGGTGATTGGATCACCATAGTGGAGCGTCCCGGGCTCCAGTGACATGATGTCGCCGTCGCCAAACCGGGCGATCATCTCGTTCATGGTTCTGATCTGCCCCAAGATGGCTTTCTTCAAGTCGCCGGACGTCATGTCGGCGATGACCACGCCGGCGACAATCTCCTTGCGCTCCGGCTCTTTGCGGATGACGCCAAACTCCATCCCGCGCTGCACCATCTTGTCCACGATGTCCGAGCGGAGCCGGATGGCCCCGACCACCGCATTGTACTGTCGCGCTGAGTCCAGCTCCCGGATGAACCTGTCCAGATCCAGGATGTTCTGTTGCTGGGCGATACAGTACTCCACATACACGTGCTCGCGCGGCTTGTCGCGGGACTCCTGCGCCCGGGAGTCCAGCATGATCTTGCGAGCCTTGCGGAATGTCTCCTCATCACAGCTGTAGGTGGACATGATGTCCGCTTCGGAGTCGCCGGCCACCATCCTGTCGTAGATGGTGACGGCCAGTTCCAGCAGCTCGGTCTTGGTCAGGCCCTTTGCCATCGAAGGGATTCTATCCCTTGCACATGGCAGAGGCGACTACCGCGGTGCGTTCGCTCGCCGGGAGCGTGAGAAGCGCGTGGCCTATGGTGGCCCCGAGCGAATCGGATCCGAGCACAGCGCCATAGATCCCCTCGCGGATGGAAGCGTCATCCAATTGCTGCTCGCCGAACAGATACGACGTGAGCGGCGTGCTGCGCCCGGGCGCCTCTTGATATGAGTGGATGAACGTTGCCAGGTCATCACGGGCCACTGACCAGGTCTCCAGATGTGCGAACCTGATTTTTGCAGCCATGATGGCGTTGGCCTCGCGGAGCACGGCAGCCCTCGACAAGCACCCGTCCGGATCCAGTGAGTAGCCGTACTCATCGGTACGCCTCGGGTTCCCGTCCCCGTTCACCTCGCCCTGCCATTCCCCGTCATCTGTTTTGAACACTAGCACCTTGTGGTTGTTCATGTCTCTAGCTCCTTAGCAAGATGCTTCGGAATGCGGCTGGATGCCGCTACCCCAGTCAAGCGTTCCGCATCATTGCGGGACAGCCCAAAGCGTTTCATCGACAAACTGTGGTTGCCGGATGTGAGCAGAAGCCTCTGGACGCGGAACGCCAACACAATCATTGCGTCTCGCATCGCTCGTGCGACGACTGATTCAGACACACCAGCTCGCCGGGCGAGCTTCGCGTTGCTCATGCCGCGCTTGCGCTTCAACCCATACAACTTGTCACGCCGCTCCGGCGACAGGGCCCGCCCCGGCTTCTCACGGGAAACCAAGTTCCCGAACGGGGGGATGTCGCCCCACGCCTTCCCTATGGCCAGGTTGTACACCGCTTGGTATGACACACCAAGCTCACGGGCCAGCGTTGTGAAGGACTCCCCCTTCACGATGCGAGCCTTGATTGCCGCTACTGATTGCGCTGTGAGCTTGGTGTTCGGTGCATGTCGTCGATTCCCGTTGTGATTCCCCATGACCCAGTCAGATCAATTCACGCTCCGGCTCCGTGTCTGTTGTTTGGCGATGGCCTTCTGGATCTTCTCAGTGGGTGTCAACCCGGTGATGCTTCCAATGCCGATCCCACCATCCCCGCAGGTGTGGAGTGTGACTCGCGAAACCCCATTCGCTTCCATCACACCAGATCCCGACATCAGTGGCAACAAGCTGCTCGCCTCCGCCTCGAAGTCCAGACTGACGAACATATCGCCGCAGCGCGTGCAACGATAGGTAGGGTGGCCCTTGCGGCGAGCCAGTCCTTCCTTGTCAGCCATCACGCTATTCCGGCGTGATGGTCTCCGGGGGCAGCACGAACAAGTCGCCCTCGGTTTTTGGCACGGATGGTTGCCGGACGTGCTTCAGGGGCCCCTCGTAGCTCACCAGCTTCCACAGCTCAGGATGCTGGTACATGTCGGCCAACTTGACCACGTCGTTGCTTCCGTCCTCGTGAACCAAGATGGCCTCGTTGGAAGGGAACTCACATGTCTGCGACGGGTCGTGATGTTCATCGTTGTGAACGTGCTTGGAGTTGGCGTGGATGATGTCCTGCCAGAGCTTCATCAGCCCCGGGGAGTGCGACGGGGCGCTCGGATCGTGCCACCCATAGTTGAAGGCAGTGGCGTCGCCGTACCGTCGTGGATCCGTCGCCATCTGCTGCGTCAACGTCCACGGCTTCCCTACCGTGGAGACCAGACCGACCTTCTGGCCCGGAGCCACGGCGTGAACAATGGCGTTGTCCATCAACTCCGAATGGCGCTGGTCGGTGGACAACGCGCAGATCTTGCCGTCAATCCGAGTGATAGGTTTGAGCTTGGTGTCGGCGCAGCGGTGACGCTCATCGGCAGTCCGCGTGGTGTGGAACACGCCGCCCACGAGGTCCGCGATCTGCTGCTGCTGCTTCGCGGTGACGCAGAAGCGGATCAGCTGCCCGTCGGGCCCGGGAAGCTTCATGGCGTCTGCCATGAGCATGATCAGCAGCTGGTCGGCATGTTCCGGGTGGTGGAGGGTGATCCGGACCCAATTCCAGACGCCCAGCCCTTGCCGAACCATCTCCACGGGGTCATCGAACACAGAGTGCTTGCTCATCGGTTTGCCTTTCGTGCTTTGCGCACCCGCTGGCGCATGGCGCGCTTGTCTTTTGCCGCTTGGGTTCGGCGGATCTTCCGATTCCTCACTGCCAGCTGGGCATCGGTTGCGGCCTGTTCTTGTTTTGCCAACCTGGCCTTCTCATCGTCTGTCACAACGGGCGCCAGGGCATCTTTTGTGTGCATCTATCGCTCCTCAAACGCCATGAGGTCGGCAATGGCGGCCCAGTATTGAACCCGCCTGGGCAAGCGTTTCGCTGTGGCGTGGACGAGTTTGTCCTTGGCGGTGTCCAACCCCTGTCCGTGAACGTCCAACGGCTTCTTGTCAGCCATTGGCGCTCACCTTCCGTCGCCGGCGCCTCCACCGGCGCTTCGGGCTACTGGAAGGGCCTTTCTGTGCGCACTCGGCGCACTTCCGCGGATGGTCGGGGCACTCATCGTCGATGAACGTGCCACACTCCTCGCAGAGCATCCCTTCCAAGATCATGTCCGCAATCTCACCCATCCGCAGCATCCTCCGGTGGCACGGTGTCGGCATAGGCTGGAACGACGTTCATGGTCCAATAGCCCAACGCCAGCTCGTACATGGCACTGCTGGAGAAAGGCGAGCCCCACCCGATGGAGCGGTTGAGGAACAACTTGTACATACAGTACAAGCTCCCGGTCGGCCCGGTGTCTTGGCTGATCAAGTTGACCGCCAAGCGGCAGAACGCCTGGATCTCACGAGCGGCCCAAATGGCCGGGTCCAATGGCTCGATGCCCGGAACGGGCTTGGGCCACTCGTGACCTTCCGTTGCCAGCGCATTGCGGAACCGTTCAACCGTCACTTCATCAGCCTTCTGAATCATCGCTGTCCTCATCTTCATGTGGCCACAACTCCAGTGTGTCCCCGGTTGCCTTGCAATCCAAAGTCAAGTTGTACTCCAGATCACTGATCTCCTTGACCATCGCCCGGATTCGCGTGTGGTCAACGCCTTGGTGTGCCATCACCAGGACGGCGCCCAACTTGGCCGTGATCTCTGCCCACGCGCGCGCATCCTCCGCGGCCTGTGACGTCGCCAGTCCGATTCCCTTGGTGAGGGTGTTGATGAGGGTCCGCTGAAGGATGGCTCCGCCCTCGGGCTCGGGCTCGGTGATCTCCCTGGCCTCGCTGACACACCCGTCACAGATGCAGACGTTGCCCATGCCTCGGACCATGCGACCAGCCTGGGTGCTATCCTTGCCACAGAATGAGCAGATGTGCTCGCTCACAGCGCCTCCAACCACAGGTCGAAACAACACGGACATCCGCACCCGCTGTACACCAGTCCGCCACTCGCTGAATTGACTTGGACCTCATAGCCGGGACCGCTCCGACGGTGACGCATGTGCCATCCGCGCGGCAGCTCATACTTCGTGGACATCTCGTCACACGAGTGAATCACCGGGCCGCGCCGGCGCCCTTCGGCAACGCGCTGGTACATCTCCGGATGCTGCCACTTCACCCAACCCACGATGGCGCGTGACGCCAAGTTCCTGATAGCCTGTCTGATCATGTGCGCCTCTGATAGGTGCCCTTCCGTTTGGGACGGCACTCGGGACAGCTGAAAGGATACTTGCGCTTGCCCAGGCGCTCCGACTTCATGACGGAGCGGAGGTGGATGCCCTGGTCGATGAAGGTCCCGCCGCAGTCACACTGGCAGTGCCACCGGGCATTCCCGCAAGCGCTGGATGCCTCGGACGTGACCACCACGCGCCCGATGCGGACGCCCGCCATGTCCATGAAGTTGTAGTTGCGGGTTCCCGGCTTGAGGCTACGTGCCATAGGCGGGCCGGCGGGAGTCGAACCCACCGTGCGACCATCACCCGCTTTTGTAGAAACAGATGAGCTGCAGCCTCTCTGAACAGATGCAACCTTGCCGCTCGCGTCACGTCGGAACCAAGCATCTCACGTCGGAACCAACCATGCCATTGGCGCTACGTTCCAACCCGAAGCAGCCTCACCATTCCCTTCCAGCCTATCCTGTTCCCTGCTAACGCTTGCCGCGCTGATCCACTCCGAAGCAGCCTCACCGGCGCGCTCCGATCAATTCCAAACTACACAGTTCACACGACAACGATGCCATTCTGGACACAACACCACCAGACAATTCCAGAGCAGCCAAACAGCCCACGACCAGTCCTCTGACCTCCAATCACGGCTATTCTCCTCAGTAGAAGACCAGCCTTGTCCGTAGCAGCCAAGCCACACACGACCAGCCCTCTCAGATCAAATCGCGACCAGCCTCCTCAACTGCGTACCATCCTTGTCCGTAGCAGCCGATCCGTTCCGTGGGCAACTCGTGCCCTCATGCGGCCTTCGTGTACTCGGCCAGCACCTCGTCAATGGCCTGGAACAACCCGGGGAGCCGCCCTCGCAGCTCGCTGTAGCGCCCAGCCCATTGGCGAAGTCCTTGCGCTGCTTCGGCCATGATCTCGTCTGCCAATTCACCGCTGCGGACTTTGGTGATGGAAACGTACCCACGACGTGGGCGCTCCTCGCCTGTGTCAATTCTGACGCTGATCCACTTGCGGCGTGTCTTCTTTCCACCTCCTTTGATTCTGACCACGATGCGGCAAGAACGAACGACGGCACGGGCCTCGGTCTCCCTGTGCTTCTCTGCTGCTGCATCGTCTGCCCAAGTGAAGCACGGGTGGAGTGGTGACCTCGGATCCCTCGCCGCTTCAACGATGGCGGCCGGGGACAGGTCGCCGTCACGGCGCTCGATGGCCTCCAGGGCCTCACCGACCTTCTGCGCATCGGCTCGGCCCTTGAAGCGCGCCGTTATCCACCTGAAGCGACTCACGCTGCCTTCCCGCGCCGAGCCTTGCTAGGCTTGGAACCCTTGGTCTTGGGAAACAGGTTGGCAGGGATGGACACGCCCTCTTCAACCCTGAAGCGGCCCCACTCGCCGCCCTTGGGCTTGCGCCATTCGCCGATGCCCTGGTGGAAGCCGGCGCGGCTGGCCAACGCAACGATCTGTTGTGGCGTCACGAGGGTCGGATCGTAGGTGACACGGACCGGGATGCGCCAGTTGCGATACTCGGGCCGATAGGCCAGCGAAGCAGTCCCGGAGCCACGGCCCGCTCGACCACCCACACGGACGACATCCTCACGCATCGTGGGCTCTTCTGCGTCGTGGAAGATGGGGCACAAGAACTCACCTCCGTTGACGGTGAGGCCGGCCCGCACCTTGGTTTTCTCCACACCATCCAGGAACGTACACTCATCCACGAGTGCGTATTTGATGGTGACCGCCGGGAACCCGTCCTGACCGCTCTGGAGACGATACCGCGCTGCCATGAAGCGCTCACGGCACTCACGATTGTACGAAGCCTCGTCAGCGTGCTTCTTGGGTTTGGCAGTCCCGAATCGCGACCGGCGCAGCTCCTCAGCAAGCTTTCCGACCATCGAATTGACCACGAGGATGCTGGTGCCGACCAACGTCAAGTCGAACTCATGCGTGATCACTGGGGTGATCACCACATCCACGCTTCTCTGCTTTTTACTCTCCACTTTTCTTGCAGCCATTTGCTGATCTCCTGGTTGTTGTTTCTTGATTCCCCTTACTGAATCGGCCAACCCCGCGCTGAATTCTTACACCAGATGGATGTCGTCATCGACGATCTTGCCCGCGCGTCGGGCGATGTTGATCGTCATGAAGGTCCCGGAGTGCTTCCGCTCGCCGGTCCAGAACGCAATCATGCGGGTGGACACCTCAACGATCCTGGTGTTGCGCTGACGGTAGGATGACCGCCGGGGCATGTGGATGAGTTCCATGGAGCGCTCCATGGCCTCGCCGGACACCTGCCGTAGGAGCCCGGGAACCACGCCGATGAGTGGAACCTTGGGATGGTACTTGTGCACCGCCCTGGTGATGTACTCGTCGCCACCCCAGCAGACGCCCGTCACGAAGCAGTCGGCCTCCAAGTCGCGGACCACCCTGTGGACGCTTCTGAGATAGCTCACGCCCCCTTTGTTCTTCGGCTCCCGAGACGCGGTGAACCCGATGATGACGGCATCCTTGCCCAATTCATCTAGCAACCCCATCACACCACCTCAACCTTGGTGTGAAGCGCGGCGTGGATCACCACGTCCGGCGGATGGTAGCGGCAGAACTCGCGCGTGGCCTTGACCGCACGCTCGCTCCCGTCGGTGCGCTCCAGCAGCACCATCTCAGCGAGGGCCTTGTTCAGCTCCCTGCTCTTGGCCCACTCATCTTCAGCGTGTCTCCGGCGGGCCCACGAGCCCAGAAGCATGGTTGCCAGGGTGATCGCCACAACAAGTAGGAATGTGTCCATCCCTACCCATACTGAATTTCATTAGGTCGCGCTGAACGCTACAATTTCGACCCAGAACTCAGCATGGGCGCCATCTTTCAGCGGGCCGCCCTTGGCCAATTCCTGCTTGCGCTCGACCTTGAACCCCTCCCTGCGGAGCGCCTCACAGAGGGCATCCGCGCACTCGCCCCGAGTGAACCGCACGCCGATGATGGCGCGGATCATCGCAGTGCTGCGCGCCATCTCATTGCGCATCACCTTGAGCTCCAACAAGAACTCACCCACCTCGTGGGCAGCCTCAGCGTCCAACGTTCCGTGCCCACCAGGCGTTCCCCACAAGTGCCTGTTGCGGGCCGTCGCCCGGGCGCGCATCTCCTGGATCACCTCATCCAGACGGTCCTTCGGATCGTGTCTGTGTCCGTGCAACATGGGATACCTCCAGCCTGGGATTCCGAGCCTGTTCAAGTATAATCACAACCCAACGCAAAGTCTGAAACTTCTGTGATTGGAGCACACCCCATGGCGCTAAGCGATGATCTGGTCATGAGCATTCAAAGCACGCAAACCAGAATGCTTGAAACACAGGCTGATCAGGGGAGGGCAATCACAGAACACGGAAATGGAATCGTTAGATTGAGCGAATCACTAAAGACCATAGATTCGCGTGTACTCGAATTGCACCAAGTGGTGGTGAGTGGCGGCGATGGCAGACGCTCATTCGCATCCAGACTAGACGAGTTGGAACTGAAAGACCGTGCATATCACGGATCGTTAAAGCCAGCGCCCAAATCAGACAATAGGAAGATCGCAACTTGGAAATCAGCGTTGGCCATTGTGACTGGATTGATTTCAGCCTTTGGCGCCGGTCTTGCTGCTGCCACCCAGTTCTAGTCTTGCAGGCTTCGTCGCCTTCAGCCTAGATAACAACGCATCCGCGTGGACAACCGCGAGTGTTGCAAACACTTGGGCTTGATCCTCTGCTTTGTGCGTTTCCTCAAGGCTAATCGGGACAATGACTCTGACTTTGGCCATGATGCGATCATGAAACATCGCTGCCAATTCCAATCTTGTTGTAATCTTCGTTTTTTTCGGTTCCATCAACACACCACATCCCCTACAATTGGTTGTTTGGATCGCTCTTCAAAAGCCCTCTGTAGTCGCCCAAGTTCAACAATGCCAGACGAACAGACTCATAATCCGCATCGTTCAGCACCTTTCCATGGTTACTCATGACTTCTGCCAACATGTTGGACGCCCAACGGACCGCGTGTGAAACAATTTCCAACCTGGTCCCAATCTCCACTAGGCACCTCCATATCCACCAGCTCGTTCCTTTTCCACTGTTCACCTCCTGTCAATTTGTTGGTCGCTTCCAGCCGTCTTGCACCCTGATCTCCATGATCTGTTCCATGGACAGCTCCTCGGGCGGGCCCTTCCACCCCTTCTGCTCCATGTAGTCCAAGATGAACCGACGTCTCCCGTCAACGAGACGTTGTGTGGCGCCAGCCTGCTGCTCGTCGGCCATCACGACGCGCCCAACGCCCGGAATGTGGACTTGCCTCGACATCGCTACCTCTTGTTCAGCTTGTGTTTCCGCAACGCAATCGGAGCATCCTCCGGGCCGCGCCAATAGGGCTCAACGAAGATGGCCTTGCGCAGCGACGAGCCGGGGCCGTGTGGCTGGCTCTTCCAGTGGCCACGCACGAAACTCTGGACATCTAGCTTCTTGCCTTCGCCCAACGAGTATGCGCGGACAACCTTGCGGAAGTCGTGAGAAACAGGCTTGACAAACCGGAACCGCCTACACACAGGAGGGCCCCTGCGAGTGGACTTCCCGTGCCCCTTCCCGACCGCGCTGTAATTCCGCTTCTCGGACATCATCAGCGCGGCATTCAGCAGCAGGCGCCTCGCCATCAACCCGTTCCTGTCGTCGATTCTTCCAACGGGCATGGAATACGGGTCTGTCTGATCACGCAAACCGTGCGGATCATCGTCGCCACCACTGTGATTGGCAAATTCCATAATTGTCGGATAGATTCCATCCATGACAGCTGACATCAATCCACCTTCAGAATAGGCGTGGAAGATGAACAAGTCGTTGCCATTCGTGCCAAACGAATGCGTGAACATCGCATTCCGAACAGGGACGGAGCCCTGCCCATCTCGCGCCGACATGTGGATCAGACCGGACGGTACATCGACCATGAACGAGTGGAATGGGAAGCGAATCTCGGAGACCACATCCTCAACAAGTCGCGTTGACAGCATGGAGGCTGCTAGGCGGTGCCCAACCTCAATCGTCGGCATCGCTTCATCGTACCAAGCCGCCCCGCTCAACACCTTCAGTGTGGAGTGCGTGCTGGTCAACGCCCCTTTCACGATCTCATACACCAGCTGGATCGCTTGGTCAGCGCTGAGCTTGGGTTTCAGCTGCATCAGCTTTTTTGATGCTTCGACCGAAACCACACCCAACCGCTCTGACATGTCCTCCGCGCCGGCCTTGGTCAACCCGTACAGGACGGATCCTGCATGTCGCACATCGTTCGGGCTCAAAGCGTCCGCCACGCACCAACAGACCGTCACGCTTGCGTTGATCACATCAATCGTCTTCATCACATGGCTCCCGACACAGTTCCCGAAGTAGCTTCGGACAGCACGCGCACGAATGCGTTCTGCGCAGGCGGCGACAACGACCCGCCCATGGTCGCATCCAGCAAGTCCGCAATCGCCACAGGCACATTCTCAAAGTATTTGATGTAAGTGAGCATGATAACCTTGAGGCCATGTTCCCTCAAGGGGGTGAACATGGCATCGGCCGTCAGGATGCCATGCTGTGGGCTGGGTGTTCTTCTTTTTGCCATCACCATCTCCTGTCACCATAGTTGCGGCGGAGATGAAAGTGGCGGGCGCTTCCTGGCTGCCAACTCCACCGCTCTCGAAGCATTCAACATTCCACGCGCCATCTCCAACGCTTCCCTCGTGCGACCATTTTCCAGTGCTTTCCAAACGGCCCTCCTGCCATCCCAGAACACAGCCTGTTCCTCATCGGTGTAGCGCGTCCGATTGAAGTGGGCCCGAGTCGCAACGCGATCAACAGCCTTCGTCAGCCTGTCGACAAACGTCGCTCGGCAACGCTTGCAGTAGGGAAGCGAGCCGGGAAGCTCGCTACAGTCTCCGCACTTCGCACACTCCCAAACTTGAAGATGGGATAGCCTGTGCCTCAGCTTCCGCAACGCTGATGAGCAAATCTCCTCTGCTCGGGAGCCCGTCACCCCGAGGGCATCACCAATCTCTTTGAATGTCTTTGCACGCGATGGCCCGCAGGTGGAAGGTCCATCGTGTTCTTGGGTGGTGTCGTTTCGTTCACCGGTGCGCCCCACATACTCCAACGACACCTTCCGGTCTGGCCCACCGAACATCTCCGTTGTGCACCCAGCAAAAGCGCCACCCAGCTCCTCAAGCGCCCGATGGGCCCGACCGGCCTTCACCTCAACAGAGTCCTCATACCCGGGCCACGGCTCGTTGCCTAGCAGACGGCAGTCCGCTCTGTGCTGGGGCATCGTCTTGCGTGCCATCCCCGACTAGTACAGCGTCTGGTGTTCCGTGGCTGAATCCGAACTTGGCGAATCGGGAGGTGGTACAGCTCGGGCTCCGGGGTGCAAATGAAACGGCGTGGGTGTGGGTCCCTCTTGCCGGTTGGACAGTTGTGGGATGGGACCTTCCCATCCTTGTGACCTTGTGGCCTTGGTTCTTGTGTTTTGCCGTGTGGCGTGGGTGTTCCCCTGACCAGGTTGTTCTTGCAGTTTGCATTTGGGGGTTTCGAGGATTTGCGCACCCGCAGGCAGTCACACATTGCCACAACCGACCCACAGGCCGCGCAAATTCATGCAGTGGGGGGGAGGGTTGTTTTGAGAGGTGGAGGGCCACCCCGGTTTTGACCCACGGTCCCTGCAGGCTCCTTGCTCCGCCGAAAGTTCGGAACATCCACGCCACACGCCGCGCTCCGCCACGGTCCCTGCAGGCCGGAGGTCTTGTGAGGTGTAGGCGCAAGCTTGCTCAGCATTGCAGCTTGTTGTTGGTGTTGTGAGCACACGTGTGCGGGGGTCACACGCCCACGCCACACTCTGCAAAGGATCAACACAAAACAAATCCGGGCCGAGTCGCTCTGACTCCACAAAGGGTTATCCTTGCAGCACCTTCTTGCTAGACAAGCGCACGGCGCCCTACCGCTCCCTGTAGAACTAAAGGGGAACGACACGGACAACACAACAGGCGCTCCCACGCGCCGTCTCTCCCTACCTCCCGGCTCCTATTCCTACCGATTCGGGGTTGGTGATGTTGTTCACAGCCATGGGGCAGGCTGCAAAGGCAGGTTGGTTGCCTATCGCACCAAAGCCGAATCAACAAACATCCCGCTTTTGTCTAACAATCTTTGTCATATAGGCTGCAAAGCCCTACTGGGGCCGCGCCGATGCCAACTGCCAAAGGCTGCTGGGCTTGGCTTGTTTGCTGTCTGGGGCTCTTCCAGGACGTTTACCGCTTACCATTAGGCTCTGGAATGAAGAGCTGTTGGCGGAGCAGGCCCCTGTAGCAGGTAGGGCATAGGCTCCCCCACTTGCCGTCCGGTCTTGCCGTGCTACAGCCGTCACAAACCTCTACACCGCACAGGTCGCAAGAGTAGCCCGCACAGGCCGAGCAGGCTGCCGTCCCGCACCCCTCGCAGGTATGAGGCGCCCAGCCCGTCTTGCCGCAACTGCAACAGCGCACGACCGAGGCCTGCTCATCCATTAGGCTTTGGAACGAGGCAATCAGGACAGGTCGGTTGCCTCGATGTGGATGGTGGCTGTTTGCCCTTTCGGGGTTTGGTCGTCCTTCACAACGTCAGGCATGTCGAATTCCAAACAGCAAGATCGCTCGCTCCACGACCTGCTTTGCCTCGGCCGGCGTCCCACGCTCCGGGGCTGTCCACCAGTTGAGGTCCCCATCCACGAGCAACGGTGTGGCGCGGCCGTCCGCTCCCCAGTTCACCCGACCTAGCATGGCGCCGTCCTCGTTGACAGCCATCTCACTGAAGTCTCCGTCCGGCTTCCAGACGACCCTGTACGCTGCTTTGCCTCGGTCGGACAGAGCGATTCCGCTCATGTCGATAAGGGCGCCATCCATGAAGCGGTCCGGACCCTGGCCTGCCTCTTCAACCAGACACTTGACCTCTTGGTATACTACGTTGCTGACTTCAAGCGTCGCCAATGTGTACGTGTGCCTCATGGCCCGTCTCGCCCTTTCGGCTTTCCCTGTTCCTCATTGCTATCTCCACAATGACAAAACAAATGTAGATGCCGAGGCAAATCCAGTCGATGAATCCCACGTCACCGAGGCTATCGCCTTTTGCAGCAGCTGCCAAATGGTCTGGCTCTTGCGTCGATGGCCCAACCTACGCGTTCTTAACGTTTGACAAGCAGGGTGGCGGCTCGTGCCGTCGTTGCTGATCTCCATCCGGCCTATCTCGGTGACCGGACCCGTTATTGCTGAGTGTAGCTCCACCTTGCTCACGGCTCCCATCCTTCCGGAGGCACCCAACCCTCCTTCAGCGCGACTGATGCCCAGCGTGGCAGAGGGTTGGAAGCTAGCGACAGCGCTGTGTTCAGCTGTCGCATGGCCGCCCGGGCCTTGGCCTCGGAGCTGAACTTCCATGTGCTTGCACGCGAGTCGCGCTCCATGTCGTTCGCCTTTGCAAACGACTCCATCACGTCATGAACGATCGCCAATTCCCTATCCCGTTTTACCAGGTCGCCCTCTTGCCCGACTTGCATCCCCTCGCCAGTGTCATCAGCCCACCAAGCGATGTAGGATTCAAGGCCGTCGTGCTGGACTGCCAGGTGCATGCCGTCGCTGTCGTACTGCGGAGGTCGCTTGGCGCGCTTATGAAGGAGAGCCCCGACTGCCGCCGCCAGCTCCCGGGCGAGTGTGCTCTTGCCGACGTTGATCGTCGGGTTTTCCAGGTGTTCTTCCAACGTGAATGAACAAGGGCGCTTCCCTTCCCACCACGCGATTGCTGCTTCAATGACCAGCTTCTCAATGCTTTTCATCGTCCTTGTCCTTGATCTTGACGGCCCACGTTATCTGCTTGCCGCTGTCCAGCTTTTCCCCATAAAGCATGAAACGCCCAACGCCTGATGTGTTAATTGGACCAAGTTGTCGTAGCTTGGTGCGGTCTGGTTGTCGTTTGGCCTCCACCGGGCCTTTCGTAGCATGGTAGATGAACAGGCGTTGCCCGTCTGTTGGCTTCGGGTCTGGTCCTGACAACGGCTCGTTCCCCGTCACCTTCCCATCTGTCTCGAAAGCACATGAAGCAAATCCGACCTCCGGACCAAGGCGGCCGGCCGCCACACTCCACGCCTCGTAGGCAGTTTGGGCCCATACTCGCACAGTCCCCTCCTGGTTGCCACGCTTCCAGATCTTCCAATATTTGCCATCGAGTATCGCCTGATGGTGGCTGATGTTGCGAATCCGACAGAAGTCCAGCAAGTCAGTGGGTTCGATTCCATGAGAAAGGCACAGAGCCAGATCCTCCTGCTTCATCCCAAGCCGTTCCCATTCTTCTTGCTTTCGCTTCGTCACAGTCCTTCACCTCTCGTGATGTGGAACTCCATCATGTCATCGCCGGGGATGCGAACCGCTTTCAACTGTGTGCGTTCCCGAGGCCCCTTTTGCGCATCACCATATTCCACACACCAACTGAGCTTCCCGCTTTGCCAAGGTTCTGGCATCTCCACCACATCTGGATCCTCCCATCCTAGCATGTCAAGACTCTGCTCTAGCATGTTCTTGATAGCAAGCCTGGAGTCGGGTATGGACAGGTCAATCACGCGCACCTCGTGGCAAACTGATGTGTTGGTGCGGATGTCGCCGCCAGCCCGAAGTCTCGCTCTGATCTCATCAAGCTTCACAACTTTCAACCTTGTCAGGGAAACGTGGGATCTCCACGTGGATCGTGGCGCTGGAGGCGACAACGCCAGGTGGAATTTGCGCGATGCAATACGCTTGGACGCTTCGCTCCTCAATCATGATCCTGACAAGCGATGCTGTGGAGTCCACGATACGCCCTTCAACGTGGCCCTCCGTCCAGCCACGGGTGGCAACAGCTTCTTGGACGATGGCACGGCAGATGGCTTCGGCGTGCTCCTTCAATCCGACCCTCTCGTGAAGCGCGAGCCCTTCCAGTGTCCTCAATCCTCGCCCCGCCATGGCCTTGTCGATCTCAGCCTGAAGCCCATCCTCTGTGATGATCTTCAACCCGGCCGTCCGTGCTTCCTTGAGCTTGGAACCTGGCCTGTCGCCAGCGACCACATTGACCCACAACTTGGAAACTGCCGCCCTGACAGCCGCTGGCACGCTCTGGTGCACGCCGGCTCCCATGGACACGAGATCCGCGGACACCTCGTCATGCTTGCGAGACAGCACGCCGGTGATAATGAAGTGTCGCCCTGCTAGCAGCTTCCCCCTCGGTGGCTCTTCACCCAAGGCCACCACCGCTGGTTCTGCCTCCGCCTCAATCCTCGCCCGGGGCCGTGCCGCCGCCGGACGGAACGTGGATCGTCCCGTCACATCTTTCCCCAATTCCATGCCAATCGCTGAGATCGGCGGGAGACCGAACACGATCACGCCAGATGCGTCAACCAATCCGTGCCCCGAGATGGAGACTCGACATGTGTATGAATCCACCCCGGGAGCGCCGACCGTGACCCCGATGTGGGTCTCATCTGTGAACATGTCCCAATCTTGCTTCACATCACGGATCGTGGAATCAGCCGACCATCCTGCCATCTCGAAGGCACGGCACCATTCGATAGGTGTGACGCCCGTTTCAGTCGCCCTCCGGAGGGATTCAAGTGATGTTGTGACCCGAATCAACCCACTGTCAACCGGATCCGGAAACATGAACGCCTCCAAACCAACAGATTCTGACCCAGTCACCGCCGGAGGTCGGGCGGGCTCCTTTGGCAGCCCCTGAAACCGCGCTCTGAGCTCATCCAACTTCACGTCGCCACACAGGATTCGCTAGTCTGGTTGGTCGCCTTCATCATTGCGGTGGTGTCCGGCGTCACTCTACCGATCCTCCCCACCCCTTAATGAATCAGGTGCCGAACCGCTGACGCAACGCCACGAGCAAGCCGGGGCCGTCCTCCATGGCCGCTTGTGCTGCCATCTTGTTGGTTTCGTCGCGGATGGTCTGGGCTCAGTCGCCCTCCGCTTCAATCCGTTGCATCTCATGCTCTGAGTCGTCAAGACCAAGGTGCCGATCGTCGGCCGTCGTGACACGAGGCTGTGCGACCTTGCCACGCTTGGCGTTCCGCCTGGACGCTACCCTGGGACGGACCACGCCAAGCACCTTGGAACACTCTGGCCCCAGTCCTGTGGCAAGGCTCTCAGGGACCGTGAGGCGGTGCCCGCACTTGCCACAACGCCCCTCGTGCCAAACCTCGCACTGGTCGAGCGTGTTGGAGGTCCCGCGGAGCGCCGCATGAAGATTCCGCCAGAACCACGTGAACAGTTGAACGCTCGGTGCGTCAACGCCGGCCCTCGCCTTGGGACCTCCGTGGACGAAACGATCCTGTCTGTCCAGGTACGCCTTGCCGATGTACTGGTACAGCTTCGGGTCGCTGTTGTCAGGGCCGCTGAGCACCTTGATGGCGAAGATTCGATCCAGCTTGGCCACGCGGTAGGTCATCCGGCTCCCGGAGCGCATGGACACGACGGTGATGATGGCGTTCCCGCCCTTGGCGAATCGTTCGATGGTCTGCGGGTCGGTCGTGGCGATCTGGTGTCGTTCAATTGGCATGGCCGATCTCCAGGTTGTGGCCCCTCGCCGGGCCCTTCTAATGCCTCGTTCCCGGCCTCCTGCGAGGTCCGGGCGAGGCTGGAACCGATGTTCTCACCACTCTGCGTCGCGGGCGTGCCACTCACGAACGTCGTCATTGAGCTTGTCGGCCAGTCGGTCGAAAGCGCTCTCAGTCTTGACGATCCGGCGCTTCCAGTCGCCATTGTCGGCGCGGAAAGCCATCTCTTGCGGGGTGAACTTCCTGTAGGCAGCCTCGACAGCGCCGGCGCCGAACTTGTTGCGGAGGATGTGTAGGATGAGGCTGGGGCGAGTCATCCTGCTGCTATCTTGCAAGCTGACGGACTGTTTGGCCGACATCCGAAGTTGGCAGCTGTTGAGCTTGCGCAGCGCCTTTTCCTCGTTGCGGATGATGTCTCGTTCTTCGCGGGTGATCTCGGTTGTCGTCATGGCTGATCTCCAGGTTAAGGCGCTCGCCGCGCCTGATAAGTAACCTTAGCTCGGAGCCATCCACCAGGCAAGAACTTTTTTGTCCTCACCATCGTTTTTTTCAGATGGTGGAAGCGGAACAGACAGGAGCTTCCGGTGCATCGCCCACAGAGTCTTTTGGCGACGGGCCGCCGGCTTCCACGCACATGACGCGCTGCGGTATCCGCTGAACGCCCCGGCCCAATTCCCGGCGGGGTGCCGACCGCGACAACGCCGGAGGGCCCCTGTCAACAGACGGACGGCACATCGCGCTTCCTCACGGAGCGACTCACGACTGGCCTCCGGATGCCTGTAGGCACGAGGACACGCCGATGCGTGCTGCTGGAACGGTCCGCGAGCCAGGCCCTCATCGCACCGAGCGCCCACAGGCCCTTCATCGCACCTTCCCTCGATGACGTAGCGTGCCCAGTGACTCTCGTGGTCGCCCACTGCCAACACTGCTGAAGCCTTGAGAACCGCTCCCAATCCGTCTGACTTCTCTGTGGCGGCGAAAGCTATGTCAGCAGCAATCGGCTGGAGAAGCGCCCGGCGCTCCGCCTCGGTGTCGTTGACATCTCCATTCCAAGGTGTGAGACCCATCAGAACGTACAGGATCTTCTGCTCTAGTACCATAATTCTCCAGATTCTACTTGCGACACTTGGGGCAACCAAGTTTTTTGAAGGCACGGTGCATCTTCCTCACATAGGTCAAGTCATGATGCCATCCATAACTTTGCATACATCGGACGCACCAAGTTCCAAACATCTCCACGTGATGGCCCCTCGGGCCGACAACGAGCGTCCAATCCACGTCCAGGCACCCACGATATGCGCCATACTCCAGATGATCAGAGACAGGGCGGAGCTTGCTCTCAATCTTCCTTGCCATGAGGTGCCACCTTAGAAGCGCAACGACCCGGCCCCATACAGAGCCCGGGCCATGTGGCGCTGACGGACCGGAGGTGTTCACCCGGACAGCGTCTTGTTGTATCTGATGTTGGTGATCTCAATGGTATCCAAAAGCACATTCACAGAACAGCCGGCCGCTTGAAGATTGACAATGAAATCCATTGTCAATCTTGGCCCCATTCGTCCAGGCGGAAGCGCAAATTGTGCGATGAGTTTCTTGGCACCAACAGCCTCTTTGAATGTAGGGGTAACGCCTCGGGCCGCCAAGAAGACAATGAGATGGTTCGGGTTGATCCGCCTGTCCTTGCCGCGGAGGTCGATGGCTTCCGGGAGCGGCGCGAGCGGCGGATGCCGCCGCGCGATGACATCGTGCTCTTCAGCAATCTCACCCGGCGTCTTGGGACCTGCGTCCGGCTGCCTCTTGGCAACTTCCTTCTTGGGTTCGTCCTTCACGGCCGTCACCGTCTCGGCCTTGGGTGCTGGCTCCGGATCGCCCGTGATCTCATCGGCGCCCACGACGCGCACGCAAAACTCATCGTGATTCAAGTTGATCTCGACCCCAGAGGCGACCTTGTTGGCTTTCCGCTCGCTATGGGGGCCCATGCGCTTCACCACCTTCATGTCAGAGATGGAGACAATCTCCACATACCTGCCTTCTGGCACTGGCACGGCGGAAGCGTCCTTGGTCTCGGGCTTCTTGGCAGCCACCTTCTTGGGGGTGGCTGGCGCTGCTACGGGGGCCCCGTTGAGCGCGCCTGCACCGTCTTTGGTGAGGCTGGCAACGCGGTCGCTTCCCAGCGCTGCAATCGCCAGGAGGCCGAGCAACGCCAGGCGCTCCGCGGTGGGAGCGTGGAGGGTGTTCGCCTCGATGCTGGTACGCATGCTCACGATGGGTGGCGTGGAAGCGTCACGGACCATCCCCAGCATGGCGAGCCGCGCCGGGGTGAGCTTGAGGGCGCCCTTCCGAGTGGCCGCTGCTGCGTCCACGGTGGTCTTGGAAACCTTGCCGCCGATTGTGGCTTTGTGTGCGGTCAGCGCCATTTCGTCTGCCTTGCGAGCCGACTCTGGCCGTGCACTTTCGGTCTTGCTGGTGATGATCTCGGTATTCTTGGTCATGTGCTGATCTCCGGTTTCGGGGTGTTGTGTCCCGCGCCTAAAGGTAACATAGTCCGTCTTGGCTTCCAAGGCAAGAACTTTTTTGGACACTGTTGGACTTTTTTTAAGTTGGTGGAGATTAACGCTGAATTGGATGGGCCAAAAAGAAGGGCGCCCTTGTGAGGCGCCCTCCCGCGA